CATTATCTTGAATATGAAATGCAATATCCTGATCAAGAAAATGCATTTGATGATGATTCTGACCCATACGAAACAGGCTTCAATGAAGTGCATAGTCTTGATGATATTTTACCTGCTATCAAAAGAAGTATAAAAGAAAACACATCTTTCAAATTTAGAACAAGAGATGACTACGAGGTTATTGTGAACCCAAGAATTTCAAAAAATATTTACGAAACATATTTGAAATTGAATGATTACAATAAAGAAAAATTTGCAAATAATCTCGTAGAAAGTAAAACCAGTTTTTGGAAAGTCGCATCATTTGCAACAAAGTAAGGATAAAACATGAGTACCGCATTTAGACCTGTAAGTTATACTGCATTAGCAAACGTAGCATCTGTTTCTACGGGTTCAGCATCTACAGGAGCATTTGCACCAAAGAGTCATGCAAGCGTATTAAGGGTTGCAACTACTGTTGATGCATATGTTAATATTGTAAGTCAAGCCGCCGATGTTGTGGCTGATGTAAATAATGTATTAGTTCTCAGCGGAGATCCTGCATACATTAAAGTAGATACAATCAGAGGTGAGATATCGAGCATCACAGATCCTGGTTCAGGTTCAACAACGGTTGTATTAAATCAACCAGATAATGGAACTGCACATGCGTTTGTTGTTGGAGATCTTGTTATTTTTGAAAATACAACAAATTACAATTCTTATACAGTTTCAGGTGGAACGTTACCTGTTGTTACTGCCGTTACAAATTCTAGTGCATTCACAGTGGCATCTTCTGGTAGTTCAATAGCAAACGAAACTTCTGGTACAGTGAGAAAAGCATATAAGATGGGTATCAAAGCCACCACGGGTACAGGTAAAGCATCAGTACACGAAGTAACTTTACAAGGTTAATATGTTAAAATTTACAGATTTTTTCGATGGAAAAATAGAAGAACCAGTAGAAGTAGATCCTCATTCGGGCGATCCTCTTGATGAAAGAGTTCTTGGCGTCCAAGATCGAATGAAACTTTCTCGTAGAATGAAACGTTTTCAACATAGAATACAGAGAAAACGGAAAATCCAAATGAGAAGAAAAGCAGATTCAGGTAGACTACAAAAAAGAGCAAGAAAAGGTGCCAGAAATGATATGAAAAAGAGAGTTTCTGGAGGTAAATCTTATAGAAAAATGAGTTTTGGTATGAAAAAAATGATAGATCAAAAGTTAGAAAATAAAGCAAAACAAAGTGCTATCAAAAGATTTACAAAAAGAAAAGTAAAGGATAAACGTAAACTAGACATTGCGAGAAGAAAATGAAATTAATTACAGAAATTAATGAGGATCTTGAATACGTTATTGAAGGTACAGGAAATAATAAAAGTATGTACATCAATGGTGTATTCATGATGAGTGAGACAAAAAATCGCAATGGAAGAATTTATGGTAAAGATATTTTATTCAATGAAGTAAATAGATATCGTAAAGAATATGTAGATAAAAATAGAGCATTTGGCGAACTCGGACATCCAGAAGGACCTACAATAAACCTTGAGCGAGTTTCGCATATGATTAGAGAACTAAAAGAAGACGGAAATAATATTGTAGGTAAAGCGAAAATTATGGACACACCTTATGGTAACATTGTCAAAAATTTGATTAATGAAGGTGCCAAGTTAGGTGTATCTTCAAGAGGTATGGGTTCTCTTGAAGAAAAAGGTGGTGCTAACTATGTCAAAGATGATTTTTATTTGGCGACCGCCGCAGACATTGTAGCAGACCCTTCTGCTCCCGATGCGTTTGTTGATGGTATTATGGAAGGTAAAGAGTGGATTTGGGATAATGGTGTGGTTAAAGAGGCCACTATCGCAAAGATTAAAGAAAGTATTAAGAGAAGTCCTGCTTCTAATCTTGATAATAACAAGTTGAAAGCATTTAATTCTTTTCTTTCTAAACTTTAGGTATTATAAATATAAACAGAGATTTTCTCAAAATATTAGGAGTTTCTATGTCAAAGAAAGAAATTCTGGAGCAGGAGCAAGAAGTGCAAGAAGAAACTGAAGTTCAGGTTTCAGAAAATAGTCAGGTAGAAGAAGATTTATCGGCGCCTGGCCAGAGCAAATCAACTACAGATAAAACAAATACACAAGCCACAGGTGTAAGGGCGGCTAAAAGATCGTTAGATAAGAAAAGCCCTCAAGATGCTCAGCCTAGTCTATCGGCAGATCAGAGTTCCGACGATGTTGGTGCTGATCCTACGAAGAGTGGTGCTGAAGATGGTGGCCAGTCAACATCAAAACCAAACTACACTCAAAGTGTAGGTAAAGCAAAGTCAGGAAAAATGTCAGAATCAGCAACTAGAATGGGCATGATTAAAGATATCTATGACCTATTACAAGAGATGGATAAAGATTCGATTGAAGAAGTACGTAAGGCACTTTCTGAAGAAGAATCAGGTGAAGAAACAGAAGAGGCTGAAAATACTCAGGTTCTTTCTGAGGACGAACTTGAAGAATTGAAGAAAGAGTATCAAATCGATATTAAATCTGATGTTGAGGCTTTGATTCAAGGTGAAGAGTTGTCCGAAGAATTCAAGGAAAAAGCGGCAACAATTTTTGAGGCCGCAGTATTTGCAAAGGTAAACGAAGAGGTTAACCAAAGAGTAGAAACTCTTGAAGAGCAATACAAAACTCAGTTAGAAGAAACCATTCTTGAGACAAGAGAAGAAATGGTCAAGAAAGTCGATGACTACTTGAACTATGTTGTTAAAGAGTGGATGCAAGAGAATGAATTGGCAATTGAAAAAGGAATTAGATCCGAGATTGTTGAAGATTTCATGGTTGGTCTTAAAAATCTTTTTGTCGAACATTATATCGACATTCCAGAAGAAAAGGTTGATCTTGTTGACGATCTTTTTGCTAAGGTTGAAGACCTTGAAGAATCCTTGAACAAAGAGATGGAAAAGAATGTAGATATGCAAAGCGAACTTAAAGAATATAAGAAGTTTGAGGCTATCGCAAACATTTCTGAAGATCTTACAGATGTTCAAGTAGAAAAAATGCAAAAACTCGCTGACAGTGTAGACTATGATTCTGAAGAAGAGTATGCAGAAAAATTGCAGGTAATTAAAGAAAATTATTTTCCTGCTAAAGGTTCAGTTGCTACAGAAGAAGCATCTACAAATGATGATTCACAACCTGAAGTATTAACTGAAGAGGAAGCCAAAGAAGTTGAAGAAACGGCAGAAATGTCTGACACTATGAAATGGTATAGTTCGGCTATCTCACGAACAATTAAAAAATAATCCTAACGCACCCTATAGGAGAAAGTAAATATGTATTTGTCTGAACAACTACAAAAAAAATGGGGTCCAATTCTTGAGCACCCAGATTTGGGTAATATCAAGGACCCATACAAGAGAGCAGTAACAACTCTCTTGTTAGAAAACCAAGAAAAAGCACAGAGCATGGACAATGAAGTCTTGTCTTCACAAAACTTCTTGACAGAAGCGGGTTTTGGTGCTGGTACAATGCCAGATACACCTGCCGCTCACACGGCAGCCGGTGGTGGTCACGTTGCAAAATTTGACCCAATTCTCATTTCTCTCGTAAGAAGAGCAATGCCTAACTTGATTGCATATGACATTTGTGGTGTGCAACCAATGACAGGTCCTACTGGTCTTATTTTCGCAATGAGATCTAAGAAAGGTTCTGGTTCAGGTAGTGAAACATTCTACGATGAAGTAACACCAGCATATTCAGGTAATACCAATACAACTGATACAACTTCATTGAACCCAGGTCTTATGATTGTTGCTAATGCTTCTGCTACAGGTGGTGGTGCTGGTAACACATCTTATCTTGACACTGGTGGTCCTATGGAAACCGCTAGAGCAGAACATTTGACACCTGCTAATATGTCTTTCAGTATCGAGAAGTTGAGTGTAACTGCTAGATCAAGAGCATTGAAAGCAGATTACACAATGGAAGTCGCCCAGGATCTTAAAGCCGTTCACGGTCTTGATGCTGAAACAGAACTTTCCAACATTCTCTCAGCAGAAATTCTTGCTGAAATTAACAGAGAAGTTGTACGTAAGATTTACGGTGAAGCAAAAATTGGCGCACAACATAACACAACCGCCGCTGGTATTTTCGATCTTGACACCGACTCTAATGGTCGTTGGTCTGTTGAAAAATTCAAGGGTCTCATGTTCCAGATTGAGCGTGAAGCAAACGCTATCGCAAAAGACACACGTAGAGGTAAAGGTAATATCATCATTACTTCTTCTGATGTTGCTTCTGCATTGCAAATGGCTGGTGTTCTTGATTATACACCTGCTCTTGATAGCAATAACATTAGCCCAGATGACACAGGCAATACTTTTGTTGGTGTTCTTAATGGTCGCTACAGAGTGTATATCGATCCATATGCAGTAGCCAGTTCCACAAACTGGTTCGTAGTAGGTTATAAAGGTTCTTCAGCATATGATGCTGGTATCTTCTACTGCCCATATGTCCCATTGCAAATGGTACGTGCGGTTGATACTAATACATTTCAACCAAAAATTGGATTTAAGACTCGCTATGGCATGGTCAGAAATCCATTTGCCCAAGGTTCAACAGCCAGAAGTTCAGTTGCCGGTTTTGATATCGGTGGTGATGATACTACATCTGTACAAAGCAACGTCTACTACAGACTTGTTCGTGTAAATAACTTGATGTAATTTTTCTTGTACATTAAGTTATAGTTAAAAGGGGGATCCATCTCACGAGGGTCCCCTTTTTTTGTATGAAAAACTTGGTGATCCCAAACAAAAATACCCCCTCCAAAATCCGGATGGAAAAATCACCCAAAAAGTCGGCTTAAAAATGATATTTGTAATTGGTAATGGTGCCTCACGAAAAAATGTAAATCTAAACATTTTAAAACAACATGGTAAAGTTATTGGATGCAATGCTCTTTACAGAGATTTTGCTCCTGATCATTTGTTCGCAAACGACTCAATCATATTACATGAAATTTTATCGAGTGATTATCCCAAACATCATGAAGTTTTTTTACTAAAAGGAGAAATACAATTTTTATCAGAAGATTTATATTTCAATATTAAAATGGGTCTCTCTAATATTACAGAGAATGAAAAAAATAATTCGACAGAATTTATTGTTCACGGAATGAATGATAGTGAACCATATCTTACATGGCTACCTCGTGGTCATAAACTAAAAGAAACGTCTTGGGTAGAAACTGATGATATTCTAATATACAATACAGGATTTAACGCATGTAGATTAGCATGTGAGTTATATCCTGATGAAGATATTTACATGATAGGTTTTGATATCTTTGGTAAGAGGAACAATTTGTATGATGGTACATACGGATATCACGATCCAGAAAGAGAACATTATGAAGAGCAGGGATGGGTAGTTATTTTTAATCAATTACCATCAATATATCCGAATATAAATATAAGAAGAGTTATAGATTATGGACCAGAACTTGAAAACATACAAAGTATTACTTACGAAGAATTATGTCAACATTCTCAAATCAACCTGACAACTTTAATTACTTCAACCCAGTAGGGTTCAAATTTGAAGTAGATAAACTTCCAAATGTTAATTTTTTCTGTCAATCTGCTACACTACCTGGACTCACACTAGGAGAAGCAACTCTACCAAACCCATTTAGAGATATACCAACACCAGGTGATAAAATATTATTTGAGGAATTAACAATTAGATTTATTGTTGATGAAGAACTACAAAATTGGCTTGAAATGAAAGAGTGGATATTTGGATTAGGATATCCAAACCGTCAAGAAGAATATGTTAAATTAGCAAAAGAAAATTCAGGTATAAAACCAAAAGGAAACAAATACTCAGAAGGTGTTCTTATGATTTTGACCAGTCATAAAAATGCACAAATCAAAGTTACTTTTCAAGATCTATGGCCAGTGACTTTATCTGGTATACAAATGGATTCTTCTGTAACTGAAGTAGATTATATTACCGCAGATGCCACATTTGCGTACACAATATATAATGTAGAACGATTAATTGGAGAACATTAATTATGAGGTTTGATGAAATTAGAAGAAATACAAGAATCATGGTCCAGTGACAGTCAAATTGATGATACAGAATTAGATAATGAATCTCTCAAAATTCCTGAATTACATCACAAATATTTTAGAATATTTTCAGATGAAAAACTCAAACTTGTGCGAATGTATTCAAAGCAAAAAGAGTTACGCAGACTAAAATGGTTGTATTACACAGGAAAACTTGATCAAGAAACACTAGAAAATTTAGAATGGCATGTGTTTGAACTTGACATAAAAAAGAACCGAAGTGATTTAGAAATGTTTATAGAATCCGACAAAGATATTCTAGAATTAGTAGAAAAAATATCATATCAAAAAGAAAAAATAGATTATTTAGAATCAATTATTAAAACATTAAATACACGAGGGTTTCAAATTAAGAACGCAATTGATTGGAAACGCTTTACTATGGGGACTTGAATGTATGATATATTGATAATGACAGGATCATCATTAGATCCTGCTGATGGTGGTACAATGGGTGGTACTGAAAGACAAATTCTTTCCGTTGCCGAATCATTGGCACACGAAGGTTTAGATGTTGCAATAGTACATTCTATTACAGATGGTACTGATAAAGTTATTAATGGAGTAAAACATTTGAATACCTATAGACATTATTATGATTATTCTAAAGTAAGATTGATGGCAAATCATTTTGGATATTCTGGTAATTTTCACAGAAACTATACTATGAGTAATGTTCATGTACCTCCAATGTCACCTATTGAAATGAATTGTGCAGAAAAAACATATTGTTGGTTTCACAACTGGTTTCATCTTTCTAATAATGATTATCCTAGAATTTTTAATTCTAAAGCGGTAGCAAAATATGTTTATGAACAAAATCCTTTTAGTCACATGGTAAAAAAATTACCTGATGATAAAGTAATTTACTATATGATTCCTAAAGGACTAGTCGTACAGCCACAAGAAAAAAGACAGGATTATTTGTTCTGGATGAGTGCTTTCGGTAAAGGCATGAAAGAAGCAATTTTAATGTATATTTCTTTGTTTGAGAGAGGCTTGACTAAAAGACCTTTCCACATTGCAATACCACCGCAAAGAGACAGAAAAGATGTAGAAGTAGTAGAAAAAATGTTAATAGATGTGAATAAGAATGGATATCCTATAAGATTTTTTGGTGAGATGAAGTATGCTGATGCATTGACTAAATTAAGTAAAGCCGCCTGTCTTTTTCGACCTGGATTACCTCAAGAGACATTTGGACTTGTTTACTTAGAAGCAAATCAATTAGGTGTTCCTGTTCTCACATATAAGGGTGATGCAGGAGAAGAAATTTTACAAGATAAACACAATATGTTAATAGATAAACATCACAAACTACAAGACATATCGAACTGGTTAATAGATATAGACGAGCAAAAAACAACAGTAGACATGAGCAAATTTGATCCAGATAGAATAAAGAAACAGTGGATTAAATTGATAGAAAATGCATAATGCTATACGAACATGATACACTGCTCATAGACAAAAAGAATGAAGTGTTCATGACGGTGCAAGCCGAACCTGGACTCGCAAGAGAATTGAGTGATTTTTTTACATTCTTTGTTCCAGGATATCGTTTCATGCCATCATATCGAAATAAGATATGGGATGGTAAGATACGACTTTATAATCTACAAAACAAGTATCTTTATAGTGGTCTCATAGACTATGTTGAGAAGTTTGCTTCAGAACGTGAATATAAGATAGACTACAAAACAAATCCAAAAAACGTAAATGGTTATAATGAGAATGACTATGAAAGACTTGTGCGTTCTCTCAATCTTGAAATAGAACCACGAGATTATCAGAGAGATGCATTTCTACATTCAATCAATAATGAACGTGCATTGCTACTCTCACCAACCGCATCTGGTAAATCTCTTATCATATATTTGTTGCTACGGCACTATCAAATGAGATTGACAAATTTTAAGGCAATTGTTATAGTACCTACTACATCTCTCGTGGCACAGATGAATTCTGATTTTGCAGACTATGCAAAGAAAGATCGTTGGAAAGTTGCAGAAAATACACACATGATTTATTCAGGTCATGATAAAGTATCTGACAAACCTATATTCATATCAACTTGGCAATCACTTTATAAAATGCCTCTCAGTTATTTTTCAGATTTTGATGTAATTATAGGAGATGAATGTTTATCACCTGATACTGATATTATAATGAAAGACGGATCGTTTAAAAAAATAAAAGATATTTGTGTTGGTGATTATGTAAAAACATACAATGAAATATCAAAAGAAATAGAAAACAAACCTGTATTGAAAGTCCATAAAAATATATCAATAAAAGAAAAAATGTATGAAATAACATTGGATGGAATTAATAAAATTCAAATTACAGGTAATCATAAAGTCCTATTAACCAATGGAGTATGGAAACGGGCTGATAGTCTTAAAATAGGAGATCGTATAAAAGGTTCAATAGTTACCTCAATAGTAGAATGTGCTCCTACTGATGAAGTCTATAATTTACACATTGAAGATAATCACAACTATTTCGCTAATGGTATTGTAGTATCAAATTGTCACCAATTTAAAGCGAAATCTCTGACTGCAATTATGGAGAAGGCGGTCAATACCAAATATCGTTTTGGTACAACTGGAACACTTGACGGCACACAAATACACCGTCTTGCATTGGAAGGATTATTTGGACCTGTTTATAAAGTCACGACAACAAAGAAACTGATTGACAACAAGACACTATCACAGTTTGAGATCAAAGCATTGGTCCTGCAATATTCAGATGAGACATGTAAAGCACTCAAAGGAGCAAATTATCAAGAAGAAATAGATTTTCTTGTATCAAATGAGAAACGAAACAACTTTATACGCAATTTAGCACTCAGTCTAAATACTAATACATTGATATTATTTCAACTGGTTGAGAAACACGGTAGAATTCTATATAAGTTAATTAAGGATAAAACGAATGAACGACCAGTCTTTTTCGTCTATGGAGGAACCGACACAAACGACCGAGAGCAAATTAGAGGAATCGTTGAACGAGAGTCCAATGCCATTATTGTTGCGAGTTACGGCACTTTTTCTACTGGCATCAATATTACTAATCTTCATAATGTCATTTTTGCTTCCCCATCTAAATCTCGCATAAGAAATTTACAAAGTATAGGAAGAGGATTGAGAAAGAATGAACAAAAAAATATTGCGATATTATATGATGTTGCCGATGATCTATCTTATAAGTCTCATAAAAACTACACTCTTAACCATTTCATTGAACGTATCAAAATATATAATGAAGAACAATTTGAATACAAAATTCTTACAATACCAATCGGAGAATGATATGTCTACGTATAAATACATTCATCTTACAAACGGTGATCACATCTTTACAGAATTACATTTTCCGAAAGAAAAAACGGGGTTCTTTAAATTAAAACGCCCATTAAAATTAACAATGCAAGAAGATGAAAATCACGTACACTTTGGCTTTATGCCGTGGATACCATTCTCTGATGATGAAGAAGTGCCATTACAAGCGAAATCAGTAATTACAATGGCAAATCTAAATGATGAGTATAAAGAAATGTATATAAGAGGACTAGAACATCATACAAAAATGGAAGATGTAATAGATTTTGAAGACTCTGAAATACCTAATGTACTTTTAAATTAATCATATCAAACGGGACACACCTATAATAACACATTGTCAAGCATTTGTCAAGCCCTTGACTTTTTCATATAGTATGTTATACTGTACAATAATGAAAGGAGTTACTAATGGCTAAAACAAGACACTACGTAAACAATGCAGATTTTTTAGAAGCCCTTATTAAATATAAAGCGGACATTGAAATTGCAGAAAAAAATGAAGAAGAGAAGCCTCTACTACCTGATTATATTGGAGAGTGTTTTCTATTAATAGCACAACGATTATCTTACAGACCAAACTTCATCAACTATGTATTTAAGGATGATATGATATCCGATGGCATAGAAAATTGTTTACAGTATGTGCATAATTTTAATCCTGAAAAGTCACAAAATCCTTTTGCATATTTTACACAGATAATTTATTATGCCTTTATTCGTAGAATTCAAAAAGAGAAAAAACATTTGTATGTGAAGTATAAAGAGATGGAGCGAATGCACTATCTTGAAGATAATGTTGAACATGGACAATATGATACCTCAGGAGAACTCATGACAGAGGTTGCATCTAATGACATGAGAATAATGATAGGTGATTTTATTGCTGAATTTGAACAGAAAAAAGCGGCCAAAAGAAAACCTAGAAAAAATGTTGCAGAATATGCAGGAATATACTCTATATAGAACTTCTCTTGTGAGAGTATTAGGAGAAATGAAAATAGCACACATTTATATAGGTGAAGGTCTTCCTAAAAAAGAAGTTCAATCTGCTACTTTAACAACTACGGGTTTTGTTGGAGATAAGCAACGATGGAAAAGACATGGGCCTCCTTTGCGAGATATTGTAATATGGAGTTTAACTCGTATTGAAGAATTAATGAATGAGGGACATCCTATTTTTCCTGGCGCATGTGGGGAAAATTTAGTTATTGAAGGAAAGGAATATTTTAAATTGAAAAAGGATGATATTTTAACCATAGGAGATTCTATATTAAAACTAACTTTTCCTGCCGATCCTTGTAATCAAATTAAAGAATTTTTTACTTCTAATATGAATCTGGTGCATGATAAAATACCTAGATGGTGTTGTGATGTACTTTATGCAGATGAAAAAGAGATGTGTGTAAATGATCAAATAACACTACTTCATAAAAAATGAAAATAATATGAAAATAGCATTAATTACGGATACCCACTGGGGTGCTAGGAATGACAATAAAATATTTGCTGATTATTTTTCTAGATTTTATGACAATATATTTTTTCCTTATATCGATGACCATAATATTAAAACATGCATACATTTAGGTGATGTCGTTGATAGAAGAAAATACATTAACTTTAAGACCGCAAATGATTTGAGAGAAAATTTTGTAGAACGATTATGGGAGATGAATGTTGACACACATATGATTGTCGGCAATCATGATATCTACTACAAGAATACAAATCAGGTCAATTCTCTTCATGAACTTTTTAGCACCGCAGATCATATTCTTGAACCTTGGATCTATGCAAGCCCACGAGAATTTGATTTTGATGGTACTAAAATTCTCATGATGCCGTGGATTAATTCAGATAATTATACAGAATGCATGGAAGCAATCAATAATTCTTCTGCACAAATTATGATGGGACATCTTGAAATCAATGGTTTTGAGATGCATCAACATGGTCAAATATGTGATGCAGGTTTTAGTGCAGACATGTTTTCTAAATTTGATTTAGTTTACAGTGGGCATTTTCATCACAAATCTACACAAGGTGGTATCACATATCTTGGTAATCCTTATGAAATAACTTGGTCTGATTTTGGAGATGCAAGAGGTTTTCATGTGTTTGATACGAATACACGAGAACTGGAATTTATACAAAATCCGTATCACATGTTTTATAAGATTTATTACGATGATAACAAAGAAACATTTGAGACTATTAAAGAAAGAGATTACGGTATTTACACAGGAACAATTGTTAAGGTTATTGTTACTGAAAAGAACAATCCGTATTGGTTTGACACAATGCTTGATGAGTTATACAAAGCGGATGTCGCAGATGTTTCTGTGGTTGAGAATGTTGATCTTGAATTTGAAAATGATGAATCTGTAGTTGATGAAGCCGAAGATACTTTGACTATTTTGAGTAATTACATTGATGGTTTGAATATTCAAAAGAATAAAAAAGAACTTGACAATCTTATAAGAACACTTTACAATGAGGCATTGGACTATGAAATCACAGCCTGAAGAAGAAATGGAAACTATTACTTTGGATATATCCGATGATGTATTTATGAAACTCGCCATGCAAGCACATGAGAGAGATGTGACACTCAATACGCATATTATTGATGTGTTAAAAGATAAATTGAAAGATTTGGATTATCAATTTGAGAATGGAACAAAACCTCAACTCCTTACTGAAAAACAAACTTGATGAATTAGAGGTTCTTGAAAAAGAACTGCATGATTGCAAATCAGTAGTTAAAGGTAAAATGCATATGCGAGATATCGTAAGTGGATATGTATATTCTAAAAAATCAGAAATTATTGAGATATTGAAATCTAATTATGATAAACTTTAATAAGATATGATTTTATTTTCGCAGGTGAGATGGAAAAATCTGCTATCAACAGGTCAGGTTTTTACAGAGGTTGATCTAAAAAGAAATCCAACAACTCTGATTGTTGGTGAAAATGGTTCTGGAAAATCTACGATACTTGATGCACTCACATTCAGTCTGTTCGGTAAAGCATTTCGTAACATAAAAAAACCACAACTCATCAATTCAATTAATGAACAGAATTGTATTACTGAAGTAGAATTTTCTATAGGTAAAAAACATTTTCTTGTTCGTAGAGGTATCAGGCCAAATATTTTTGAGATTGAAGTTGATGGTGTCATGATAAATCAAGATTCTAAAGCCAGAGACTATCAAGAGCATCTTGAAAAAAATATTCTCAAACTCAATTACAAATCTTTTACACAAATCGTAATACTTGGTAGTTCATCTTTTGTTCCTTTTATGCAATTGAGGACAAATGACCGCCGAGTAATTATTGAAGACTTACTTGATATTGAGGTGTTTTCTACAATGAATTTACTTCTCAAAAATAGAGTATCAGAACTGAAGCAAGATATAAATCTCAATGAACTTGAAAGATCTAAAACTGAAAATGCGATAGAGTTACAAGAAGATTATATCTCAAAGATGAAGCAGAACAACATACAATTAATTTCTGCTAATCAAGAAAAAATAGATAAGTCAAATAAAGATATTGCAACATATAATTTACAGATTGCAGATATCGAAACACGGATAGAAGCATTGTATAAACTGGTCGAAGATTTCGACCAGCAACAAAATAAGCAGAGAACGTTAGAAAAATATGAAGATGATATAAACAAAAACCTCAAAAAGGTAGAAAAAGAAATAGAATTCTATCGTCAAAATACAGATTGTCCAGTATGTAAACAGACAATTGATGAGGATCATAGAGAATGTGAAATAAAAGAAAAGCGAAAAAAGAAAACAGAACTTGATGATGCGGTTACAAAAATTGATGAAGAATTACAATTATCAATTAAGTTAATTCAGGAGATGACCGAAACACAAAAATCGATTACAGATTTTCAGAGTGAGATTACAAAACATAATGCATCTATTTCCGCAATCAATCAGTACATACAAAAGGTCAATGAAGAGATACAGTCATTAAATGAGAAAGGTGCAGATGTCACAGATGCATCAAAGAAACTCAAAAAATTAAAGACTGATCAAAAAAATCTCTTGTCATTGAAAGAGCAATATAGTAATATGTCTTCAATATATGACGTTGCGAGTGTGCTTCTCAAAGACGGTGGCATCAAAACAACCATCATAAAAAAATACTTGCCGATTATGAATAAATTAATTAACAAGTATTTGGCATCTATGGATTTTTATGTATCGTTTAATCTCGATGAGAACTTTAACGAGACAATTAAATCTAGATTTCGTGATGAATTCACCTATGCATCATTTAGTGAAGGTGAAAAAATGAGAATCGACTTGGCCTTGCTTTTCACTTGGAGAGCAATTGCCAAGTTGAAAAATAGTATGAGTACGAATCTACTCGTTCTTGATGAAGTGTTTGATAGTTCATTGGATGAAGATGGTACAAGTGACTTTCTCAAAATACTTCATTCGCTTGGTAATGAATCGAATGTTTTTATAATTAGTCACAAGGGTGAAGTCTTGTACGACAAATTTAAAAGCATGATTAAATTTGAAAAACATAAAAACTTTAGCAGGATAGTATGACTGAAAATAAAGTAGAAGTTCATCCTCTTGTAACAGAAGATCACGAACTAATCACAACTAAACTTGATGAGTTTAATTTTGATAGAGATGATGCAGAAAAACTTGAAGACACATTAATCAACTGCATGGATTTTTATCGTGGTCTTGGACTGTCAGCAAATCAATTAGGAATAAATGCAAGAGTATTTGCTATGGTGCATGAAGAACAACCAATGGTGATGTTTAATCCAAAAGTTGTGTCGGCAACAGAAGAAAAATATCTCATGAAAGAAGGATGTCTCACATGGTTCGGTCTTTTTCCAAAAGTATTAAGACCTCAAGGAGTAACAATAAACTGGAAAGATAAAGAAGGTCAAGAATTTTCAGGTAGTTTCATTGATTTATCCGCTAGAATTATACTTCATGAATATGATCACCTAAATGGTTATACTTTCTTTGATAGAGCAAAACCAATGCACATGTCACAGGCCAAAAAACGAAGAAAAATATATATCAGAAAGGCTAAACGACAAGCGAAAGAAATAGTATAATTATAATTAAGGGAGTCAAAATGAAAAATAATAGACTTTGTTATGATATATCCGTGCAAGAATGTATTGAAAAATGTCCTCAAGAACTAGTCCATTGTAGTGTAAGATTATTACGTAAAACTGTAATAGGTATGGGTAATGAACCTTTAGCAGATTTAATTGAATGTGCTTTAGATGAACATTGGAGAGAAGCATTTCAGACAGGACTTGATTATAATTCCAAATCTTATGAGAACTTTTTAGATAAAAGGTTAGTATGAAACATAAAGAAGATTATGTTTCTTTTGGTCCTAATTATGTCACTAGTCAAGTACGGCACATGAAACAAAAGATGCTTAAAATTATGAATCGTGTTCTTGAATCACAAAGAAAATATCATGACAGTACAATTTGTAATAATTGTTTAAATCATATACGTTATGAATGTGAAAGGCTGAGTAATTCATAATGATGAATTGGACTAAGGTTCACCTAGAAACTATGAATGTTTTGCAATTGAAAGAATTGAAAAGATATGTTGATGAAATCCTTAAACGAAAAATTGAACAATCCAAACGGCTCCCAGATGAAGACTTGGCAGAAAGGCATAGACCTTGATACTCTTTTAGCACACACCAAAAGATTTGAGAACTACAATAAGTATAGTTGCTCACCTTTTTCAGAAATGAAAAAGAATGATATTGCCGAACATCTGAGCAATGGTACGGTAGTCAATCTTAAAGGTTCTACATTCACTATTCAGGAATGTAAAGTTCGTTCTCCTATTTACATGTATCAAAAAATACCGATAGGGTATCGTGAACCTGGTGACCTTAAAATTGACAGATTTGCTTTTACAGATTATTCACATGAAAGTCAGCAAGAGTTTTACGATTATATTATACGCAATCATAGAACTGATGTTTGGATATGTTCCTGGGCCGAAGATACTGCAACAAATGATATTTTTGATACGCAATTAGGTTTGCAGAAAGTTGGCACAAAGGTTACTACATTTGGTGAGTTAATTGTGTATTGGTTTTTACCATACTCAAAAGATATGTTTGGTGAAAGCAGAAAACATCCAAAAGTGCCTGACACAGAATACCATAATCTTGTAAAATTAAAATTGCCTACTGATATCTCACATCTTATATCTGCAATACAAGAGAAAATTTCTAAACTTCCTGTATTTACTAACCATTATTCAAACTATAATAAACGCAAATCTTGGTCAGCAGTATCTTTAAGAGGGCACAGTCCGAAACCAGAGTTTATTACAGACCCAGCAGAAATGAGTAAGAAATGGAAAGAGGAAAATAAAGATGTGTTATTTGAAATGCAAGATACATATCTATATGATGACTTTCCTGAAGTGAGAGAATTGGTGAAGATGCTCAAAGCAGAAGAGATACATCGTGTGCGATTTATGAAATTAAATGCTGGAGATGGTGAATTAGACCGACATACTGATTTGGTTGATCCGAAAGGTGGATTGGCAGATGGTAAGTTAATGCGAATACATTTTCCTATCATCACAAGTGACAAAGTTTTGTTTGAGTCCTGGGACTTGACGGGGCATATACACTGTGCTAATATGAGGGTTAATGAAGCATGGATGTTGGACACTAGAAAACCTCATCGTGCAGTAAATGAAGGAACAGAAGATAGAATACATTTAGTAATTGACATTGTTTCAAATGAACGATCTAGAACATTATTATGAACATATTTTTTCTTGACAAAGATCCTGTATTTGCGGCACGTTATCATTGTGATAAACATGTGCCCAAGATGATTGTTGAGTATGCTCAACTTATGAGTACCGCTCACCGATTAATTGATGGTGAACCATATGAAGCAAAAAACAAGCGAGGTCACAAACTGACTAGATGGAGATTATCAGATGACCGAGAACATAAATTATATTTTGCCTCCCATTTTAAGCATCCTTCTAATATTTGGGTTCGGTCTAGCACTCAACATTATGATTGGTTGTATGAGTTATTTAATGCTTTGTGTGCTGAATTCACGTTGCGATATGGAAAGTTTCATAAGACAGACCTTGACTTACGTGAATATATTAAAAGAAGACCTGACAATCTTCAAGACAATGGATGGTCAGATCCACCACTCGCAATGCCAGAACAGTACAAATTAAACAAAGCAATTCCTTCTTATCGTAATTTCTATGCTACTGAAAAACGTAGATTTGCGACATGGAAAACGGAAAAACCTCACTGGTATGATTGGTGGTGTATGATGAATGACACTTTTAATTCTAAATCAATAGAGGAACATGTACACGTTAAAGGTGAAGGATGGATTGATTAATGAAAAACCATTTTGTTATTGTCGCTGGCTATCTTGATACTGATGAAAAAACCAAGATGGCCGTTGACTTTATTGAGAAGTTACGAAAAGTAGAAAATATATCAATTTGTTATTCTACTCACCACTCCAATATTCCTCAAAAATTAATAGAACTTACAGATTTTATTGTTTACAATAAGTATAACCCAATTCTTAACTGGGACATATGTTCTGAATATACCGAGAGATTTGGTTGTTCAATACAAGAGCATCCTGCTCTTGACAAAGAAGATATATTTTTTCCTCAACCATATCATGGCTACGCACATTTAATTTCTCTATGTGACGCCGTAGCAATAGGAACAAATACAGGTTATAAAACTTTTTCTTTTATGAATTTTGATGTTGTAGATTATTGTATTGATCAATTACCACTGCATATTAAAGAGATAAAAAAGAATAAGGTTGATGCTATTTTTTATCCGTATCTAATACAAAATATTAAAGCAACTGTAGGTAGCACAGAATTTTTTACTTTTAGTCTAAAATTTGCTCAAGAAATTTATAAGTATAGAGATTTTAGGCATTATCAAACAATTCATGATCCAGTTCTAGAAAGATTTGTAAATCTTGTATGTAAATCAAAAGGATTAAAATGGATTCTTATTGAAAATAAATTCTCTGAAAATGGCACAATAGGAAAATTAAATTTTGGTAAAGGTGATATGTCAAAAGTTCCATTTTGGGTCCCATACGAAACTATTTGGGATGGTGATAAAAGATTTGAGATATGTATCATACCATTTAAGACAAAAAATAAATATCAACTTGTATTTGGTATAAATTCTATGTTTTCGGAATATGATGAAGACATAAAAGAGATTAGAATATTTGCAGATGATAAACAATTAAAAAATGATTGGGAATTACACACAATACAAAAACCTTGTAGATTAAAAATCTCTTATAAAAATAAAATTACAAGAGATTTTGTTCTCAATGACGAAAGACACTTTGGCAAAGTTAGAATGAAAGTGAGAAAACCATGACTACATTATGGAAAGAAACAGAAGAAGAATACCTTGAACTTGTAAAAGATTGGACAGACCCATATCCTACTCCACAACTTATTGAGTATGATGGCGTTCTTGTAGTAAGAGATGATTTGCTCAATGCAGGTTCAAAAGTTCGTTTCGTAGATTATCTTATTGGTTCAAATAAAAACGTAAATGAATGGGTATTTGGTTCATGTCCTGCTACAGGATATGCACAAATAAGTTTACCTATTGCATGTAAACGTCATAACAAAAAAGCAGTATTGTTTATGGCAAAACGTAATAAAAAAAATTTTACTGAGTATCAAAAACGTGGCATAGAATTAGGTGTTGATTATCATTGGGTAGAAAATGGTATGTTGACAGTCACACAAAAACGTGCAAAAGACTATGCCGCCAAATCATCTGATAGGATGGTTTTGCCTTTAGGACTTGAACATCCGACAGTTCTTGGGTCAATAATCAAAGTTGCTAGAAGCCTACCAGTTACACCAAATGAAGTATGGACTGTAGGTTCAAGCGGAACATTAAATAGAGGCTTGCAACTTGCTTGGCCTGATGCTACAATACATGTTGTAAGTGTGGGGCACACCATGAATAAACGAGAGATAGGTAGAGCAATTTATCATCGTAGTAAATACAGGTTTGATCAACCTGTAAAAGAGAATGAAATGCCACCTTTTCCTTCCGCTCCTACATATGATGCAAAAGCATGGAAGTTTATTCAAGAACTTTCAGATAAAAAAGGTACAACATTACTTTGGAATGTCGGAGCATAATGGCACACACAGAACAATTAGAATATGTAAAATCTTTAAAATTAGTATTTCCTCATTATTTCAGATATAGAAAAGTTTTAGAAGTTGGTAGTTTAGATATTAATGGTACCGTAAAAGTATTTTTTGATAATTGCGATTATACAGGTTTAGATCTAGGTGAAGGTAAAGGTGTCGATCTGATTGAAGAAGGTCAAAATTATGATGCACCAGATGAAACTTATGATACAGTTCTTTCCACTGAATGCTTTGAACATAATCCTTACTGGAAAGAAACCTTTTTGAATATGATCAGGTTATGTAAAAAGAATGGTCTCGTATTTTTCACCTGTGCAACCGATGGTAATCCTGAGCATGGTACAGTAAATAGACTTCCAGGTGATGCCCCATTAGTTATTGAAAAGGGCTGGAATTATTATAAAAATTTGAATAAACACGATTTCAATATTTTCCCATTAGATGATTTATTCTTGACTTTTAGTTTTTCTAATAATATAATAGCACATGATCTTTATTTCTTTGGTATAAAAAAATGAAACATTTTTATGAACGTAACGATTATGTTTTAAATCATGAAGTCAACAAAACATTTGAAGAAATTCTTTGGATGTCAGATGATGAATTTCGTCAATGGTTGACTGATATGAGAAAGACAATTGCATATGCTTGGGATGAACTTGGATTGCCACCAAGAGTTGGTTGGAATGAAAAAGATATCATAGACCAATTCAATAAGATGTCATCGTTTCCTGTTCATGAGATGGACAAAGGTGATAACATAGTTCGTAATACATCTGTCATCGGTAATGCTTGTAATCAGTTTTTTCCGACAATGATGAAGACTAGAATTAATTATTCTAAAAATGATGATGGTCTTTCAATTTACGACCATTTTGTAGATGATAAACTATCTGAAAAAGTTTACAAGTATTCACATCGTCACTTCAAGCGTGATAGTTTTTATGAATATTCACAAACTGTTCCGACAAATGCTGAGACTAAAGATTTTTTGATATCAGCAAAAACTGGTAAAGAATGGATTCAAAATTTTGAAAAAAGTTTTAGAAATAAAAAAGTAACAATAAGAAAAAAAGGTAAAGAGGGTGCAGAAAAAGGTGTTGTATTTCAAGAAGATGTTGAATATGATTATTGGATCGCACCTCATTCAGAAGATACAGAATATACTGGTCATAATAAAGATCTTGTAGGAGTAAAATGGTGTACACTTACAAAAAATGAAATTCACGAATTGAATATTCCTGAAAAATGTTTAGTCAATGCTAAACTTGATGAAAATGATTTATTTCGTATTCGTTTGTTCAAGTTTGGTCAGAGAATATTTCCTGTAGGTTTTAAGGCATTTCGTATTTCATGGTGTCAGTATGCAGTAAACTTTCCACCTCTTACCGCTAAATATTTGTATGAGAGATACACTGAACACATTAAAGAGCAGGATGTTATCAACATTTATGATCCTTCTAGCGGTTGGGGCGGTCGTATTCTTGGGGCTATGGCTGTCCGTGATGACCGTAATATCCACTATATTGGGACCGACCCAAACACGGATCATACGATTGAAGAACTGGGTATTACGAAGTATGAGTACCTTGCAAACTTTTTTAACGAAAATAAATATGGATCTCTTTTCCCGCACAACAATACCTATGAAATTTATCAACTCGGTTCGGAAGAAATCAGAAATAATAAGCAGTTTCAAACGTACAGAGGAAAACTTGATATCGTTTTCACAAGTCCTCCATATTTTGCAAAAGAAGCCTATTCAGAAGACGAAGAACAATCTTACAAAAAGTTCCCACAATACCAGTCTTGGGTAGACGGTTTTTTGAGACCAACTCTTGAAACATGTATTGAGTACCTAAGACCAAACAGATATTTGCTTTGGAATATTGCTGATGCAAAGTTTGGTCCTGACATGTTACCTCTTGAAGAAGACAGTAACAAGATATTGCGTGAGCATGGTATGGAGTTTGTTGAAGTTGTGAAGATGACATTGGCTTGGATGCCAGGCGGTAATCGTATTGGTGAGGATGGTAAGCCAAGTTACAAGAATGCAGTACAAGTTGAAGGTAAGTGGTTTAAATACGAACCGATATTTGTCTGGAAAAAACCAGCGTAACCCAAACAAAAATGACCCTCCGAGAATCCGGAGGGAAAAAATGCCGAAAAAGTTGGCTCAAAAATAAATAGAACAATGATTAAAAATCTTTATTCTGCAAAACATGATGATAAATGGATTAAAATTATTGATAATATTGACTTTGATGTAAAACAATATCAAAATTTTTATAATTATGTAGGTTATCAATTTTTACCAAAATTATACGACTATTCTATTATAGAGGGTAACAAAGCAAAATTTGTTATGGCTTATTTAGATGGAAAACAAGTAAGCATGAAAAATATTAGGGCATTATTTGATTTTGTGTGTCATACAATATTTCCTAGTTTCATGCAATGGACAATTTTAAATCGAAATCATATGATTCGTGATAAAAAGGAAAATTTTTTTTATTATCACAACGACCTCAAACCTGAAAATTTTTTAGTGATTAAAAATAAATTTATGTTAATAGATATTGATGCCATGTGTCTTACTAACATAAATGATAAAATATTTAAAATATATTAATTTTTTAAGCGAGTATAGTTCAGTTGGTAGAACGTTTGCTTGCCAAGCAAAAGGTCACGAGTTCGAATCTCGTTACTCGCTCCACAAAAAAACCCTTGACAATTGAGCCTAGTTTGCTATTATATAAATGTAGAGTGATAGAGAAACCTTAACCAAGATATCTTATGGATATTAGAGAATCAAAATCAATGTTGGCTAAACTGCTAGCCACAGAAAATATCAAAGTTGAACACGGTAATTATGAAACTGCCGCCTTTGATCCTAAAAAACGTGTGCTTTATCTTCCTATTTTCAAGTGGATGGACGGTGATGTCTATGACCTTCTTGTTCTTCATGAAGTGAGTCATGCACTTAATACCCCTGCTGATGGTTGGCATTCTTCTGCTAGTTCAAAAGGCAAAGGTTATAAGTCATTTCTTAATGTCACCGAAGATGCTCGTATTGAGAAGAAAATCAAGCGAAGGTATCCTGGTGCTTCCAAATCGATGGTATTTGGGTATCGTGAATTGATGAAAAATGATTTCTTTGGTATCAGTCATGTAAATGTTGATAAACTGCCTCTCATTGACCGCATCAATCTTCACACAAAAGGTGGTGCTTCAATGGGCATTTCTTTTACCGAAGATGAAATGAAATGGGTTGATGAACTGATGTCTCTTGAAACTTTTCCTGAGATTGTTGAGTTCACTGACCGACTTTATAATTATTGTGCAGAAAATGAAAGCATGACCGATGAACATGATTTCAACATGTTTTCAAGTGAAGGTTATGGTGAAGATGATGAAGAGTTTGAACCTGGTATGACTGGTGAGACACCATTTGAGTGGACTGAAGATTCTGATGAATCAATGTCTCAGTCAGGTATGCCTCAAAGTTCCGATGAAAATGAGGGTTCTGAAAGTGACAATTCTGATGGTCCTTCTGCTGAAACTGATGAATCATCAAAAGGTTCAGAAGAAACAAATTCTTCTTCTGGTAATTCACCTGCTGATAAATTTAAAGATGAATTTGAGAATGATGAGTCTGATGGTCAAGTCAATCCGTCAAACACTGTAGGTGCTGAAGGTGGTGTCAATACTGACATTAATCCGAATGCAGTTGCTGGTCCTCGTTCAATTACTGATGAATTTTTTCGCAGAAAAGAAACAGAATTGAATGACAGTATTGATAGTGACAAAAAATATATTTATGCTAATCTTCCAAAACCAGTTCTTGAAAATATTGTTATTGATTACAAAAAATTGGCTCAGTTACATGATAAGTATTATAATCAAGAACAACATTCAGGATATTGGGGCACAATGACACCATCAGAGTCATGGTCAACCGCTCCAAAACGATATAAGGAATTCCGTGAGCAAAATAAATCAATCGTTGATTATCTTGCCAAAGAGTTTGAGATGAAGAAACGTGCAGATGAGTACAAACGTACTGCATCGGCAAATACTGGTGTTCTTGAAACATCAAAACTGTATTCTTACAAGTATTCTGATAATCTTTTCAAGCGAGTGGCTACGGTTGCTAGTGGTAAAAATCATGGTCTTGTCATGTTTATTGACTGGTCTGGTTCAATGAGTGGAAACATGGCCGGTACAGTTGAACAAATGATGATACTTGTGATGTTCTGCAAGAAAGTAAATATTCCATTTGATGTTTATGCTTTTACTGATAGAATATGGCGCACAAATAATGAACTTAATTCCTTTGATTCTGCCGATGAAAAGCCCAAATGGGATTATCAACCTGGTGATTTTTGTGAGCAAGAACATTTCAATCTCATGCAGTTGTTTTCAAGTAATATGTCAAATATTGAATTCAACAAAGCATGTTGGAATGCTATTAACATTCGTGATTATTACAACGGTAAAGTCAATTGGCACTATAATGGTGGTAAGAGTCCTTCAATCCCTAGTCAATACTCTTTGGGTGGTACACCGTTGAATGCCGCCATTGTTGCAAGTCATGATCTGGTTCGCAAATTTAAGCGTGACCATAATGTTCAGATTGTCAATACTGTATTTCTTACAGATGGTGATTCAAATCAAGCAGGTTGTTATCTTGATTCAGAAGGCAAAGAACAACATATTGGTCGTAATGATCATTTAACAATCCGTGATACACTATCAAAATCAGAGATTGTACGATCCCAAACAATGGGTTGGTCTGCTTCTCACCGAGCAACTACTGAATTGTTATTCAATTCTTTGCGTAAAGCAACTGGCGCAAATATCATCGGTTTCTTTCTTGTCAATCGTCTTGATCGTCACAGAGCAGGTTATTACTCTACTGATAACAAATCATTTGAGAACATGATGGATTCATGGCGTAAAGAAAAATGCATTGTTGCTGAAATTGACGGTTACGATAATCTCTATATAATTAAAGATGGTTCAGATTTGCAGATTGAAGAAAAATCAGAACTTGATAAGGTTGATGCTGGTTCTAAAAAATCTGCAATTCGTACCGCTTTCAAAAAAATGAACCGTAAAAAACTACGCAACCGTGTAGTTCTTAATAAATTCATTGAACAAGTAGCATAGAGGTGTCAAAATGTCAGAAGAAAAAGATGAAAAGGAAAAAGATGAACAGTATTATTCAGAAGAAGAATGGGGCGATATTCTTTTTGCAAAAGAAATGGCAATTAGAGATATTGCAGAAAAAACTCTTGACAAACCTGAATAATTTGCTATTATATAAATGTAAGTGAGATTTTTAATTCTTTCGTAATGAGGTAATATGATATTGACTAGTAAACAACAAAAGTTTCTTGACCTTTTAAAATCTGAAGGTTTTGAAGATTCCTTGACAATGAGTGATATTAAGGAATTGAGAAAAAAACATGGAACTATAACTTGCCAATGGCTGATGAAAGACCCCGTTTTTCGTATGTCTCGTGGTGTTTATCGCATTCCTAAAATTGCCGCTAATGGTGCAGTAGTTATGGGTGAAAGCACTACTGCTCCTTTAACCGCAGAACCTGCTATGATCGCAACAAAGGTTGATGAGAAGGTCACACGTATTGAACCTTCACTTCCTACATCTATCACTAATACTGAAGATGTCAGTTTTGTACCTGAGATTGACCGGACATTTATTCCGTTTGGTCAGTTCAAAGATATTCATAACATCATCAAATCAAATCTGTTTTATACAGGTTTCATTACTGGTCTGTCTGGTAATGGAAAAACTTTTCTTGTTGAGCAGGCTTGTGCTAAAGCCAAACGTGAATTGTTTCGTGTCAATATCACCGTTGAGACTGATGAAGATGATCTTCTTGGTCACTACGTATTGATTGACGGCCAAACTGTATGGCAAGATGGTCCTGTCATTCAAGCCATGGATCGTGGTGCGGTCCTGCTTCTTGATGAAGTTGATCTTGCTTCTAACAAGATCATGTGTTTGCAACCAGTTCTTGAAGGTAAAGGTGTTTATGTCAAAAAAATTAATCGTTTTGTCAAACCCAAGACTGGTTTCAATGTGATTGCTACTGCAAACACTAAAGGTAAAGGTTCTGATGATGGTCGTTTCATTGGCACTAACATCCTCAATGAGGCTTTCCTTGAGCGTTTTGCAATTACTATTGAGCAAGAGTATCCTACTCCTGCTACCGAGAAGAAAATCCTCGTTGGTATTATGCAATCACTTGGGTGTTTTGATGAAGAGTTTGCACAGAAACTTGTAGATTGGGCAGACATTATCCGCAAGACATTCTATGATGGTGGTATTGATGAAATCATATCCACCAGGCGACTTGTTCACATCGTAAATGCATTCAAGATTTTCGGTGACCGAATGAAGTCAATCCAACTTTGTGTCAATCGTTTTGATGATGAAACAAAACAGGCATTTCTTGACCTGTACACCAAAGTTGATGGTGAAGTTAATAAACCTTCAGAAGAAACTTCAGAAGGAGGTGAATCCCAAGTTGATTCTGATGACAGAACACCTTTTTGATTGACATATATATAATAGGTGAGTTCAGCAGGGCTCACCTATTTTTTTATTTACTCGTGAGAAAATCATGGAAATTAATATTAATGGAAACGTGATTGTGAGACACCAATCAGTTCCCGAATGTCAATGGTGTGATAAAGCAAAAGAATTGTTTGAGGAAAATCAAGAAAAATATACAGTTATATATTCGGATAAACGATTTTTTGGAGATTTGATGAAAATCACCAAATCTACTATGGTTCCTCAAATTTTCATCAAAGGAGAGTTTGTAGGTGACTATAATGGTATGGTAGAACATTTAGAAAAGGAGAATAATGAAAGTACCTAATACTAATTGGAAGATTAGAAGTAGAAAAAATGTGGATTGAAGAAGGTAAAAATCAAATTGGTACTGATTCAGACCCATATGAAATTACTAAACCAGAAAATATTTTAAATAACTTATGATTAGGAGATTATGCATTTAGAAGTGAAAGCAAGTGAATTGCAAAAAATTAAATTATTTGTAGCAACACCTATGTATGGTGGACAATGTGCTGGTATGTATTCCAAAGCCGCCATTGACCTTGCTACAATGTGTGCTAACTATGGAGTTGAATGTAGATTTTTCTTTATATTCAATGAATCACTCATTACAAGAGCAAGAAATTATCTTGTAGATGAGTTTTTGAGGGCCGAAGAATTTACGCATTTAATGTTTATAGATGCTGATATTAATTTTAATCCCAAAGATGTGTTGTCTCTCGCAGTGCTTTCACAACAAGAAGATAAACCTATCATTGGTGGTCCGTATGGTAAAAAATGTATTGCGTGGGAACGTATTCGTACCGCAGTTGACGTAGGCATTGCCGATGAAGATCCTAATGAACTATCAAAGTTTACAGGTGATTTTGTATTTAACCCTGTTCAAGGAACGAAAGAACTTCAAATTCATGAACCAGTAGAAGTATTAGAAATTGGTACAGGTTTTATGATGTGTAGACGAGAAGTATTTTCGCAATGGAAAGAGGCTTATCCTCAATTTGAGTACAAACCTGATCATAATCGTTCCGAACATTTCAAGGGTGATCGATACATTCATGCATATTTTGATACTGTTATCGATAATGAAAAATATATGCCTATGGGATCATCTAATAATTCAGATCGATATTTATCAGAAGATTATTCTTTTTGTCAATTGGCAAGACATATTGGTATTAAGATTTGGTTATGTCCATGGATGAAACTCGGACATATCGGTACATATGTTTTTGATGGTACTATGGCAGATCTTGGCAGAGTTGATACATCTAATGCTTGGGCTCATAAAAATATGCAACAAGCACAACAAATGAGAAATGATAGAAAAACAGAAATTGAAAACGCAAGAGCGGTTCAAGAGATTGAGAACATAGAAAAACAAAGCGAAACAAGAAAGGAACGAAGATCAAAGGTAAAAAAGAAAAAAATAATTGACAAACGAATTTAATATGTTATAATATACACATTACTAATTCAATATGGAGTTATTATGAAATTAAGTGAAGAAACCCTTGCGGTTCTTAAAAACTTTTCTGCCATTAATAATGGTATCTTTTTTGAGCAAGGTAAAACAATCAAAACAGTATCGCCACAAAAGTCGATACTAGTAGATGCAACGGTAGAAGAAGAATTTCCTTCTGATTTCGGTATCTACGACCTCAACAAATTTCTAGGTGCTCATTCTTTATTTGAGAGTCCTGAAATTTCATTTGAGGACAAATATCTAACTCTCACAAGTGACAAAACACAAGTAAATTATTCTTATTGTGATATAAGTTCAGTTGTGAGACCACCTAACAAAGAGGTAGCATTGCCTTCTGTAGATGTGACATTCAAGATGTCAAACACCGTGTATGATTCGGTAGTCAAGGCGGCACTTGTTCTGGGCGTGCCAGAGATTGCAATTGTTGGTGACAGTTCTCGTATCAAACTTGTTGCAAGTGAAAGCAAAAACACTATGAGTAACAAGTTCAGTTATGATATCGATGAAACTGATAAAACATTTTCTATGATTTTCAAGGTAGAAAATTTCAGTAAATTGATGAGTAGAAATTATATTGTATCTGTTTCTGCTCGTGGTCTTTCCAAATTTGAATCTGATGACGGTAAATTAACATATTATGTAGCAATTGAACCAAACTCAAATTTTGAGGGTTAATGCAAAATCGTGAATCATTTCTTTGGGTTGAAAAATATCGGCCTAAAGAAATTTCGGAATGTATCCTACCAGACCATATTAAGCAAACATTTGAGGGTATCAAATCTCAAGGTCGTATTCCTAATCTCATTCTCAATGGCGGTCCAGGTACTGGTAAAACTACTATTGCCAAAGCACTTTGTAATGAGGTTGGGTGTGATTATTTGTTTATTAATGGATCTGAAGAATCAGGTATTGATGTTCTGCGAACTAAAATTCGTGGTTATGCTTCTACTATGAGTTTTGATGGTGGTAGTAAAGTCGTAATACTTGATGAAGCAGATTATCTCAATCCACAATCTACACAACCTGCTTTGAGAGCCTTTATTGAAGAGTTTGAGAAGCATTGTACTTTTATTTTTACGTGTAATTATTCAAATCGTATTATATCACCATTGCATTCAAGATGTCAGGTCATTGACTTCAAGGTTGTTGCTGATGACAAGCAACGAATGGCTGGTGCATTTATGAAACGTGTTGGATATATATTAGACGAAGAGAAGATAGAGTACGATAAAAAGGTAGTTGCTGAAGTTATTATGAAACATTTTCCTGATAACAGGAGAGTGCTAAATGAACTTCAGAAATACTCATCATCTGGTAAAATTGATGCTGGTATTCTCTCTCAGGTTGCCGAAGTCAATCTTAAAGAATTGATGTGGGCACTCAAAGAGAAAAAGTTTAATGATGTTCGTAAATGGGTTGCAGATAATGTTGATAATGATCCACAGAAAATCTTTCGCAAGATCTATGATGTTGCTTCCGAGTATGTCCAACAATCTTCAATTCCGCAATTAATATTAATACTGGCAGACTATCAATATAAATCTGCATTTGCGGCCGATCAAGAATTAAATCTAGTGGCTTGTCTTACAGAAGTTATGGTAGAATGTCAGTTCAATTAAGGAACTAAATGTTTAAGCAATCAATACTTGCTATGGCTTTGGTGATAGGTATTGGTTATGGATGCACTCAAAAACCTGAAGAAATCAAACCTGCAGATAATGCTACGGTTTCTTTACCTCAAAAACAATTTGGTTGGCCGGAAGAACGAAAGCAATACTGGGTATCAGTATATTTTTCAAAGATGTCTTGGGATCCAAACATTAGAGCAAGAATGTTACCGGAGACCCTTTTTAAGGTTGTTGTATGTATCGTAGAAACTATGGAGCAAAGATATGATATTGAAACTTGGGAAAAATCTATAACCCTAGAAAATGCCGCCCAACACTATAAACAAGAGTTGTGGCAAGTATCTTATAATTGTTCAGTACAAGGTTTTCAAGAACAACAAAAAAGATTAATGGAACAACCAACTCTACAAAATATGATGTAAAATGAATTTTCATGAATTGATTGATGAGGCAGAGAAATCTTATCAAACGAATAAAGATTTCTCTGCCTTTAGAGATGATGATTTTTATTGGTTCATAAGAGAAGGTGGTGATTTAGATTTTGTGAATCTTAAATATGCTTTTGATCATGATTCTAGATTTTTTTCTCAATTAATATCTGTAAAAAAATCTTTATTTGGATACTCAAACAAACAAGATTATCGTCTTATTGATAGAGATGATAGTAGAGATATATTAAATTCAACATTCATTTTTTCAGATAATAAATCACATAAAAATATAGTAGAGATAGGTTCTGCATGGGGAAATGTTTATTGATTGGTGCATGATCTTGTAGAACATGAGAAATGGATTTCAATTGATTTACCTTGTGTTTTAGATTTACAAAAATGGTATTTAAGTAATGAAATTTCTGATATAGATAAACTTGACTTTCAATCTGCACATAATTATAATGTGCCTGACAATATAGATTTAGTGATTGCAACCCATAGTTTAAGTCAGGTAACAGATGAGAGTTTTGATTTATATTATAATAAAATATTATCAAAAGCAAAATACATTTTCTATGCTACAAATCCTTGGTACATGGGTACTATGCCTCATACATTTTTAGCAGAAGCAATTTTGACAGACAGAGAGAAACAAATTGAAAAACAATTTGATGTAATCAAAAATTATGATATCGAAAGAATAACGACAAAAATGTATAGGAATAAAAATGACGCCATTTGATTTTCTGAATGAAATAAATCAAGGTAAAAAAGACCTGATGGTTGATGATATTGATCAGCAGGTTGAAAAACAATATAATCCTTTCATTATTAATCGTGGTCTATCGTATTTTCTTGACACTATTATGGATGCAAATGAGATGAATATTCGGCATCACCTTGACAAGAAACTACAAAACGCCTACTTACTAAATATCATAAGGAAGAAGAAACGATTCTCTAAATGGTACAAAGCAGAAAAATCTGAATTATTAGAAATCGTTATGGAATTTTATGGTTATAGTATTAAACGAGCAAAAGAAGTTTTACCCTTATTGACAACCGAAGATATAGAACAGATGAAGATAGTTTTAGATAAGGGCGGAATGAAAGGAGTGAAATGACTTATGGTGTTGACCAAATGATAGAGGTCACTATAAAGGAATCGGATGACTTCCTTAAAATCAAAGAAACACTAACACGTATTGGTGTCGCATCACGCAAAGACAAGACATTATATCAGTCTTGTCATATTCTACACAAACAACAGAAATATTATATTGTGCATTTCAAGGAATTGTTTGCACTAGATGGTAAGCCTACAAATTTTTCAGAGAATGATATTGCAAGAAGAAATACAATCACAAATCTTTTAGCAGAATGGGAATTGCTTACAATAGTTGAACCAGAAAAAACAAAAGATCCTGTTGTATCTCTCAATCAATTAAAAATACTTTCATTTTCAGAGAAAGAAGAGTGGATACTTACTCCCAAATATAACATTGGTAAAAAAACATAATGAGCATTGTAAAAATTCAACAGAAACTAGGAGTATTCTGTTTACATGATGATATTGAGATCCCATCATTGGCAACAGAAAAATCTGCATGTTTTGACCTTAAAGCATATCTTAAAAAAGATGCAAAACTTTTAGCATTCAATCAATATAATCACAAAAAAGAAGTTACACTCAAAGGTGATCATCTTGAAATGATACCTAAATGGAGATATTTAATATCTACAGGATTGATATTTGATATTCCTCCAGGATATTATATAAAAGTACATCCACGATCTGGTAATGCCTTAAAAAAGGGATTGGTCACTGCAAATAATACAGGTATTATAGATGAAGATTATGTAGAAGAATGTAATTGTATAATGATTAATTTATCAGATGATCCTTATATAATAGAACATGGTGATAGAATAGCACAAGCAGAACTTAGACAAACCGAATCATATGTGATAGGTCGTATTAATAATAGACCTTTACAAAAGACTGAAAGAGATGGTGGATTTGGATCCACAGGAACTTGACAAATCCGAAATTTGTGTTATAATTTATTATAAATAGAATTATAGTTGTTATGAGATGTGCCAATATTGGACATCTCTTATCGTGGCATATTGCCACACGGAGTTAGCCTATGCGTAACTCCAAAATTAATCTCGCTAATATAGGAGATAATTATGTTGAATCGAGAAATGGCTATAACATTCCCCAATAACATCCGAGATTTTGAAAGAGCATTCCAGACAAGTGTTGGATTAGACTCTTTATTCTCCCGTCTATTTGATGTTGATCCTGGTACTACAAGTTCAGGATACCCTCCATATAACATCAAAAAAACTGGTGAGTATGCATATCAAATTGAGATGGCACTCGCTGGATTCTCTAAAGACGAATTACAGGTAGAAGTGGCGGACGGCACACTTTCAATTAAGACCGTTCCCTCTGAAAAAGAGGAAGGAAATGACTTCCTTCATCGTGGAATTGCCAAGAGGCAATTTTCTCGCAGATTTACCCTATCCGACGATGTGGTCGTGAAGGGTGCAGACCTGTATAACGGGCTTCTTACTATTGACTTGGAAAGAGTAATTCCTGAGGAAAAGAAACCTCGTGAAATTCCAATCAATGATGGAGTGAAAGTTGTAGATCATAAAGTAGTATAACTTTTGGGGCGGTCTTCGGACCGCCTTTTTTAGGAGTATATTTGAAAAATTTTAACACACACAAACACACACATAAGGAGAAATTATGTCTAGTAATCCATTTGAACTACGTTTTAAACTCTTAGAAATGGCGCAAAATTATCTCAATGATAATTATGCTAGATCCGAAAATATGATGTATCAACTATGGGATGAAGCAAAGGCTCATGGTGATGCAAACATGAAATTATGGAAAGAACTTCAACCCGAATCATATACCATTGATGATATTAAGAAGAAAGCATCTGAATTGTATGAATTCGTAGAGAAGAAATAATTTTTCAAAAATTGGGAAGGAAATACTTATACATTTCCTTCCTTTTTGTTAACAAAAAAAAGTAGAAAATATGTTATCGTTTAATACATACATTACAGAGTCTAGTCTTTCCAGAATTATGACCCATGTAGAGAAAACAGAAAATTTTGGTGTAATGTCACCTTTTAGAAAAGAATTTTCTAATAAAGAAAATCTTGAGCGTTATAAAGAACTCAAAAAAATAGTCAGAGATAATGGTTATGGTTTTATTGAAATGAAAGGCGGTTATCAAGAAGAAGATGGATTTGTTAATGAAAAATCTTTATTTATTCCTAATATTAGACAAAAAGAAATGATAGAGTTGGGTAAGAAATATGACCAACATTCAGTAATTATAAAGGATAGACAAACCTTTGCAATGATAGGTACAAATAAAAGTGCAGGAATTGGTAAAGTATTAGATAAATTTGATGTGAAAGGAAGAAATATTACCATAGATGATGTTGGGAATAAATTTAAAGATTTCTTTTCTCGTCTACTGAAGGGTTCTCATAGAGGAAAAAAATTCTTATTTAAAATGCAAGAAAAAAATGAAACAAGTATGTATTATTATAAAAAACATGGGCCCCAATGGGTTACCATTTTAGAAGAGGATTAAATGAAACTGACAAAGAATTTTTCGTTAAAAGAAATGACATTTTCAGATACCGCTATTCGTAGAAACATACCTAATGAACCTACGATGGAAGAAGTTGTCAATTTAACAAATCTTTGTTGCTATATTCTTCAACCTGTCAGAGAGCATTTCGGTAAAGCAGTCCGTATTAACTCTGGTTTCAGGTCAGTTAAATTATGTGAAGCAGTGGGAAGTTCAAGTAAATCACAACATGCAAAAGGCCAAGCCGCCGATTTTGAGATCAATGGACTATCAAATAAAGAATTAGCGACATGGATTTATAAAAACTGTGATTTTGACCAGATTATACTAGAATTTCACGATCCAGAGGGCGATCCAAATAGTGGATGGGTCCATTGTTCGTACAGAAATGATGGGTCTAATCGCCATAATGGATTAATTATAAACGCAAAAACTAAAGGCAAGTATTTGCCATGGAAACCGTAAAAGCATTATTTTGGAAAATATATTTACAGGTTTTATTTTTAATAGGTGCATTTCAATCTAAGAAAACTTGGATTGACAAGCACATTCTTTTGTGCTATGATAAACTTGATCAAATTGGGAGTCCCTATCAATATAGATATACCAGATTTAATGCATGAGTTTTTATACTAACGTCCAAAATGTAAAAGGTCAAATCTTCTATCGTGGAATAGATGATAAAGGCCGACACTTCAAGCAAAAAGTAGACTACAACCCTTCCCTATACATCCCTTCAGCAAAAGAATCTAAATGGAAAACCCTTGAGGGTGAGAACGTATCCGAAGTTCCATGCGGTTCTATAAACGATGCAAAAGATTTTATTCGTAAATATGAAGGTGTAGATAACTTCAAGATTTATGGTAATACAAACTTTCATTATTGTTTTATTGCTGATAACTTTCCTGATACAATATATTATGATATCAATCAAATCAGTATTGCAAACATTGACATAGAGACTGGTTCAGAGAATGGTTTTCCTGATCCACAGATAGCATCAGAAGAAGTCATATCAATTACTGTAAAAGTCAAAGGTAAATTTTATTCATTTGGTTGTGGTGAATATACACCAAGTGATGAGAATGTGACATATGTACGATGTTCTAATGAAATTCACATGTTGCAAGAGTTTCTTTCGTTCTGGGAAAAACTTGATGTTGATATTGTGACTGGATGGAACGTAAAGTTTTTTGATATACCGTTTCTTGTCAATCGTATGAATAGGTTGTTTGATAAGCCTGAATATCAAAGATTGTCACCTTGGAAGTTTGTGAGTGAGAGAACAGTTAATCAAATGGGTTTCGGTGGTACACGAGAGCAACAAGCATTTGAATTGGTCGGTGCCGCCACGCTTGATTATCTTGATCTATATCGTAAATTTACATACACACAACAAGAAAATTACAGACTTGATCATATCGCACACGTAGAACTTGGTGAGCGTAAATTAGATTATTCAGAGTTTGACAATCTGCATCAGTTATATAAACAAGACTTTCAGAAATTCATGGACTACAACGTGAAAGACGTTGACCTTGTAGATAAACTTGAAGACAAATTGAAATTGATTGAGACCGCAGTTGTTCTTGCATATGATGCAAAAGTAAATTACACAGATGTCTTCACACAAGTAAGAATGTGGGACACTTTGATATATAATGAATTGCGTGGCAAAGGTATCGTACTTCCACCAAAGAAAAATACTTTCAAGGAAAATCCATACGAAGGTGCCTATGTGAAAGAACCAGAACCTGGTGCATACAACTGGGTTGTATCGTTTGACTTGAACAGTTTATACCCTCATTTGATTATGCAGTATAATGTATCACCTGAAACTATGGTTCTTGATTATCCGCCTCAGGCGGTAACAGTTGATAAATTGCTTGATGGTGAAATAGATACTTCTTATTGTCAGAGACAGAATTTGAGCATGGCCGCAAATGGTTATCATTTTCGCAGAGACATACAAGGATTTCTACCTGCTATGATGGAGCGTATGTACAATGAGAGATCCAAGTTTAAGAAGCAAATGCTTGAAACACAACAACTATACGAAAATGAAAAAAATCCATCCGAGCGAGTGAAACTATCAAAAGAAGTTGCAAGACTTGACAACATGCAGATGGCAAGAAAAATTCAACTGAATTCTGCTTATGGTGCTTTGGGTAATCAGTATTTTCGTTTCTTTGATGTGAGATGTGCAGAAGCAATTACGACTGGTGGTCAGTTATCCACCAAATGGGTTGAGCGAGATGTAAATGAATATCTAAACAAAATACTCAAAACAGAAGATAAGGATTATGTCATTGCATCCGATACAGACTCCATCTATGTTAATCTTGAAGACCTTGTGAAAAGTGTATTTGATGATACGAGTGACAAGACAAAGGTGATTGATTTTCTTGACAAGGTGTGTGATGGCAAAGTACAAGAATGTATTGACAGATCGTTCAATGGGTTACGTGAATACATGAATGCATATCAGCAGAAGATGTTCATGAAACGTGAGGTTCTTGCTGACAGAGCAATCTGGACTGGTAAGAAACATTATATCATTAATGTACATGACAGTGAAGGTGTGCGATTTGAGAAACCTAAAATCAAAGTCAAGGGACTTGAATCGGTTAAATCTTCAACACCTGCTATTGTGAGACAAAAACTTGCTGATGCATACAAAATTTTGATGAATGATACGGAAGATGATATGATTGCATTCGTTGAAAGTTTTAGAAATCAATTTGAGTCACTACCACCTGAAGATGTTGCGTTTCCTCGTTCTGTTAAAGGTATTGCAAAATATAGTGATGCAACAATGTTGTACAAAAAAGGAACACCAATACATGTAAAAGGCACGATTATACATAATAAATTATTAAAAGAACATAAACTTACGAGAAAATATCAGATTATCCAAGAGGGTGAAAAGATAAAATTTTCGTATCTTAAAACACCAAATCCAGTAGGTGATACAGTTGTGAGTATGGGTAACACATTGCCTGCAGAATTTGGATTACATGAATTTATTGACTACGATACGCAATTTGAGAAAACATTTCTTGATCCGTTGAAAGATATATTGAATTGTGTAGGTTGGGAATATGAAAAGAGATATACAATTGATAATTTTTTTGTTTAAGGAGTTGTAATGAGTTTTTTGACAGACATGATTAAGGAGACAGGAAATGAATATGCTGGATTGGTTTCTGATGGTGTTGAAGCAGGTGATGTTGAATCCTTTATTGATTCCGGTAGTTATGCTCTCAATGCTTTACTATCGGGAAGTATCTATGGTGGGCTTGCTGGGAACAAGATTACCGCCTTTGCTGGAGAATCGGCTACAGGAAAAACATTTTTTGTACTCGGTATTGTCAAACAATTTTTGTCAGATAATCCTGACGGTGGTGTTCTTTACTTTGAGTCTGAATCTGCAATAACGAAAGATATGATTGAGAGGAGAGGTATAGATTCTTCTCGCATGGTTATGTTGCCAGTTGCATCAATACAGGAGTTTGCACACCAATCAACAAAGATATTAGATAAATATCTTGCTGATCAAGAACGTAAGCCTATGATGATTTGTCTTGATAGTCTTGGTATGCTATCTACATCAAAAGAATTGACTGACATTGCTGATGGTAAAGAGACAAAAGACATGACACGAGCCGCCCTTGTAAAAGGTGCATTTAGAGTATTAACACTCAAAGCAGGTAAAGCAAAAGTTCCTATGCTTGTGACAAATCATACATATTCACAAGTAGGTGTAATGTTTCCTCAACAAGTGATGGGTGGTGGTACAGGGTTGTATTATGCCTCAAGCAATATTGTGTTTCTCTCAAAGAGAAAAGAAAAAGAAGGAACAGAAGTTATTGGTAATGTGATACATTGTAAGAATCACAAGTCTAGATTGACAGTGGAAAATAAAATGATAGATGCTCTTGTCACATATGACAAAGGTTTAGATAGATGGTATGGTATGCTTGAACTTGCAGAAGAAGCAGGTATTTTTACTAAAGTCTCTACTCGTTTTGAGTTACCAGACGGATCAAAAATGTTTGGTAAACAAATTATGCAACAACCTGAAAAATATTTTACAGAAGATGTCATGAAAAAAATTGATGAATTTTGTAAAGAAAAATTTTTATATGGAACGACAAGTGAAACAGTAGAAGAGAATGATGAAACCGTTTGAAATAAATTATGAAAAAATTAATTCTCATTATCACATTCAAAAAACAAAAGTTGAAGTATTTCGAGAAAATATTTTTGAAACTTATTATGGTAATACTGAATGGAAATTAGATTGTTTGATAGATAGAGCATTACAGGTCAAAACTGACAATATTGATGGTGATGTAGCAGAGGTTGGTGTTGCAAGAGGTGGCAGTGCTAAATTATTAGCAAGTATTTTTCAAGATAAAAAAATACATTTATATGATACATTTCAAGGTTTACCTCATGAAGATATTTTTAGTGGTAAAGTAATTGGTGATTTTTCCGAGCCTGAGTCAATTGCAAGAGAAACTTTATCTAAATTTGATAACGTTGAAATAAATGTAGGTGTTTTTCCAGATACAATAAATTTAGAAAATACAAATTATTATTCGTTTGTTCATTTGGATGCTGATACATATAAAAGCACAATGGATGGATTAATTTATTTTTATCCTAGAATGAATAAAGGCGGAATAATTTTAATAGATGATTATATGTTTGAAGAATTACCTGGTGTTACTCTAGCAGTTTTAGAATTTACTAGGGTACATAATATAAAATATTTAATACCTGAAAGATGGATGTGTCTGATTCAAAAAATTTAAAAGAATGGTACGAAATAGTGCCGAATCCACAGAATGATAATGATGAGCAACAAGCCTTCCGTATAACGAAAGGTAAGTTTCAAGATGTAATATACAAGTATAATAGATTTGGTGTTAACGAAGAACCAAACGATGATGGTACGTTGACATATAAATTTGAATATGATATACTTGAGATACCAGAAGAAATTGTCAATAAAAACTATGCTGATGAAGAAGGTATAGAATTTGAGCAACTTATTGGCGATATTCTTATTGAAGTCATACAAGAAAACATCGAAGTAAACGAAAGCGAGGATGGAAAGACTAGAAGATACGATTTTAAGGAACCTCTTATACAATGATGATTTTGTCAGAAAATCATTACCATATCTGAAGAATGATTATTTTCTTGAACACACAGATAAGATCTTGTTTGAGGAAATTGATAAATTTATTCAGAAATATAATATATCTCCAACAAAAGAATCTCTTGTAATAGAACTCAATGAGAATTCTAAATTACAAGAAGATCAGTTTAAGGGTCTTATAGAAAGGCTTAATAATTATGAGACAAATAAGAACGAGCAATCAGAAATAGAATGGCTTATTAACACTACAGAACAATTTTGTCAAGACAAAGCAATCTATAATGCAGTTCTAGAATCTATTTCAATTATTGATGGTCAAAAGAAAACAGAGAAAGATAAAGGCGCTATTCCAGCGATTTTATCTGATGCACTTGCAGTATGTTTTGATCCCAATATTGGACATGATTATATTGAAGATGCTGAAGCAAGATATGAATCCTATCATCAAATAGAACAAAGAATACCATTCGATTTAGAATATTTCAATAAAATTACAAATGGTGGTCTGCCAAACAAGACACTCAATGTTGCAATAGCAGGTACTGGTGTCGGTAAATCATTGTTCATGTGTCATATGGCGTCAAGTTGCCTATCTCAAGGAAACAATGTTTTGTATATCACACTTGAGATGGCGGAAGAAAAGATTGCAGAAAGAATTGATGCAAATTTAATGAACATTACACTTGATGATTTAAAGCAATTACCTAAAGATTTGTACGAAAGAAAAGTTGCAAGTATAAGTAAAGTGACAGACGGTAAATTAATTGTCAAAGAGTATCCGACTGCCGCCGCTAATACAAATCATTTTCGTAATTTATTGAGTGAATTGAAACTCAAAAGACAATTTGTTCCGCAGATTATTTTTGTTGATTATCTCAACATTTGTTCATCTGCAAGATTAAAGCAAGGAGCGAATGTGAATTCTTATACATTCATAAAATCCATTGCTGAAGAACTGCGTGGTATGGCAGTAGAATATGATGTGCCAATTGTATCGGCTACGCAGACCACTCGTTCAGGGTTTACGAGTACAGATGTCGGTCTTGAAGATACATCTGAATCGTTTGGTCTTCCTGCAACTGCTGACTTGATGTTTGCTTTGATATCTACTGAAGAACTTGAGAACCTTGGTCAAATGTTGGTGAAACAACTCAAGAATAGATATAATGATCCAACATCATCAAAAAGATTTGTGATAGGTATTGATCGTGCTAAAATGAAATTATATGATCTTGAAGAATCTGCACAAGATGATTTGATAGACAGAATGAATGATAAAAAGAACAAGAAGGGTAAATTTAATGCTCCATGGAAAGAAGATGACGATGAGCCATCATTCGATAAAGCGACTGGAGGAAAAATGAAATTTAAAAAAGAATTCGAGGAGTTTAATTTCTCATGATAAAAGTATCATCCGTAGATAATGAACCATTTTCTATGACTATAGAATATAAAAATCACAGTGTTATTTTGGTCGGATTACAGACCGGAGATGGGTATGATGGAGATTTAAAGGTATTTAAAGGTGATCTAGATGTATCTGAAAAAATAGGTGAATATGACATTTCAGGAGAAGGATTGAAAAAAATACTTGACACTATCGACACTTTTTGATAAAATAGTTACTGAGAGTGAGAGTTTCACTCTTTTTTGTAACTCTAATTAAAAAAGGTCTTATGCTCAAATATATTTTCATAATCCTTACTGCATTGTACTTTGGTATTCCATTTGCATATGAAAAAGCAATTGGTGCTGAAACTAAAGTTATTACTATGAATGGTAAACAATGGCTTGTTATAGTCGAACAAGGCAAAGAACCGATGCTAAAACCTCTTGAAAAACCGAGAGCAAAAAAACCGACTATAGTATCAACTGTAAAGAAGGAGCCGGAATGGCAACGTAAAACAGTTAAGGAATCAAAATTAGTACAAGTATGTGATGATCCTTTAGGGTGTGTCATGACACCTGAGGGTGATTGTCCTGATTGTAAAACTGAACTTGTCAAAGAAGAAACGGTAGAAGTTGTACAAAAATCAGATTTTACTGCTTTTAAAGAAAACGTCAAAGCACAAAATTCTTTGAATGAAAAAGTTAAAAATACTAAAACAAAATGGTATTTACAAACATATGACTGGATGAGAGATGTTGGTCATCCATCATATATCTGTTGGAAAGTCATGCTTACGTGTCAGCATAATGATCCAATTTCCATTCAAGACCTATATCTTGCCAAATTAAATGCATCAACATGTTCTGATTTTCAACATACATTTAATTTCACCAACCCAATATCATCCTGCCAAAAATCTACAATACTTAATCTTTAATAAACATAAATAGTTTGAAACGAGTTATGCAAAAATTATGCAGAGTTTCAAACAATTTATAAATGAAGAAAAGAACTTACATCTAGAACACATAGAAGATGAAGTTCTCAACAATGGAGTAGATGGCACACGGCAAGCAATAAACTTTCTCAGAGGTTTGAGAGATATGCTTGCTGGTTCATCAAAAAGCGGAAAGCAGGTTCGCATCACCGTAAAATGGGATGGTGCGCCTGCTATTTTTGCAGGAATTAATCCTGAAAATAATAAGTTTTTTGTTGGTACAAAAGGAGTTTTTGCAAAAACTGCAAAACTTAATTATACTCCGGAAGATATCGATAAAAATCATCCTGCTGAAGGGTTAAATAGAAAACTCAAATTAGCACTTGAGTATTTGCCTGAATTGGGTATACAAGATGTCGTACAAGGAGACATGATGTATAGTCAGGAAGATCTACAGGATGAAACGATTGATGGTGAAGAATATTTGATATTTAAACCAAATACTATTGTTTACGCAATACCTAAAAATAGTGATTTGGCTAAACAAATATCAATATCAAAAATGGGTATTGTATTTCATACTAGATATTCAGGTGATAGTTTACCCGAAATGGATGCCAATTTTGATATTGATGTTTCTCAAATGACACAAACACCGAATGTTTGGTTTAGGGATGCAGAATATGAAGATGTAAGTGGTACGGCATCTATGACTGAGAAAGAAACGGCACAAATAACAGGAATTCTATCGGGCGCTGGAAGATTATTTAGACAATTAAATCCGAATATACTTAAATATATTCAAAATCATAAGGACGTGAATATACAAATTAAAGCATACACAAATACGAAAATACGAGAAGGGCGTCCGATAGAAAACCCTGATGCACATGCAAGAGGATTGATAGTTTATCTGAAACAAAAATTTGAAAAGGAACTCAATAAATTAAAAACCGAAAAAGCAAGAATAAGAAAGCAACAGGCACAAAGAGAATTTTTGAAGTTTTTTCAAACAAACATAAGACAATTATCACAAATATTTGAAATGCAAAATATGTTAATTGCATGTAAAATATTGATATTGAGAAAATTAGAGCAGGTTAAAACATTGACAAAAACTTTTATTCAAGATGACGATGGTTTTAGAGTGACAAATCCAGAGGGGTTTGTTGCAGTAGATAAGTTAAAATCTGACCAGTATGTGAAACTGGTAGATCGTCTTGAATTTTCAAGACAAAATTTTAATGCCGCCAAAAACTGGTCAAAGGGAGCATAAATGTTAAAACAAGAAGAGCAATTGCTTGAAACACTTAATGGTAAAATGATCGATATCACTTTATCCGAAGGTGTAGATACACGATTAAGAAGATTAGCCACTCAAGGTCTTATTGCAAAAGATGAACTTGCGTTATTCACAAAACTCATAAAAGATCTTGATGATGGTAAATCACCTACGTTGCCACAACGTATGATGGTAATGAGAGTTTTTGACAAACTTCTGAAACTCATAATGGATAATAAAGAAGTGTATCAGAGAGTTTTGCAGACTGTTAAAAAGGATAAAAAAGTGAAAAAAGAAGCATTCGAAGCCACACATACTATCGTTGAACACAACGGAAAAAGATTTGTCATTGACGAAAATGAGCAATTAGTTCCTTATAATGGATAATAAATATTCATATGCGACTTAAAGATTTACACGAAAAACTAGATGGAAGAACCGCAGTTTTCACATTTGGTAGAATGAATCCTCCTACTATTGGACACGAAAAACTTCTTAATAAGTTGAAAAATGTCGCTAGTAAAAGTTCTGCTGATTGGTTCGTATATTTAAGTTCAAGTCAAGATGCCAAAAAGAATCCACTACCTTTTGAGCGTAAAATTCACTATGCCAGAAAGATGTTTGGTAGAGATGTGAATGCAAGAACCTTTCCTAAAGAGCCCACCGTACTCCATGCCGCTTCATCTCTTTACGGTAAAGGTTATAAAAAATTAATTATGGTTGTAGGGTCAGATAGAATAAATGATTTCAGCAAACTCCTCAAGCAATATAACAATCAAGATAAACCTCATGGATTTTATAATTTCGATTCGATTGATGTTGTGTCAGCAGGTGAGAGAGATCCTGATGCCGAAGGTGTATCAGGTATGTCAGCATCAAAGTTGAGAGGATTTGCAGTTCAAGGTAAATATGATGAGTTTGCGAAAGGGTTGCCAGGGTTGAATGATAAAGATGCAAAATCATTATTTAATGAAATACGAAAAGGATTAAAATTACAAGCAATATCTGAAAAAATCAAAGTGCAAAAAGAAATTATACCAGAAAAGGTTACTATGAAATTATCTACATTCAGAAATATTTTTAAGAGAGAAAAAATAGATGAAGATATTATGGATGTATTAAAGAAAAAGGCAGAGGTTTCCGGTATTTCTTTACAAATATTAAAATCAATTTATGAAAAAGCAGTAAAGCAATATAAACTTGGACATGAAATAGGACAGGTGAAAGAGCAATATGCTATGCAAAAAGTGAATGTACATCTTCTTAAAAATAAAAATATAGACAATACAAATGAGCAATTTAAGGAATGGATGAAGATGACTGATTTTGCAGTTGTAGATGAGGCAACTGATGTTGTTGTGAGTACACCAACAGGAAGATATCAAACAAAAACAGATAGTGTGACAAAAACGAAGCAAAAAGAAAAAACGAGATTTAGATCATCTGCTGATAGAAATAGTGTAACAGTAAAACGAGCAACTTCAAGAGACAAACGATATACTGATCAAGAACCTGTACAACCTGTACAAGAAATGATGTCTAGACCTCATGTATTTGTAGGTATTAAAGATACGGATCCTCGGTCTAATCTACGCCCTAGTGTTAGTTATAAACCAGGTAAGTCGGACGATTTAGTATTAATCAAACCTGTGGAAACAGATTTTTTTAACGAGAACTTAAAAGAACTTATTAATTCACCTTATGATTTTTTAGAAGAACTTAAATTGCATACTAATTTTCCAATATTGATAAAAGATAAAGGTGCTGAAAAGAAAATGGTAGATGCCATCGTAAAGAAAAAATCATTTACGACTTCAGGTTATTATGGCGACAAAGTTTATGCAGTTGGCACAAATGAAAATAGTTTGAGAAAAGCATTAGAAAATTCTAAAATGTACGAAAGTCTTGATGAAGCAACTGGTAATGAAATTAAAAAGTACATGAAATCAAAATGGAATACTGATGTAAGAGCATCTAAAGTTGGTACTGGTAAGTCTATGAGGGTGGTAGGTAAGATTCCTAATGATTTTAGAGCATTTGTTATTAAGAAGTTTGAGCCCAATGCAAAAATTATGGATAAGAACAATATTGATTATGGAAACATAAGAGGTAATTATGTTTCACTTAGAGTTGGTGAATGGGATGAGTTATTGAAAGAGGATATTCAAGAAAAAGCAGTATCAAAACAACAACAAAAATTCTTTGGTCTTGTCAGAGCAATTCAAAAAGGTAAAGCAAGTGGATCTCCTGAAGCAGAGAAGACCGCACGAGATATGAGTAAGAAAGATGTGAAAGATTTTGCCAGCACAAAGCATAAAGGTTTACCGAAAAAGGTTCAACAAGAAGGAAAATTACTCAAAAGAATTAAAGAGTTGAAAAATAATACTGTTTCTGAAGAATGGGAATTTGATGCAAATACACTTCTTCAACAATTGGGTGGTAATAAATTTATGGTTATGACTGGTGCTAAAAATCTCATGGTTGACAAAGAAGAAAAATCTTTACATATGAGAATAGGTAAAAACTCAAAAGGTATCAATCATCTTAAAATAACATATATGCCAGATGACACTTATACTATGGATTTTGGACGAATTAGAAAACTCGACTATAAAGTGGTTCGTTCAGTTAAAAGCGTGTATGCAGAGGCATTACAGGATGTTTTCACAGAAGTAACTGGAATGTATACCAGTTTATAGGAGAAACAATGTTAAATACACTTCATGACGGACCATTTACTCAGATGAAAGAACAGGGAGATATCCATGTTCATCATTATCAAAAGGGAGAAAATCCTGACGATAAAAAGAAAAAAGAGAAAGAATCCAAAGCCAATGGTAACGGAAACGGCAATGGTGCTCCTGCAAACGGAAACGGCAATGGTGCTCCTGTAGAAGCAGAGGCGGCTCCTCCCCCTCCTGAGGATAAGGGTAATCCATTGGCTAAATTTTCAAAAGACGAAGTGAAGCGTATTAGAGATATTCTTAAAAAAGATAAAGAGGAAAAAGAACCAGAGAAAAAATTATCAAATAAAAAAGATAAGGTCAATACTAAACCTAAAATGAAAGATACCGAAGTAAAAGAAATGTCCGCTGACCTAGCATACAGAGCAATGGATAAAGCGGATAAGAAAAGTAGAGGGGAAATGTCAGTGATGGATCCCAAAAGAGCAAGAAAAAAAGCAAGACAATCACGAAAATTTGCTGATTATTCTATCAAGAAAACTCTTAAAGGTGAAGAGTTTGAATATGCACATAATCAAGCACTTGAAGAAAATGCTAAAAGAGATATAATGGCTTTTGGTGCAAAACTTAAAGGGTATTCCGATAGAAGTGGCGGTATTGATAAAGACTATTTTAACAAAATTGCAAATACTGCATTAAGTGGTCGTATGCCTGATAAAAGAGATATTGATGGTGATACAGATCCAAGAGATTTTGTATTAGATATGATGAATCGTACATTTCCAAAAGCAACAATGCAAAACTATGCAGGAATTTCTCCATCACTTGATCAATATTTACGATCAACAACAGGTGTAAAAACACACGTTAGTCAAAATCTTAAAAGAAGTGTAACAGTTCCTGAAGAAGTTGAATTAGACGAAGTAGAATCAGACTATGCAAAAGAAATAGAAGCATTTAAAGCACAAGGAGGAAAGATTAAAAAATTACCTCCAGGAAAAAAATTTAAAAGTAAATTTAGTAAAGTAAAAGGTCCGAAAAAACTTCCAATACAAGCAGAAGATGCTGAAATTGAAGAAAATGTAGCATACCTGAAAAATAAAGAAGGACACGTTTTTCATATTTCAAAAAGAGATAAAAAAGGTGATGCTTATTCAATGCATGTAGCCGATTCAAGTGGAAAGAAAGTTAAGGATTGGGGTTCACATCCTTCTCTAAGTGGAGCAAAGAAATTTGCAAGTAAACGAGGATTTACAGAAGAGGTTGATTTTGAGGAAGCCTATACAATGCATAAAGGAATGAAAATAAAAAATGTTCCACGTTCAGCAGGTAAAGATGCAGTAGAATATAATAAAAAAAGAAGAGAAGCACAAAGAAAAAGAGCAGGTCTTGATGAAGCAAAAAAACCAAACCTGACAGCCGGAATGGAATGTCAGGAATGTGGTAAGAAATTTCGTGCTAAACTTTCTACATTACAATATGGAAAGACAAAATGTCCAAAATGTAAAAGCACCGATTTGGATTTTGCATTTGGTGCAAAAAATGAGAGTAGTGTAAATGGTATTGTTGAGGGATATCAAAAAGCAGTATTGCTCAGTTTGGATGATGCAGGAATTGACGGACATTTTGATAGGGATAAAGTGGTTGTTGCAAAGAGAGATGTAGAAAGAGCCAAAGAAGTTTTGGATAATGACCCAGATATAAGGAGAACTCCAAAGATTGTTGGGGAAGAAGTTGAAACTGTTTATGAAGCAAGAAAATCTGATTATCAAATCTATCATAAAGATTTCTCTTCTGCTATGCAACATGCATATGCAGTTGCAAAGAAAAGGGGATATACAGTCGATCCACAAGAGATTGACAACAAAGTTGCAACAGGTCCAAGAAAACCTTCTAGCGGTAAAACAAATCGTTATATCCTAGGTACGGACAAGAAGCAAAACTTACATGTCCAGGTTGCAAACCTAGATAACAAACGATACGAACTCAATATGTATATTGAGGAAGTAATTCCAGAGGAGACTAAAATGATTCCAACAAATGAGAAAAAATTGGATCCTGTCGGTCAAGAAGATGGTGATGTTGATAATGATGGTGACAAGGATTCATCTGATGATTATCTTATGAAACGCAGAAATGCAGTTAAAAAAGCAATGGGTAAGCGTAAGACAGGTATGAAAGAAGAGCATCAACTCAATACGATGACTGATGGTGCTTTCACAACTGCCGATATGCTTGCACAAACATATCTTTCTATGTCTCGTGATGAGCAAATTCAAGTGACGGAAGTTACTAATGAAGATCTTAAAAAAGAAAATATTGACGAAGTTGAATCCGCATATGCGAAACAAATTGCTGACTATAAAGCCAAAGGTGGAACAGTTAAGAAATATACTGGTCCTAACATGAAAAATGTCAAGAGAGCAACTTCAGGTTTTAAGAAAAAACTTGCAAAGACTAATAAAATCGTTGCTCAGGAACTTGAAAAAGTGAAAGCGGAAAAAGAGGCTAATAAGCAACAGGATGAGGCTTGGAAAAAAGGGACTTATCATGTAAAAGATGCAGATGGTAAAATACATGGCACATATAAATCCGGAAAACATGCTTCTAAAGCAATGCATAAACTCATGGATAAAGGTGGTCATAAAGAATTAGAAGTATCAAGGGCTAATGAAGAAGTCTCAAAGAATGTCGGCAAATTAAATAAAGTTCTGGAGAATAGAAAACTTGAGCGTAATAAAGTTGTTGTGGATGGTCAAGGTGGTGCAGGTGAAGTAGGTACTGACGAACTTACAAAAAAATATCAGGAAGTTACGCCAGGACAACCAAAAGAGTTGATCAGAGAAAGTTCAGTTGTTATTAATAGTCAAGATATGTTTAAGAGATTTGAGGACATGGTGAGTTATATGATGGGTATTTCTGTAACACATCCTGAAAGTTTTCAGATGTTTCCGATTGGTGAATCTGGTAAAATGAGATTAGAATATGAACATGGACCTCTTGCTACAATTTGTGAAACAGATGTTATCAATTTCTTTGGACCAAACGTTGACATGGAACAATTTGTAGAAATGGTTAAAGAATTTGGTGTAAATGTCACAACGGCAGATAATTCTTTTGTTGTAGGAGACACACCAGGTACTGAAGGTATAGTCAAAGAAATTACACCTGGACAATATGCCGAAGAGTATGCAAAAAAGTATACCACAGGAGGCATGATGGATCAAATGAGAGCAAATATTGAAGAACTTGCTAAGAGAATTTGATCAACCACAAATTTATTGCGATATGGACATGGTGTTAGTCGATTTCTTAGGAGGAGCGGCCAATGCTCTTGGTGTTGATTTTCGTGAAGCTAATAGAAAAACACGTTGGTCTATTTTAGATAATCAACCTGATTTCTTTTTCAATCTTCCACCAATGCCAGATTATAAAGTCTTGTGGAATTTTATACGAAAATTTGATCCATACATATTGACAGCCGCCCCAAATTCTAGTTTTGAGAAGGCGTCAATAGATAAAAAGAAATGGTGTAAAAAATATCTTAAAATAGATGAGTCAAGAGTATATACAGTGCAGAGACAGGATAAAAAACACTTTGCAATTGACGGAAGAGATGGTCGAGCAAATATATTGATTGATGACCATCCAAAAAATGTTAAAGAATGGAGAGATAATGGTGGTATAGGTGTCTTACATACACCTTTTAATGCAAAAAATTCTGTTAAACAATTAATTAATATTGGATTTGGGAGATGATATGGCAAAAGCCAAAAAAACAGAAGTAAAGTCCGCAACTATTGAGGATGTAGCTCCAGCACCTAAGCCTGCTCCAGCACCTAAGCCTGCTTCAAAAGTTGTGACTAATACAGAATGGTCAGAAAAAGGTTTCAAATCACCAGAAGCCTATGAAAAATATAAGAGTAAATTTAACTAAGAGGAGAAACTATGTCTTGGGGAGTTATAGACAATAATGCAAGTAAACCTGCGTATCTAAGTTCAGATACTAATGCACCACAAGGAGATCAAAAAGATAACTGCTTTGGTGTAAATGCAACCGAAGTTGCCGTTGCAACAGAAGACGGTAAAGGTTGTATTTCACAAGGTTTTGTTGCAAAAAGAACAAAAACACGATATGCTGAAGGTACTTCAACGGCAACGACACACTCATACTTTGAACCATTAGTATGTGTTAATATTACAAGTGGAGACTTGGAAGACGATGTATTTCTTGATTCTTAATTTTTAACTTTATTATGGAGACATGATGAATGACAATATTTCGTTATTAAAAACGATTGAAAAAACCTATACAAATAATGAATTGATTGAAATTTTAGTTTATAAGAAGAACGAAGTTGATGCCTTATTTCAAGAACAGTCTTTGGAATTAGATCGCATTGGCCGTGAGAAAGATGAACTAAATAAATTAGAAGAAAATGTTCGTTATGAACTTAGTGGATTACATGGTGCTAGAACGGTTCTAGACCAACTTATAAACGACAATAGTGTGAAGACAAAACAAGAAAACGAGGAACAGTAAAACATCCCTTTTACTGTTCTTTTATAGTATGAACAGTCTTGGTTGAGTCCCAACACTCTTAGGAGTAACAATGGCTGATAAGAAAATGACGGCCCTTACGGATCTGTCCACAGGTATCGCTTCCGCTGATATCTTACATGTGGTTGATGATCCTAGTGGCAGTCCAGTAAATAAAAGAGTTTCGGTTTTCAATTTGTTTGGAAACTTAAATCACGTAACCGACTCTGGTGATAGTTCTGGTAGAACTTTTGTTGCCGCAACTCAAAACGTAGGAAATGATGCCACATCTGGTGATACAATTCCTTTAAGTTCGCATACAAATTTTATCAAAACATCGTCTAGTGCAAGAACAGTTCAATTTCTATATGGATCAAAATTCTCTGCAAACGTTCAGGGCGCTTATGCTAATGTAACCGGAGTTGTAGCAGGATCAATTATTCATGTAGACATTACTAATGGTGCGGCACCTAGTTCTATTAATACTGCATGGTCTTCAGGTACTGCAAGAGCATATGGTATGAAAATTCAATTTAGTGATTCTAATAGTACGACACGATCTATGAAACCTGATGCGTTTATCTGTTTAGATGATGAGCATGGCTCAACTGCAAATCGTTCACCTGGTGCTTATCCAGTTCAGTATTTGTTTGAGTTAGGTTCTAATGCATCTGGTTATGTATCTATGACTAATGCAGGAAATACCGAAGTGAATGCTCATCAGACAGGAAACAATAATATTATGGTTTCCGCTAATTGTGCTGATACAGCCGCCGATACCAGAGTAAGATGTAAAATTAATGGTACCGATTATTGGTTACTAGCAACATCGAATACCACTATAGATAACGTATAAAGGTATTCGTATCATAAAGTAGGACTATGGCAGATAAACGCATATCAGGTCTTACTGCAATGACCACTATCAGCAAGGATGATATCCTGCTGGTAGTGGATGATCCTGCAGGAACACCTACAAATAAAAAAGTCTCAATTGAAAAATTCTTTGCTAATGTAGAACCTCAAATAGTTTTTGCTAATGTTACGGCGGCTTCAAATTCAACTGCTAGTAGTGTGACATTTAGAGGTGGAATAGGCGTTTCTAAAAATATAATAGTTGATGGTAACGTAACAGTAAATGGTGTTTTTACATTAGCTGGAAATGGAGCAATTACAAATCTTAGTTCAGATATAACTCCAGATACGACAATTACATATGACTTAGGTAATTCTATTGCATCATGGAAAGATGTGTATGTTCAAAAAATTGTTGGACATTCTGGTGCAATTGAGGTGGATGCTAATGCGACATTTTCGGCAAATTTGACAACGACAGGAGCAAATGTATATGTCAATGGAACAGATTTAACAGTTGATGCAAATACAACATTTAAAGCAAATTTAATAGTACATTCTGATACAACAAATACTGTAATAAATTCTGGCAATACGCATATAACAAGTAATACTTTACTTGCAGGAACAAATACAGTCATATCATCGAATCTCTCATCGTCTGCCAATTTAACACAAACTGGTATTTTGAGTTTGTTTAATGGGGCAAATTTAACTTCAAATGCTAATGCGACATTTTTTGGAAATGTGTCTCTTGGTGTCACATCTGGTGGAGGTAATCCAAAAGGCACAGATACGGTATTATTAAAAATTGATGCTGGAAATACATTTTCATCTTCTAATACTACTTTAGAGGGTACTAATACTGTCATATCTTCAAACGTCACGATGAGTGGTGCAAATGTTAATATCACAGGTTCAAATAATTATATTACTGCTAATACCACATTAACCGCAAATCTTAATATAACAGGTGCGAATGTTTATATATCTCCTACTGGAGTTGCAAATGTTTATATAAAAGGTAATATAACAACAACGGGTAATACTGCACTTGGAGACGATTTATCAGTTGCTGGTAATGTAAATGTTACAGATACTACAGATTCAGAAACTAATACAACAGGATCAATTGTTACTGCAGGTGGTGTTGGAATTGCAAAAAGTTTATGGGTTGGAGAAAATGTAAATATTCATGGAAACCTTCATGCTAATGGTAATATAACTGCTGATGGTGGAACTATTACTTTAGGAAGTGATGACACAGATACCGTTTCTTTTGGTGCAGATGTGGGTTCTCATATTATTCCTGACACAGATTCGACATATGATTTAGGTACTACCGCAAAACGATTTAGAAACATTTGGCTTGATGATGCGGTTGCCACAGGAAATGTAAATGCAAGTGGTGATATAACTGCTACTGGAAATGTATCTGGATTATTTGGTAATTTTACTGATAATGTAAAAATATCTACAGACAAATCTTTACAATTAAGAGATGATACAGAATATATTCATTCAAATGCTGATGGTGAAATTTCAGTTATATCTGGATCTAAAGTCACAATTACAACAACATCATTGAACACATCTGCAAATACGACACTTGCAGGTGAAACTGCAAACGTTACTGCAAATCTTTTTATTTCTGGAGCGAACACTAAAATTAGTTCCGCCAATACTACATTAGATGGTACAAAAACTACAATTGAAGGAGACGATTTAGTAGTCACTGCAAATACAGCATTGCCAGCGTTTACATCAAATACTATATTAGTAACGACATCTGCGAATACAAATCTTGATGGTTCAGTAAATATCTCAGGTAATGTTGAAATGTTACATACTGTAAATGTAGCGGCTAATACATTTATTGGTGGACATGCAAATGTAAGAGGCACAAGTGAAGTTGCCGGTAATGTTGTCATGGGATCCACGAGTGCAGGTTCAAAAGTTACTATTCACGCTAATAATAATTTAATTATTAATTCGAATAATGAAAATGAATTTATTAAACTTGACACAAAGAGAACTGAATTATATTCGAATGTAAACTTAGATATTGCTAAACATATACTCGCTGGAAATGGTGTATATGTTCAGGATGGCACTTCTGTTGTTTTTGGTGGTCAATTGTCAATAAATGACACAATATCAACTGAAGGCTTGTTGTTATTAGAAGATGGTACTGCATATGATAGTGGAACTGATGATGGCGCCTTTATATTAGAAGATGGTGGTACTGATAGAATAGGAAGTAATTCTACAGGAATGATTATTGGCGGAGATATGATACTTGACAATTCAGAAATATCTTCTGCTAATGGTGTTATAAGTCTTGGAACTTATAATGGTCTTGCAAATGGTGTTATTAGAGTAAGTGATGCATATAATTTACCAAATACTGCAGGTGCTAATGGTCAATTTTTAAGATTGTTACATGGTAATATTGTGTTCTCATCTGGCTCAGGTACAAATATGACTGATCTACATCAAGATTTAACACCACAATTAGGCGGTAAGTTAGATACTGATGACTATATCATTACAAATGATGCACAAGCAAATGTAGTTATTCATGGAAATACAAGTGTATCATCAAGTGCAGGGGTTAAATTAGGAAGTCATCCTACTCTTTATACTTTTGTAAAAGACACTAATGGTAGATTAGGTGTTAATACCATAGATCCAGGCCATTCTCTTGAAGTTATTGGTACTTTTAGAGCCTCCAATGATGGAGAGTTCAGTGAAGATTTAGATATAACATCACATAATGGAATAGATATAGGTTTAAAATTGGCTGGTACTCTTATTACATCTACCGCAGCCGAAATTAATACACTAGATGGTTTTACAGGTGATGTAGCAGATCTTAATAAATTATCAGGAACTTCTGATACACTAGCCCCTGCTGACCTTAATGCAGTAGAAAATTTTGAAGAAACTGTTAGTGCAAGTTATGATACTGAAACGAGTATTGGTACATTAACTGTTAACGATGGTAATATTAGTCTTGATGTTGCTAGTCACGATCATGCTACTTATGGTTTAAAATTAGGAGGCTCACTTGTAACATCATCTGCTGATGAGTTGAATATACTCGATGGATGTTTAGCAGATGTAACCGAATTAAATAGATTACAAATTGTTAGCTTAGGACAAACCCAGGTTTCGAGATTTTTACACACAGATGATGAAAATAGAGTTGATTTTACTGCACTTGACGAAACAAAACCTGGACAGATTACGGTAGCAAATGTAGTTGTAACTGGTACCACGACATCCTCTTCAAATACAACAGGAGCTTTAAAAGTAACTGGTGGTGCAGGAATTGCAAAGAGTGTAAACATTGGTCAAAAATTAACAGTTTATGGTAATACAACTTTCAATTCAAATGTCACAATTGCCGCAAGTGTTACTGATAACAGAATATTTTATGATAATACGACTGATGATTTAAACTTAAAATTAAGAGTTGTCAGTTTTGGAACAACAAGTACGACTACAACTGATATTGGTGAGGATGCAAATAATGTTCTTGTTTTTGGAAATGGAGTTGCACCTTCAACAGTTCCTGAAGGACAAGCATATCTATATGCCAGAAATGTATCCGGAGGTGCGGATGATGGACTAACTCACTTATTCACAAAAGATGAAGGTGGCAATGAAACTCAATTAGGACCGCATAATAAAGATAACGAATGGGAGTTTTATTCACGCAATACTAAAACTGGTAAAGTTACAAGAATAAATATGGAACGAATGATACGTAAATTAGAAGAATTTACAGGAGAAACTTTTATTGAAAATGAATAATATGGAGCATTATGGATAAAGAGCATGTTGAAAATGAAGTTGAAAGATTGACAAAAGATAAAATTCAAATTGAAACATCGATTGTCACATATGAGAAAGAATTGGCGAAGTTAAAGGCACAGAATGATATGTTAACAGGTGCCTTACAAACTTGTAATTATTTTTTATCTCAATATGAAGAAGTAAAAGAAGAAACTGATAGTGTTTGAAAATTTAAATGAAGATAATTTTATATTATATGCGATGAAATATTATGAAAATACACAATGTTTAAGCGAGGTGGAATTTCATAATGATTTAAAAATTATAAAATATATTAAAAGATTATTGAATAGATATTCGAAGACAGGTAAGATAAAGGAAAGATTAATGCTTAATCATTTAATTATGCTATCAAATGTTTTTCCTATTCCAGTGTTGGTAAGAATATTATTTTTGAAGATACCTGAAGATTATTGGAAAGAATTGAAAACGTTTTTGATTTTTTTGAAATATATGCCAGAAGTGATTTCAAGTATTAATCAAAGAACTATTATTAGTTCAGATATAGGTGTTGATTTGTACATAGCAGAGAAACTAAGGAAAATTTAATGTCTCTATTAAAGTCAGCAGGAAACATATATTTTGCTTATCAATTTTTAACGAAATTGACAACTCCATTTGAAAAGACCGAGGCATATAAATTAGGTATAATAGATGAAAAAGGCAAAGTTTTAAAGAAACGAAGCAAACTCAAAAGTCAAGAAGAGAGAGATGCATACACGATAACAGATACTATGATCTTTAATCTTAAAAAACTATTAGGTAAAGTGCCTGGTGGTAAAACAAGGTTTGCAACATTTGCCGCCGCATTATTTTTACTTAAAGAAGATTTAACTTATAGACATTATCAAGATCAGAGTTTTTTACAAGAAGAATTTTTCAAGTTTATGAAAACAGATGAAAAAAATGTACAAATGGTGAGAGAACAGATTACATTAAGAGAAAAATATCTTGAAGAGTTAGATGCAGGCAGTGGTAATATAGCAAGTATTGGTGTAGGACCAGATGGTGAACCTCCAGGTATTACGGCGGCACAAAAAAAGAAAAAAAGAGAAAAATTTGCAGGGGCAGAGGTTTTCACAGTTGACCCAAATGTATTCATGAAAGCAAGATTTGGTAAAAAGAAATATGCAAAATATGAGAATTATGTAGGTAATGATGAAGTAGGTGAAGAGATAAGACAATACGGTAGAGCAAATCCAAGTAAACCTATCATAATTAAAGATAGTTTAACTGGGGCCATGCTTTATCTTAAATACGGAAAAGATAATGCAAGGATTCAAAACTTTTATTAAAAACAGTAAAAAAAGAACAGTTGGCAATTCAACTTTGGAATACTCTACTGGTGCTTTACCGCCAATAGACGGAAAATGTCCAGACGGATTTACTATGCACAATGAATTAGGAGGTTGTGTGCCAGCAGGACCAGAATTGCATGATATGAGTATGCCTGAAGTAGGTGACTCATATCCTGCTGGGACCCCGAAAAATGTTTAGGAGTTAAATGGCAGTTATAAGACAAAATTTAGAATTATTATCACCTGACGAAGGTGATGCTGATGGTTCTAGACAAAATAAAATTACGTTCTATGGTTTTAAAAGTGGTGATGCCGATTTCAATGATGTCACAAGTGGTATTGGGCCTACAACTCAAGCAACAGGAACTGGATTAAACGATGCAACATTTGGAGGATCTTATACGGGCAGTTCGACAAAAACTTATCAAGTAAAAATTACAGCCGTTGGAACTCCAGATTCTTTTCAATATAGTGATGACGGAGGATCTACTTTTAATGGGGTAAACATAGAGATAAGAAGTGATGGTGTTCAAGCATTAGCCGAGGGTGTTACAATTATTTTTGGAGCAACAACAGGACATACGTTAAATGATGTATGGGAATCAACAGTTATTGTTCCTCTCACAACTTTAACTGCTCCACACAAAATGGCTGAAATTGAAGTAAATCATCCAGGAACAAGTGCCGATGTAAAAGGTAGATTGATTTTACGGTCAAATGATGGCGGACAGATAGGAAGTGTGTCAATTCATGCCGCCGTTGGATCTCCAGCAACTGGAGATATTACAACAAGTGGCGATTATACAGGAGGTCCATCACCTGTCACTTATTATATCAAAACAACAGATATAACATCCACACCTCACAAGTGGGCATGGAGCACAAATAATTTAAATTATAGTGATGATATTGACATGGCAACAAGTGCTACGGCTGTAGAAAAAGGTATATCTATTGCATGGACAGGAACAACTGCAGGTGATGCTGTTGGTGATATTTATAAGTTTTCAGTTGGGCAAGATAACGTGCAATTACATGCAAATGGAGACATGGTCGTTTCTGATAAAGTAGTTTCAGAAGGTGGTCATTATGTGCCTAAAATTTTCGATGTGAGTGGAACTCTACTTAATACATATTCGTAATGACTGATTTTAAACAGAATGGAGAAATAAATGTCTGAAAGAGGTATTAAAGAAACAAAAGAAGTTTTGGCTTTTGTTTTCAGTCTTGGTAATGCGATAAAAGTTAGTTTGTCTGATGGAGATTTTGATTTTTGGGATGCCAAAAATTTTGTAGAGCCTTTAAAAAAAATTGCTCCTGCAGTAGAAAATATTGATGAAGTTCTTCCAGAATTAGAAGATTTGTCCTTGGATGAGGTTATGGAATTAACTAAATATTCTATGACAGAGTTGGGTTTAGGGGGAAATATCGATATAGATGCTGAGGTCGAAGCCGCCGCAGAAACAGTACAAAATGCTATTACCATGGGTAAAAGTTTATTAAAAATAGTCAATGGCATCGGATAATTAATGGAACACGAGAATTTGGTACAAATGATTATAACGCCTATGATAGTGGCTATCATTGCTATGATAGGTTGGAGTCTTGCTTCTGTTATAGAATTAAAAGAAGAAGTGGCTCAGGTTAAATCAGAAGTAAAATATATTTCAAAGCAAGTTGATTTGTTGCGAGATCAGCTTGCTTTGGTATATGATGTGGAAATGTATGCAAAACAATGATCTTGTGAAATTAGCACTATCTCTTAAAAAAAAGACAAAGACAAGAGATCTGGTTCCTCTTTATGAATTTGCTAAAAAAAATAATATAAAAGAAGAAGAACTTATAACTGTAATCAAACAGGTTGGGATATAATTTGACATTTTGAACTTTTTGTTATATAATATAGTTATTTTCAACCCTTTCATTTTATATTATGAGTATCTACATTGATCAAAAATTCATCAATTTACTCTCAGGACAATTAGAACGATTTACACGCAAAAGAGATGATCTGTATAATTTCAGATGTCCTATCTGTGGTGATTCACAAAAGAAAAAACATAAAGCGAGAGGCTATGTCTATCGTAAAGAAAATCTTTTGTTTTATCGATGTCATAATTGTTCTGCGAGTATGAGTCTTGCCAATCTTATCAAGCAAATAAATCCTACCTTACATAAACAATATGTTCTTGAAAGTTATACAAATAATGCTTCTACGTTTTCTCCAGTAGAAAAACCTGAATTCAAGTTTGAGCCACCTAAATTTTCTGATAGTCTTTCACCTTTACAAAAATTGAAGTCAATCAATTTACTTAATGACGAGCATTATTGTAAAGAGTATGTGAATAAGAGAGGCATACCGAAAGAGCATCATAGAAATTTATTCTATACAGAAAATTTTAAGACTTTTGTTCAAGGTCTTGAAATCTCCGATGTTGATATATATAAGCATCTTTATGAAGAGCCGAGGTTAGTGATTCCTTTCTTTGATAAATCACGGAAGATGTTTGCCGTTCAAGGACGAGCCCTAGGTCAATCGGACCTGAGATATATTACTGTAAGAATTGATGAACAATACCCTAAAATATATGGTCTTGATAGAGTTGATATAAGTAAGCCAATTTATGTAGTCGAAGGTCCGATTGACTCCTTGTTCATAGATAATTGTATTGCGGTTGCAGGTGGTGATTTAGTTTCAGCAATAAAACATTTCATTAATCAAGAACTGATATTTGTTTACGATAATGAAAGAAGAAATCGTGAGACAATCAAAAAGATGGAAGCAACAATTGAGAGACACCATAAAATAGTAATTTGGCCTCGGTACATAGAGCATAAAGATATTAATGATATGATTTTGAGTGGAATAGATGTTATAAATGAGTTAAAAAATAATGTCTATTCTGGTCTAATTGCGAAAACAAAAATGTTGGAATTTAAAATATGAAAATACATAAGCATGGTTTTGTGAAGTTATTAGAAGTGATGGGTAATGATGAGGAAGTTGAAAATGCCGCCCGAATTAGTTACGGTGAAGGTACACGGAAGGTTAACCAAACAAGAAACCTAATTCGTTATTTGATGAGACACAAACATACATCACCATTTGAGATGTGCGAAGTGAAGTTTCATATTAAACTACCAATATTCGTGATGAGACAACTTGTTAGACATAGGACTGCTAACATAAACGAATACTCTGGTCGGTACTCATTAATGAGTGATGAATTTTATTTGCCTGCTGAAGCCGATGTACAAGAACAATCAGAAACAAACAATCAAGGTCGTGGTCAAGATTTGGATCAAGAAAATAAAATTCTTGTTTTAAGTCGCATGGTTGCAACTACCGATCAGGCAAAAGAGTGTTATAGACAAATTGCTAACCCTACTCTTCTAGATGGATTTTATGAAGGGTTTAAGGGTATTGCAAGAGAAATTGCAAGAACAGTTTTACCAGTTTCAAATTACACCGAGTGTATTTGGAAAATAGATTTACATAACTTTTTTCATTTTGCAAAATTACGTATGGATGCTCACGCACAAAAAGAGATACAAGATTACGCAAGTGCAATGTATGAATTGGTAAAACCACATTTTCCTATTTGTTGTGAAGCCTTTGAAGACTATATTTTAAACTCAAAGACATTTTCCGCCAAAGAGATGAGGATTATCAAAGAGAATCTAAATGGAAGTTGGGTAATGGCAAAATATGGTCTATCAGAACGAGAATCAAAAGAATTTTTAGAAAAATTAAAATAAGGAGCAAAAATGCCTCTACCTACCGAGTACCAATCATTTATTCACTTATCAAGATATGCAAGATGGAATTATACATTAAAACGTAGAGAATCATGGGAAGAAACAGTTGACAGATTGGTTACTTTTTTTAAAGAACATTTAGATACAAAACATAGTTTTAAATTAGATAATGGGTTAGAGGCAGATCTGAGAGAGGCTATCACTAATCTAGATGTTATGCCTAGCATGAGATGCTTGATGACCGCAGGTGAAGCCCTTAAGAAAGAAAACATTGCAGGATATAATTGTTCATATGTTAAGGTAGATGTTCCAAGATCCTTTGATGAAGTGTTGTATATTCTCATGAATGGTACTGGTGTGGGATTTTCAGTAGAAGAAGAGTATGTGGCTCAATTACCAATAGTTGCCGAAGAGTTTCATGAGACTGACACAACAATAGTTGTAGCAGATAGTAAATTAGGATGGGCTAAAGCATATAAAGAATTACTCTCACTTATTTGGCAAGGTCAAATACCAAAGTGGGATCTTTCAAATGTGAGACCTGCAGGAGCACCACTCAAAACATTTGGAGGTAGAGCATCAGGTCCTGAGCCATTAGATGAACTGTTTAAGTTTACAATAAATACATTTCAGAATAGTGCAGGGCGTAAACTTAAACCGGTAGAAGCACATGATATTATATGTAAAATTGCAGAAATTGTTGTTGTTGGTGGGGTCCGCCGTTCTGCTCTTATCAGCCTGTCAAACTTACAAGACGAAACAATGCGACATGCTAAGTCAGGACAGTGGTGGGAGAATAATAAACAACGAGCCCTCGCCAATAATTCGGTTAACTATAAAGAAAAGCCAGACATTGGGACTTTCATGCGAGAGTGGCTATCCCTCTACGATTCTAAATCGGGAGAGCGTGGAATCTATAACAGTATGTCGGCCAAAAAACAAGTAGAAAGTTTAAACAATGAAGAAGAAATCAGAAGAGAACCAAGAGAAGACTTTGGAACTAACCCCTGCAGTGAGATCATACTTAGAAGCAGAGAGTTTTGCAACCTTTCAGAAGTCGTTGTCCGTGGACGGGACACTGCCGAATCTTTACGGAAGAAAGTTCGCATGGCGACTATCCTTGGCACATTTCAATCAACCCTCACAAATTTCAAATACCTCTCCAGAGAGTGGAAACGAAACTGCGATGAAGAACGACTTCTTGGAGTCTCTCTCACAGGAATAATGGACAATGCTCTTACAAATGGTAAGAAAAAAGGGCTAGAAGATTTATTAGAGAATCTTAAACAAGAAGCGGTTGCAACAAACAAAGAATTTGCAGAGAAACTTGACATTCCTCAATCTGCCGCTATTACATGCGTTAAGCCAAGCGGAACGGTTAGTCAGTTAGTCGATTCTGCATCAGGTATCCATGCCAGACATAATCCATATTACATTAGAACTGTACGTGCAGACAACAAAGATCCTTTGTGTGCGTTCATGAAAGATGCAGGGTTTCCAAACGAAGCAGATGTAATGAAACCACAACATACAACTGTATTTTCATTTCCAATGCAGAGTCCAAAAAATGCAGTATTTAGACAAGATATGACCGCAAAAGAGCAACTTGAACTCTGGCAGAAATATCAAACTCATTGGTGTGAGCATAAACCATCAGTGACAATTTCAGTCAAAGAACATGAATGGATGGAAGTAGGTAACTGGGTTTGGGACAACTTTGACAATATCAGTGGTATCTCATTTCTTCCTTTTAATGAACATACTTATCGTCAAGCACCATATCAAGATTGTACAAAAGAAGAATATGAAGAAGCATTGAAAACAATGCCAAAAAATGTTGATTGGTTACAGTTGGCTAAATACGAAGAGCAAGACTTTACTGCTGGAGCACAAGAATTGGCTTGTGCCTCCGATGGTGGTTGTGAAGTGGTGGACATCTAATGCAAGTATTATCAGATGCGTTGTCCGAGAAAGATGAATTATATCAGACTATACGACACTATGAGGACTTATTAAGCGAACAATTGATCGTTCCATCACACCTATATAATGCAGTAAAGATAAAAGAATTGCGAGAAAAACTATATTATTATAAGGCTGAATACGATGGATATGTCAATGGTCCCAGAACACTATGCGGATAATCTCCTAGCGGAGATCATGGACGAGATTGAAAATGAAATGACTAGGGTTTCTAACTTACGAGAAAAAATAAGAAGAAACCCTAAACCAGACCTTAATCATTTGGTCATGCCAGAACGACTTAAATGTTATTCTGACGGACTTAAACATTGTTATCATTTATTAAAAAAATATAAGGATTCGGAGAGGCCTGCAAATGAACGAGATTGAAAAGGATTTTGATTGCGTTGAGTGTAGCGAATCATATATAGTTACATGGACTAGTCATAGGGCACCATCCCACTGTCCTTTTTGCGGTGCCTATGTAGAAACACCAGAAGAAGATGAAGATAATTGGGATTGATTATTCATTAACCAGTCCTGCAATAACACTGTACAATGGAAACGATAAGTGGAATTATAATTCTGGCACTTGTACTCATTTTTGTTTGGCGAATAATGAACGACAACGATCAAAATGGGCCGAGATTCGGAGCATAAAAACAGACATATATCCTGCTTGGGAAACTGATTTGCAGAGGTATCATGGGCTTGCAAACTGGGTGATTAATTGTTGTATTACTGCAACAAGCCCAGAAAGACCGAAAGCATATATAGAAGACTACGCATATGCCGCCACTGGTAGAGTATTTCACATAGCAGAGAATATGGCAATACTCAAAGACACACTCACAAAATGGGGAATCAAATACGAGATGGTTGCTCCTACCGTTATTAAAAAATACGCTACAACTAAAGGTAATGCTAACAAAGAAAAAATGTATGATGCATTCACCGATGAGACTAATAGAAACCTATTAGACGAGTTTAACATTAAACTAAATAATCCTATCACAGATATAGTTGATAGTTATTACATAGCAAAGTACGGACACGCCTATGGCAACAATACCTGAAGAATACGCAGATTTTGATTTTGGTTTTTCTGCGGTAGATGATGAAGAATACAAAGCGAAAACGACTGAGGTCGAAAAGAAAATTGTAGAAGTCGAAGCAAAATCAGAATCCCTCACAAATCTAGAAAAAAAGATAGATTCCGCTATCAACGAAATCAATTACAAAAAAGAGTATCTTGAAGAAAAGTATGTGGAAGACATGCTTAAAGTTGAGAAACTTATTTTACCTCTATTGTATAATTTGATGAAAAATCCAGATAAAGATTATATTTACTGGCCAAAACGTGACGAAATCATTACAAAACAAATCGAAAAAATAAAAGATATAACGAGAGATATACAAGTCGATTAAGGATTATCATGAATAAATTATGGTATAGTTGGGAAGAAATGAGAAGAGATGTAAATGTGCTTGCAAGAGATATTGTTCTTGACAAATTCGACCCAAATGTGATTGTTGGATTATCCAGAGGTGGTCTCACTCCTGGTGTTATGTTATCTCATTGGTTCAAGAAACCGTTTAAGCCTGTTAAATCGTCATTGAGAGATTTTCCTGAATGGGAAGATTATTTGCCGAAACCCACCGATGAAAGGGTTTTAATCGTTGATGATATATGTGATTCGGGAGAAACATTTGAAAAAATGGCTCAACATATCAAAGGTCCACGAAAAGGACCAGAACAGAATATAGTTGATGTTAAATATGCAACCTTATGGTGGAACAATGAATGTAACTTTGAACCAACATATTATGTCAACGAGATTGCGAAGGATTCCACTAAAACATGGATACATTTTCCGTGGGAGCAATGGTGGAATGCTCCAGTCTAATAAAAAAGGAGAAAAATGATAGATAAAATTCTCGGATGGATTAGATCCATCACAGAAATAGGTTTATCACTTATAGCACTTGGAGTAGTGCTTCAGATCCTCTTTGGAGCCGCCGTACCGTTTATCGGTTTAGATGTGATCGGTTCTGTAGTAGGATTAGTAAAGCAACTTGGAAGCGAAGGACTCGTCGGATTAGTTGCAATTTGGGTATTGTGGGGCATTTATTCTAAACCTAGTGCCTAATTATTAATTATTAGCGGTAAGGTGGAAGACTTACCGCTTTGTTTCTCGGAAGGAGAAAGATGGACGATATTCAGTATATTCTGAATACTTTTTTGTTATTATTTTCTGGTGTGCTTGTTTTTTGGATGGCCGCTGGATTTGCAATGTTAGAATCAGGATTGGTGAGGACGAAAAATACGACCGCAATCCTAACTAAGAATGTTTGTTTATATGCTCTTAGTTGTCTAGCATTCCTCGCATGTGGTTATTATCTCATGTATGGAGCCATGTCGGATGGAGACCATGCAGGGACCTCTGACTTCTTTTTTCAAGTAGTCTTTGTCGCAACAACCGCATCTATTATTTCAGGAGCAATAGCAGAACGAATGAGGTTTTGGTCATTTATGGTTTTTGTTCTTGTACTTTCCGCAATCATATATCCTATGCAAGGAGCCTGGACATGGGGTGGGGGATTTCTATCTGAGATGGGGTTCTCTGACTTTGCAGGATCTACAATTGTTCATTCAGTTGGAGGTTGGGCCGCACTTGCTGGTGTTCTATTATTAGGTGCCAGATCAGGTAAGTATACTGATGACGGAAAAATTAACTTGATTCCCCCTTCAAATCTTCCATTAGCAACTTTAGGAACAATGATTCTTTGGTTGGGGTGGTTTGGTTTTAATGGTGGTAGTCAATTGGCAATGGCTACTAAAGCAGATGTAAATGCTATTGCAAGTGTGTTTGTAAATACAAATATTGCCGCCTGTGCTGGCGCTATTACTGCTATGATTTTGACTCAACTGTTATATAAAAGAGTTGATTTGACGATGGTATTGAATGGTGCATTAGCAGGACTAGTTTCTATTACTGCAGGTCCTGATTATCCTACTATGTGGTTAGCAACTGTTATAGGAATAATTGGAGCAGGATTATGTGTACTAGCAATCCCTATGTGGGATAAACTAAAAATTGATGATCCGGTAGGAGCATTGTCTGTTCATTTAGTTGCTGGTATATGGGGAACATTAGCAGTAGGAGTGTTTAATCATGAAGTAAGTTTGATGTCGCAAATACAGGGCATTTTAATTATTGGAGCATTTGTTTTTGGCTCTAGTTTTGCAGTTTGGTATGTTATTAAACTAGCAATGGGACTCCGGATTTCTTTGGAAGAAGAAACTCAGGGTATTGACATTGCTGAATTTGGTCATTCTGCTTATACGATAGGTCATGGTGAATTTGTTACTCATGACGAAATTAAATTAGGTAGAGGAACATTTGTTCCTGAAAGTGAACAATCTCTTAATTTGGTATCAAATTGAGTAAAATAAAACAGCCCAACCCAATTTCTGAGGGTTGGGGAGTTTACCGTGAATTAGTTGATGAGGTAGTAGCAAATACACATATGATGAAAGGTGTGCCATTTATAAAATGTCTAACTCACGATGATTGTCATTTAGATGCATTTTATCCAGGTAAACATTGGAGGTCTCTTAAACAAGATGAGACTGGAAGGTGGATAAAAAAATGATTTTATTATCTGGTAATTCTAATAAACTGCTTGCAAGTCACATATCAAATCATGCAGGCATTGCATTAGGTGAAATGAAATTGACACGATTTGCTGATGGTGAAATCTTTTGTGAAATACATCAGAACATTCGTGGTGAAGATGTCTTTATTATACAAAGCACTTGCAACCCTGCAAACGACAATCTCATGGAATTATTGATTGTCATTGATGCATGTAAACGTGCGAGTGCCGGTCGCATTACGGCTGTTATGCCTTATTATGGTTACGCTAGACAAGATAGAAAACCCTCCGCTAGAACACCAATTTCCGCAAAATTAGTAGCAGATATGATACAAGCATCTGGTGCTGACAGAGTATTGACTATGGATTTACATGCTGGTCAAATACAAGGATTCTTTAACATTCCTGTAGATGACTTGAGGTCTAAATCATTATTCGTCAAAGACCTAAAGAAAAAACCAATGGTGAGTAATGGAAATGCACTTATTGTATCACCTGATGCAGGTGGTGTCAGACGAGCAAGGACTATCGCAAAAGAACTTAATCTGGACATTGCTATCGTAGATAAACGCAGAGACAAAGCGAATGAAAGCGAAGCAATGAACGTAATCGGTAAAGTCAAAGGAAAGCAATGTATAATAGTAGACGATATAGTGGATACAGGAGGAACATTTGTCAAGGCGGCAGATGCTCTTTTGGCCAATGGAGCAGAAGAAGTGCAAGCGTATATAACGCATGGCGTATTAAGCAACGGAGGGATGAAGACTATCAACAAATCCAACATGAGTGGGCTGACCATCACTGATTCAATTCCACAATATGATAATCAAAAGGTCAAAGTGCTATCTGTAAGCAAACTATTTGCAGAAGCAATACGCAGAGTGCATCATGACGAATCCATATCGGTATTATTCTCATGACACTCTCAATGTTTCTATTTCATTCATTGTGTATCTATGGTGTATATTATATAATTGCAACATGGGATAGTTATGGAATGTTATGATAATAATTCTTTTAACTTTTTTAGTATGGTTTACATTTATTTACATAATATACTCTGCAACAGGTTTTCAACGTGTACGAGAGGTGTACGCAATGTGGATAGATAAACAATATTGGAAAAAGAGATACAATATCGTAGAGGCTATGGCCTGGAGTGGTAAATTACTAGTTATATTGCCTGCGATATTTTTTAGTTATGAAGTATGGTGGGCACATATAATTACATTATTTACATCTGGACTTTTAATTTGGGTTAGTGAACAAAAATTATTACCTACACTTTTAGCGTTCAATACTTTATGGATAGGTATAAGTTCGTTTATATTGGTTAGACATTTTTCAACCATTATAAGATAGTTATGGAATGCTCTGAAATTAATTGTAAAAATATAGGAACTATTAACGTGGATAATATTTGGATGCTTTGTTCAAAATGTCATAATAAATGGATTAATCCTGATCAAGAAGGTATAGTTTTGCCTCATCCTACAAGTACATTTGAGCATAAAGAAAATAATAGTGGCGAAGTATTCATGTTTGGACCAGATGCAATGTAATGGGATAGGGCACAATGAATTATACAAAATGGGATTTGACGGGGCTTCTATTGCTTTATTAAGAAGATTAACTCCTGAACAATTTCAAAAATTATTTGAAATTTTACAGAAATTTCAAGATGAGAGAGATAAATCAAGTGAACAAGGATTACCATGAACGATTTTCATGTAAGAAAAAACTATTTGTTTGTAGAAGAAGATTTTGTAAGTCACTCAGGTGATGTGTTACACTGGAAAATAGAATGTGATGCTATAACTTCACCTGAATGGAAATGTCTTGCGAGAATGATTATGGAATATGAGAAAAGACCTTTTTGTGCCGCTATAGGAATACCGAGAGGTGGTCTGGAACTCAGTAGATGGTTAAACGAATATTCAACTCAAAATTCTGATGATCCATATCTTATTTGTGACGATGTACTGACAACTGGTGGTTCTTTTGATGATTTTGTTGATGAAAATTTTAAAGGTGAAGAATATTTTGGATGGTGTATATTTGCAAGAAATAAACCAAAACAAGATTGGGTAAATGCGTTGTTTCAAATGCCAAAAACATGGGCAGACAATCCTAATAATCTAGAATATCATAAATAATTTTTTTAATGAATTAATATTAAATAAGCAACATAAACATTAAGGATTAATAATGCTACTTCAAACATAGTTCTCTTCTCTTATAATTAATCTTGTGATTCCAATACCTCTGTATTTATAATAAGAGAAATTTCAAAATGGATATATACTATGTAAAATAAATATTACGAAACTCTCCATGGACGGAAATTCAACAACAATTACAAAGGTGATATATGGAAGAGATATTTAACTCTATGAATTTAATCATGATTGGAATAATACTTTTCTCATCTTTTTGGATCTTTTTATTTAACTACCGTCAAGACCATAAAGAAAAATATAAAGGGAATATACCTCTCATCCTTTTCGATCTATTAATCAATCTGGGAATGTCAGTCTCAGGATTTCTATTAATTTTAGTAGTCTTTAATAATGTGCCTCAAGCACAAGCATATGATTCCTACAAATATCCTGTAGGATTCTTATTTGGTCTGACCTCAAATGTGAGTATTCCAATCGTACTTAAATGGTTTTCACAACAAATAACGGCTAAATTATCCGAGGTAGGCAAAAAGTAAATAATTAATTGAATAAGGGGTTTGTCAATGGCTGAGCAAAAAACCAAAAAGCCAGAAGGTGTTGGTCAAGAAATAGAAACCGAAGGAGGAGAGGTTAGATTTGAACCTGTCAAAAAGATTGAAGAAGATACTTTTGATGCAGTAAAAAGTCTTAAAACCTTTATCTTCATAACAATAGGATTGCTAGTTTATTTGTTATTTCTAGTCATTCCTGGAATTGAAGAAAAGGTTGAATGGATTGAAAAGGATCTTACTTCGGTCTTGGTAACAAGCGAAAGATATAAGGCGGCAACGAGAGTATTTGCAAAAGGTAATGAATGCTCTACATGTCACCTTGAACCAGATTATCTCATATCTGGGCTCCAAGCGACTTATCCAAGTTTTGCTGATCTTAAAGCATTCATGACAATAGGTCATCAAAAATACTACACAATGGCAACACCCATGCCAGATGAAGAACTCATGAACATTTACAGGGTCCTCAAGTGAAGATTAAAATCTTTTTCGCTATGCTCACAATGTTTTGGATTCTTGGTATATCGCAAGGATATGTGCTCCAAGGGTCTGAAATGATTGAGATTGAAGCACAATTTACCATAAGAAATCGTCTTGATATTGATGCCATGATGAAACTCGCAGGTTATACTGAACGAGGTGATTTTCTTATGGAAATGGAAAATGTAACAGGTGATCGTGATTGGGATCGTAATGTAGATAAAGGTGATACATTTGTCTTACCTTCTATGCACAAACCAGAACGACAATTCAATGAGGGTATCAATTATAAAGAGATGATGTCACTCAATACTCCACCAGATAATGATACAGAAGAAGTTGAAGTCAATTCAATCATAAAAAAAGACGAATTAGATGCACTCAAAAAAGAATTAGAACGACTTAAACAAGTAGAGCAACAACATAAACAAAAGCATATGAGTGATATGTATGTTGTAGGTTCGGAATATAAACCTGGGTTTGGTGATACAGTCAAACGAATAAAAGAAAGAGGATATGTTGTGTGCGGAACATATGCTGATACACCAGGATTTAGCGAAGAATTTCTTAAAAGAAGTGACGGGGAACCGCCAGGTTGGGTTGGATTTGATGTAGATATTTGTAGAGCATTTGCAGTAGCATTATTTCTTGATAAAACAAAGATAGAGTTTATTCCAATCAATGGTAGAACACGCTTTGAGAGATTGTTTGATGGCTCAATTGACATTTTATCTGCTACAACAACATGGACTTTTTCAAGAGATGTAGACTGGAGAATAGAGTTTTTACCTACTGTATTCTTTGATGGACAGGGTTTCATAGTAAGAAAAAATCTTGGTGTCAAGAGTGCAAAAGATATGATGAATGCAAGAGTTTGTTTCAATACCGGTTCTACCGCCGCACAAAACATTAAAGATTTCTTTAATAAGTGGCAGATTAATTTTATACCGGTACCAGTACCACCATCAGATAGTCCAAAAGTTTATTATCTTGATAATGATTGTGACATGTACGGTACAGATATGTCAGCATTAGCAGGGCACAAAGCACGATTTCAGTATCCAGAACGTCATGTTATATTACCAGAAATTATATCAAAGGAACCTCTTGGACCAGCAGTAAAATATGGAGATCAATTATGGTCTGATATAGTAAGATGGACAGTCAATGTAATATTTTTAGCGGAGGAGTTGGGAATTACGTCACAGAATATAGAAGATTATATGGAGAATATTGATCCTGTGATACAACGATTTATGGGTGAGCGTAATGGAGGAGATTCACAAAATTTAGGTTCCAAGTTAGGATTAAATGCTAATTGGAGTATAGAAATTATAAGACAGATTGGTAATTATGAAGAAATATATGAAAAACATGTTGGACCTAACACCGATTTAGGTCTCACGAGAGGATTAAACAAACTCTACACTGATGGAGGTTTGTTGTATGCACCCCCTCTAAAATAGATCCCACCTAAATAATTTCATGAGAACAGAAGAGCAGATTAGAAGAGAAATTCAAATATTAAAAGATGTTCCATCCTTAATTGAGTTATCGAAGAAAATTTATGATGTTTTACCTGAAACTCACAAAGGGCGAAATGAGATTGTAAAACAGGTCACACGTTTACGTAAAGATTTAATACGTTTAGATGTTCTTTGTCAAGATATTGAATGGGGTTTACTTCAGCGAGAGGTGCGTGAAAAATATAGAAATAAAGAACCATGAGTATAAATTATATCATTAATCGGTATTGGAAGGATTGGGCGGGGATTTTGTATCTTTTTCTATGCTTCACCGATTTCTTTGTCGCACCATTAATGTGGAACATGAGGATGGAAACTTATTGTCACAAAATGGTTGACAAAGGTTTAGTGTGTGATGCTACACGATGGGAACCGTTGACATTACAGATGGGTGGTATGTTTCACATAGCATTTGCAGGCATACTCGGAGTCGCAACTTGGAAGAAGAAAGAAGAGAATGAAACTTCTTGGAAAGATTAACCTAGTATTCATATTATTCATTTTTACATCCTGTCTATCAACTAATCAATTTTTAAATATGGGCGGAGCAAACGGTACAAAAGAAAATCTACCAGTAGGCATAGATGTTCTTGTTGAGATGGCAGATTATTGTGAGAAAATCTACGATGACGGCAAGGAGATACAAGATAATGAATTCTCATATAATGTGGTTCAAGATCGTGGTGTCACTATTGTTATCATACGTGGTACTAATAACGGTAGAAATGTTCTCTCAGATCTTGACGCCAGACCCTTTCAAGACAAAAAACTATCGGCAGGAATTCATAAAGGATTCCGAGATGCCGCTGAAAAAATCAAAGAAGATTTGATAGAGAATCATGCCATTGAAGAGATGGTCATATTCACAGGTCACTCTCTTGGAGGTGCAGTAGCACAAATACTGGGGTTGTGGTTTGAGAATGATGCATACGAAGTACAGATATACACCTTTGGTTCACCTTCAGTAATCATGGAACAATTATGGATGGATGGGCATTTCAGAGTTTATCTAGAAAACGATCCTGTTCCTTTTCTCCCACCTTACCCATATGTTCATTGGGGTATCAGAATAAATGCAGAAACACTTGATTGGGATGAAGATCATCCAATTGGCGATGTTACAAAAATTGATGCGAGGGATCATTCAATAAAAGAGTATAAGAAAGTGTTAAAAAGACATTTATGATGCTAAAAGAAGCAACTCATGTACAGGAAGTGGGTAAGATTATTGAAACTGATCCTGTAAGAAGGAATATCGTACCTGCTTTAAGAATAAAAAATGGTGCGAGAGTATTTTATTATGGTGAACCAGAGAATTTGATAGCCGCCGTTTGTATGCATACGTCAAGAATAATACCAGACAGTGAGGAACAATTGCTCACGGAATATCATTGGGGTGGTGCATGTAAGGGAGGAAACAAAGCAATATTTTATAGTCTTTGGTCACATGTAAATGGTATGGGCAGACAGTTACTAAATATTTCATTGGCCCAATTGGTATTAGAAAATAAACACGAGAGATATATAACACTCTCACCTAAAACAGAAATGGCTAAAAAGTTTCACGAAAGCAACGGAGCCAAACTTATTCATGAATCATTGTGGGCTTATAACTTTGAGTATTTCATAAGACACGGAAACGAAGATGAATAAATGGGACCTTTCAAATTTTGATAACAAAGAGGATGCACATGTAGGGTTTCAACAAGTACCAGAGAATAGAACGGCAGTTGATAATATATTGCGATTGAATTATAACAATCAATTGCGTTTAACATTGATGGCTGACACCAAAGCAAATATCATGATTACAGTTAGTTCAATTGTGTTTTCTATTACAGTTGCAAATATTACAAACGAAATGTTATTATATCCTCTCATGGCATTGGGTATTTGTTCAGTTGTGGCACTGGTTTGTGCTATCATAGTGATTATGCCAAAGATTGACTATCCAAAAACAAAGACAGGTAAAATAGATAAGTCTTCACCATTCTATAATCCATTATTCTTTGGGCATTTTGCTCACATATCAATACGAGAGTATAAAGAAGAATATGCTAAACGATTGATGACAGATGCACAAATTATGGATGCATTGACAGGTGACATATATGGTATAGGTAGAGTAATTGCAACGAATAAATTTAAGTATTTGCGTTATAGTTACATGACATTTCTTGTGGGAATATCATTAGCAATAAGTATATTTACATTCCAAATTATATTCGTTTCATAAATAGAGATATTAACCACAATGATTGAAAGGAAAAAATGTCAAGAAGTGAAATTAAGGATTGGATTGTAATGTCATTAAGTGTAGGAACAATTATTTTGTTGTTCGTAATTACAATCGGTGACTTTATGAATGCAATGGAAACAAATAGAGAACCTAGTAAAGACGTAATTAACTTATTATCAATGGCAATAACTGGTATTGTTGGTATTATTGCTGGCTTTATTTCTGGTAAAAATGCAGCCGATCAGGCAAAGCAACAAGCGGAAGCACAAGGAGCCCAAAAGTGAATTTGAAATTATCATTAGTTACTATTTTATTTTGTGGGTGGATGCTTGGAGCACCACCTGCATTTTCTGCTGATTTTGTCACCAAGGGTGACATAAGAAAATCAAGTGTGAAGTCGTTTAAGTCGTTTTTCACGGAAGAAAAATGCGATCAAATATTGATTGATACATTCACTATTTGTTATGATCATGAGAGAAAGTCACCAACTGCGGTTTATGTTGAGGTGACTGGACCTACTGTAATTGAGGACATAGACAAACGCCCTCCATTCTTTACAGATAAGCGTGTAAAGAAAAACTACAGAACAACATCAAAAGACTATACGAACACAGGTTATGATAGAGGTCATTTTGGTGCATCAGATGCTTCACACGATTGGAATAAGAAGCATCAGAAAGCAACATATTCAATGGCTAACATCGTACCACAGACACCATTTGCTAATCGTTATAAGTTCATAGCATTAGAAAAGCATGAACGAGAGATGGCAGTCAAGTATGGTCGTTTAGAAAACGTCACAATTGCATTTTGGAACAACAGACCCAAGAGAATTGGTAAGTCACAGTTGCAGGTACCAAGTGCATTTGCTAAACTTTATACTGATGGTAAAGGGTATAAAGAATGCTTCTTTATTTGGAATAATGACGTATATGATAAATCAGACGGTCAAGATCCAAACAAATATAAACAAAATTGTGATAAAGTAACTGCAATGTGGGGCACACAAGTAGGTGAAGCAGATAAGTGGTCACTGAAAGATAAAGATGCTCTCATTGATTTGCTTGACAAATATATAGAAAGTGAGAAAAATCAATCTAAAGTGGGTCTTGCAGAAGCACTCAAGAAAGCACTTTAGGCTAACTTGACATTTTAAAAAAGTAGTGTATAATATAGATATATCACAAAAAGCAAGTGAAGCAGTAAATGATGCAATCCAAGAACATGAGCATCTACGTTTGAGTGCAAGACCTGGTGGATGCTCAGGTTGGAAGTGGAATTTACAGACAGAAGATACACTTGCACGAAACTCATTGGACGAAGTTTTTAGTACGAATTATGGATTTGAGATAGTGGTATCAAAATACTATCTAAATAATATTATAGGCTCAGCAACCATAGATTTTCAAAATGATAATTTAGTTGAACAAGGCTTTATAATCAAACGCAAATCAAGTCTTCATTCATGTGGTTGCGGAGAAAGTTTTACACCAATAAAAGATATGTAATGGCATATTCAGACAAAGTAGTAGATCACTATGAAAATCCCAGGAATGTGGGTTCTTTTAATCCCGCTAATAATAACGTTGGTACTGGTCTTGTTGGAGCGCCAGAATGTGGTGATGTGATGAAACTACAGATACAAGTAGAAAATAATAAAATAATTGATGCTAAATTTAAGACCTTTGGTTGCGGTTCTGCTATAGCCGCTTCATCACTCGCCACTGAGTGGGTCAAAAATAAACCAATTGACGAAGCAATGAAACTTAACAACGTAGAAATTGTTGATGAGTTATCCTTACCTCCTGTAAAGATACATTGTAGTGTATTGGCGGAAGATGCTATTAAAGCGGCCATAGCCGATTATAAAAGCAAAAATGATGGAGTAGAACATGGGGAAAGTAATGCAATCTATTGAGGCTAGAAAGAAATTAAATTTTGGTGCGAGATTTGTTATCACTCTCATTATAGCACACACCTTTATTTTTCTTATTTGGCTTTTGTTTTATGTTGAATTGCCTCAAGCATCTCGTGATCTTATTAATATTATGGTTGGTGCTTATGTAGCAGTATTGGCAAAGTCAACCGATTATTGGTTCAAGGAGAAAGATGATCCTGAACATAAAGAGACAGAGAAACATTTAGAAAGTGGTGTAGCCCAGGAGGAACAAAGTGGCTATTAGAAAGAACTATTTAAGTACATTTGGATGGGAAGTAAATGATGCTTATTATAAAGTCGATGACGATTATCATAAATTACCATTAGACCAGACACCGAAAGATAAAAAAGGGAAACATAAAAACTATTGGGTCTTTACAGTCAATGTGTTTAGAAATGAGGATGCAAGAACATTAGGAGCGGTTCCTTTAGCACAAAATGTGATGAAGGTTGAGGTGCCAAATGATGTTGCAACCGATGATGCAAATGCCATGAAAACTGAATGTTATAACCAATTAAAAGTGCTAACAAATAGTTTTAAGAATGATGGTACTGATGTGTAACTTGACAAACTAATTAGAGTTTGTTATATTATATTTTTTTAACTTAAACGTGAATTATTATGATTAGTGTAAAAAGTAAAGGTAGAAATAATCTAAAACTCCTCTCTCAATTCAAATCTTTAGTTAATGCAGAAGGTACTCTTGAGACATATAAATCAAAAAGATATTATGTGAAACCCTCTCTCAAAAAGAAATTGAAGAGAGAAGCGGCAGAGAGACAACGAGCAAAAGATCTCATTAATGAAATCAAAGAAATAAGAAAACATTGGGATGATATATTTTAACGAAAGGATATTATGTCAGAATTTCATACTCAAATTGTTGAGCAATACGAAACCTATCTTGCAGAGCATCAAAATTTTGAAGAGAAAGGTGTAAAAGCATCTGCCGCCAGAGCAAGAAAAGCACTTGGTGAAATCGGTAAACTTGCTAAATCTCGTAGAGCAGAAATTCAAGAGAAGAAAAACAATATGTAACATTTATAAATATAGTCATGAAGACATTCAAGAGATTTTGCCGCCATGACGTATTGTATATAAATGAAGACATAACAAAATCACAATTAGATCAAATAGAAGCCTATGCTGACCGTCTATTCAAGGCGGTCAACATAGATATAAACTTCACTCGCCATTTTCTTGATAGGGTCAACGATGAACGTAACAAGAAACCTATCAACACCGCAGAATTAACCAGACTTTTCAAGCAAACATACAAGAAACACGGTAAAAAGATTCCCAAGATGGGTGATGATGCTCAAGCAGTTATTCATGACATGCAGACAGACATCAATATGCCATTTGTTTTAGCGTATGATAATAGGAGACAAGAGATAGATTTGGTCGCTAAAACAATTATGCGTAAGAAAGACTTTAAGACATCAAATCAGAAGTTGACTGTATGAAATCATTTAAAGTATTAAAACAGAACATAACTGAAGCCAGACAACGAATAGTTTATACGAGAGGAGAAACTCCCCAAGATGCTAAGAAAAAAGATAAAAGCCCTTATTATACTAAAACAGTTAAAAATACAACAATAAGAGATTCCTGTCCAAAATGTGGAGGTTCAGGAGACCTTTTGCATTATCGGCATTATAAATCTGGTGAATGTTTTAAATGTAAAGGAAAAGGAACAGTTATAGTAAAAGCAAAGGAAATTGATTATAAATTTGATGAAAAGAAATGGAAAAAAGACAATCCAGATTATGATGAAAAAGGACCTGATTGGTGGAAACAATTACTTATACATTAAGAGCATAAAATGAAATCATTTAATAGAATAAAAACTTACAAAGATTTTCTTAAAGAATATGATGACAGGACTGATCGGTATGTGGCTGATGAAATCAAACGAAGGAAACTTGCAAGAATTACTGTCAATGCAACTGACGATAGAAAGATGATAAAAGGTAAGGCCGACTTTACTATGGATCATCATACTGGAAGTTCAACTATTCACGTATATTTGAGAAAGATACCAGGGTCTACAAAAGGTGTGGTTGCTTACAATTACGAACTAAAATTGTGATTAATGGTAAGAGATCAAAATGAAATCATTTAAGTCTTATTTAGCAGAACGCAGAAGAGGTGGAGAAGAGAAGAATCCAAGGGTTTCTGCTATTAAGGCACTAGAACCTTATAAGAATGATAAAGATGTTTTCATTACCTATACACAAATTGAAAAGGTAGGTGTCAATCCAGGATCCAGTTATAATACTCCAAACGGTATCTATACATATCCTCTCAAAGAAGCATGGGAAAAATATTATGTCCCAGGAAAAGGAACTCTTAATGTACCCTTTGCTGGTGATTCCAGTTGGGTAAATGCAATCAAGATAAAATCAGATGCAAAAGTTATTAGAGATATTGGAGTTTCTTATAGTTCAAAGGAATGGGATGAAGATGTTTTAAAACTAGCCAAGATTTTTATAGATCATCCTTTTTCCAAGAAAAATTGGGTCCCAATACTAACCATGTTGCAGGGTGTCAATCTGTATGACAAGGTAGAAAAAGATTTTGTCGGAGTGCGTAAAGATTGGTATTTTGAAAATAGAGAAAATGTAATTTGGAATCTATTTAAGGCTATTAAACAACATGCTATGTATTCCGCATATAGTCAGACAATCGGTGGACAGATGTGGAATTTGACAAGAGAACTTGCGACCATTATCAAATATACAGAAATGATTGAAATGGATGCTATTGATGGAAATTCAGGAATGGACGAATTTGAAATTTCTATTCAAAGATTGGAAAAACCTTTAGATTTATCCGATCAAACAAGAATGTTTTGGTTTAGATTCCATTCTGGATTTAGAAAAACGGCACCAAATGTCTGGACAGATTTGTGGTTGAAGATGGGATATGGTGGAGTGATTGACCGTTCAGAGAATGGAATAATACACGAAGCAGAACCAATACAAGGTGTGTTCTTTACAACCAAGGCTTTTGATGTTTTGGGCAGGTTCATGAATAAAGGTTACGAGAGAGTGAATATGAAAGGTCTTTATATTTTGAGTGGTCTTCGTGTGGGTAAGGATGAACTTGTACACAAATTGAAGAATTTTTTACACAAAGATCAATACAAGTCCCTTTGTGCTATTATTATATTTCACAAAATAAATCAAATATTGGCAAAGTTTTTAACAAGTATGGGTTCTTCAGGTGATGCTGATCAGATTAGTGCCCAGGCACCAAAATATGTTATTAAAAGGGCTAATGATAAAAAGACATGGTTGAAAGTAGACCAATTTGATCCTTTTGTTCCAAATAGTACACGAACAGTAGTTGAATTTTTAGAAAACGAAATAAAAATCTATCCTGATAATCATACTCCTTCAAATTCAGTAATGTTTAAATACGATAAAATAATTCCTCCTTTTGCACTAGAAAAAGATTTATCTTCAACTTTAAATAAACAGTCTTATATAAAAATGGGAATGATGTTAGATAAATCGGTAACTACCTTATTGAGCAACATGATAGAAGATGTTTTAGGTATAAAAATATGATCAAATTTTCATCTTTTCTAACAGAGACCGCACAAAAAATTAACACAGTTCTATCTCCTGCATTAAGATCCGAAATAAAACAGAGAAATGGTAAAGTATATCAGATTGGTGGTGCAGTTCGTGATGAACTAATCGGTAAAATATCCAAAGATTTAGATTTACTTGTAACAGGCATAGAAACAGATGAATTGCAGGATATATTAAGCAATCATGGCAAAGTGGATGCGGTTGGTAAATCATTCGGTATTCTAAAATTTCAACCAAAAGGGCAGACAGGCGAACCTCTTGATATATCAGTTCCCAGAGTTGATGTTCAAAGTACAGGAGGCGGCCATAAAGATTTTGAAGTAAAACTTGGTAAAGATATTTCTCTTGAACAAGATCAGTTACGCAGAGACTTCTGGATGAATGCTATCGCCAAAGATATTGAAACTGGTGAGATGCATGATATTGAAGGTAAAGGGCAGTTTGATATAGAAAATAAGCAGATTAGCGTGATTAATCCTCAAGCATTTGATGATGATCCTTTGAGAATGTTGAGAGCAATTCAATTTGCTTCTCGTTTTGGTTTCAGCATAGAACCTGAAACTATGAAAGAGATCAAAAAGAATGCTGACAAAATTTCAACGATATCAGCAGAGAGATTTCAAGAAGAATTTCGTAAAATGTTTGAAAAATCTGATAATCCGAGTGTTGGTGTTCAATTGCTATTTGACACAGGTATTGCAAAACTTGTTATACCAAAACTCAAAGAAGTTGATAATTCTGTTGATAAGTTAGATAAAAAAGCATTCCCAGCGTTTCTTGCAATACTATTTAAAAATTATATGCATAATGCAGGTGAAATGGCCCAGAAAATATTTAAATTGTCTAATGCTGACAGAGTATCAGTTCAGTCTGTTATTGATATGGATAAAAATCTGAAAAATTTAAAAGATCCGATATTTATCGTTAGATTTATGCGAAATAAATCGGAGCAAGAAATAATGAATGTTGATGAATATCTGAAAACAAAAGGTACAAGAACTATATCAGATTTTGTTAATGAGATGAGAAGACGAAGAATACCCACAAATCTTAAAGAATTAGGTGTAAATGGTCGTGATATGATGCGAGAAGGATTTAAAGGTGTTATGATCGGTGATGCTCTACAATGGATGCTTGAATTTGCAGTAAGAACAGGTAAGGCTGAAAAAGGTCTTTTAGTTCGTAAAGCAAAAGAACATTTTGGTATTAAAGAAACATTCTTTTATGAAGATGTGCAGGGATTTTATGCTTTGACCATAGATCCTAGATCAAAACTGGATATTCAACAATATGCAAGTCATGAAATTGTTGTATCGGATCATGTTACTGTTGCATATAAACCAAGCGATCAAGTAGGTGAAATATTGAATTCTATGTTGGGCAGAACTTATAACATACAAGCACATACCTATATAAGTAATGATAGAATAGATGCGGCAATCGTAGATATACAGGGATTAAAAAGTGATAGAATTGCACATATTACAATATCTCACATAAAAGGCGCAATTCCTGCCGAATCTAATGATTTGATACAAAATTCGCAACATAAAGAAAAAATGAATATGAAATTAAGAGGAGTGCTAAATTTTTATGCACACACCTAATGGAAACGTATTACGAGAAGTACAAGCCTGCTTCCGAATACTTGATAGAATATTATACTTGGGTTGATATACTAGGAATTGAGAGAAGAGAATTTGATGAACATGCAGAATCAATAGAGAAACATTGTAAAAAATTATATGAGAATTTTGAAAAAGCGGCCAAACGAGAAAAACAAAGAGAAGAGAATTCTAAGTCAGCGAGAGTTGCTAAAAAACTTGAGGAATTGAAAATGACAAATGAATTAGTTGAAAAAATCAAATTAAGACAAGAATTGAAAAGCAATGGATGATAAAGAAAGAAAAGAATTGCAACATACAATGGAAACACAGTTTCGTCATAGTCTGTATTGCGATATTAAGTTTCCCTATTTACAAAGTCTTGGAATACAAGACATTATTCAAGCATTTGGTAATAAAGAAATTGGTTTTATTGGGGTATTGCATTTAAGATGGGTAAATGAGGATAATAATATCGTATATGATAAACCAAAAGAATGGCCAGTGAAAGTAAAAGGTGTATGGAAATCTACATGGTACAATACACCTGAGATGGGGCATAAAATAGCAAAAGAAATAGAAAGTAAAAAAATTATAGATACTGAGAAAGTGATGATCATGATTCATGAGAAATTTATGAAATATGAAAATATGAAAATGAAATTGGTTGAAAAACAACCGCTACTTAATTAGGAGAGATTATGTTACCAATGCTACTGTTCAACGTAGTGTCTGGGTTAGTCATGGACAAGGCCCAAAATCTAGCAAAAGAACATGTCGGTAAAATGATAGATGACATTCTACCAGACGATGCAAAAGAAGAACTCAATACGATGATTAAAGAAGATCCTGATCATCAGTTTGAGAGTATAGAAGATGCATTACATGGTGCAACTGAAGGTAAATTACCTATCAAGAAAGTGACAGGAGAACTCATGCCGATTGAGATGACAGTCACAGTCCGTTTTGATCCCAATACAAAACAATTAGAAATAGTACAGTGAGATAACATGCAATCGTTATTGAAATGGTGGCTCTTTGTATGTATCACCTTAATAGGTGCTTTTATGGCATTTTATTTTGATATACACAAGCACTTATATACTTCTGACCAAACAAAAATTAGTTTGTTAATATTGTTTATATTTGTATGTTCAAGCATATGGATAGGCAATAAAACATATTCAGTAGCAATTAAACAAGAATCTACATCAAGTGAAGTTGGTTGGTTTATAGCAGAAACTTGCCTTGCATTAGGTATGGTTGGTACAATAATAGGATTTTTATTGTTGTTAGGTACAACATTTAGCAATATAAATGTGTCAGATGTTACAACATTACAACGTGCTTTGTCGGATATGGCATTGGGTATGAGTACGGCTTTGTACACCACTTTGATAGGATTAATTTGTTCTATCCTTATCAAGGTGCAATTGGTGAACTTAGAAGTTGTAATAGATGAGAACCGAAACTCGTGATAAATTTAAATCTACAATAGGATTTATTGATATATTATTTAATATATTGATAGGATTTGCTTTTCTATTCATTATAGCATTTATTCTTATCAAGCCTAAAGCGAAAAAAGAGGACTTTGAACGTAAAGCAGAATTTATCGTAGTTATGGAATGGGACGGCAATGCACCAGATGATTTTGATTTGTATGTTCAAGATCCTACAGGACAAGTTGTACATTTTAGAACTCCTCGTGTAAATTATATGCATCTAGACAAAGATGATTTAGGAAAACGTAATGATACGGTATATAATGCTGATGGCACGGTTTCAACTGTAAAGATAAACCGAGAAGTAGTAACTATACGAGGAATTATTCCTGGTGAATATATTGTGAATGGGCACTACTATTCTGATTATGACTTATTACCTAAAAATGGTTCTATCATAGCAAAGGTTGAAATACATAAAGTAAATCCTTATAAAATTATTTGGGTAGGTGAACATGAATATAATAAAAGAGGAATGGAACAAACATTTGTTAGATTTAGACTTGATAAGAAAGGAATAGTAGATCGTAATTTCTCATATTTAAAAAAGAGACATGTAACTCCTAATTATAATTATAGTTCACCTGAACAGACAGGGCAATAATGATTGAACTTTTAATATTTGGTTTATTATTATTGACTATTATTTGTCTATGGTTAATAATAGAGAGAAGAAAAAATTATGCATTTCTTTTCTATTTTATTCCTTTTTTCTTAATAATAACACTATCAGTTTATTGGACATATACTTCTATTTTAGGATTGTCTAAAATAGGATATCCTACGAAAGGACTGTATTTAAGTCATTATGTTGATGAGCCAGATTGGATATATCTGTGGATATTGCAAAAAGGTGTTCCCATATCTTACAAAATAATATATAATAGGCTTGACCATGAATCACTAGAAGGTGTAAAAGCAGAATCAGAAGAAGGAGAATATATGATGCTATCAAAAATGGATCCAGGTGATGGTGATGGAAAAAAAGAAAAAGGGAAAAAAGGTTCAGGGTATACATTAGGTGGAGATATGAATTTTTATAAATGGAAACATCAACAATCCTTATATAGAAAAGAAAAATCTAATAAATGAAAGTCAGTAAAAAAGCAAAACTCATAAAGAAGGTGCAGAAGATGGAATTCAATAATCCTGTTATTGTTACGTTAATTGGTCTTGTAGTTTTTTATATCGGTCTTAAAATGTTTTCAGGTGGTATGAAAGAAATGGGAAATTTAGATCATCTGAACTTCTTTTTGGGTAATCCATACTATATGTTTTTAGGCGGTATTATCATGACATTATTATGGCAATCCTCATCCCTATCAACTACTGCAATCATTGCATTGGTCGCATCAGGAGCATTACCGCTCCCATCTGCAATAGCATGTGTTCTCGGAGCCAACATCGGTACAACTGGAACTATATGGTTAGCAGGTCTTCTCGTATCTGATGGTATACCCAAAGGAGATACATTAAGAATAGCAATGGCTCATACAGGCGCCAATCTATTTATGGCAATAGCATTGCTACCATTTGTCGGTCATTTTGCAAGATATTTAACTCGTTTCTAAATTTCCAAATCAATATATAGGAATGAGAGGGAAACTTCTCATTTCTTAAACAAATATAGAAAGGAGGTGTTGGGTTTTTAGTTAAGTTTGATACCGTGGTGGGTGCTTGCGCCCACCTCCTTTTTATTCTATCAGGGAGAATATGCCAGTAGATTTCAAGGTATTAGAGAGATTAATTAATAGACACGAAGAAGTATTTGCAGAACAGTTACAACCATTAAAGCCCATTAGATGGGGAGATAATTACGAACCTCGACCAAAAAACCCACGCAAACGCAAAAATAAACTACCTAAGGTAGAGAAAGAGTATTTTAATGACAGAAGAATGGCTATGACCCCCAATACTTGACATTTGCGTTTTATTTGATATAATAAATATAAACATCAAAAGACTATTTTTTATAAATAATGACACCTACCAACTTATCAAAAGGATCAAATGACAGAAAAAACGCAAGATTTTGTAGACAAAATTATGTCTGGAGAACATAACAATGCCCGTGATATTTTTACAGATATGATAAACGATAGACTGTTACAAGAACTTGAAGCAAAAAGAGTAGAAGTTGCCTCAAATATGTTACCTCAAGATGAAAGAACTCCTCAAGAATTGGCTTTCAGTAAAGCCCACAATATTCAGTATAGTGAAGTTGATCCTCATTCAGGAGGTCCTACTTTTGCTTCTCAGGCAGAAGAAGACTATGATGTTTAATTAATAGGGAGATGTGAAAACTTTTGTAATTGCTGGTCATTGTGTTAATAATAAAAAAACTCAAATAACAAAAGAATTCATACAAAAGATTAGAGACAGTTTTAAGAACTCTAAGATAATGTATGTCGATCATTTGCCATGTCCACGTGATTTGAGTGATATAGTCGATTTCTCTCTGCATGTCAAATATAACCCAATTTTGAATTTTGATTTGACAACTGACATAACAGAGAGATTTCATGTTCCTTATTGGGGTGTTTATGATCATAAAAATATAATCAAAACAGTACCAAATCATTCATTTGCCCATCATGATTCATTATATCAGGCATTTTTATTTTTATATAATAATGATTTAGGTGAAATAATTCATTTTTTAAATTACGATTGTAATGAGGATACTTTTGAATCTATTGAATTAAATCATCAAATACTTAGAGATGACAAGGCAAAAGCAGTATTCTTTCCATACAGATATGATTCTGAGCAAGGGGTGTGTACAGAATTCTTTTCAGTATCAAAATATGCATTAGAAAATATGTTTCTTCATCTAAAAGATTTCGGGTCTTATGAAAATAGAAATATTGTTCGTGCTACAGATTACAACGTAGAATATACTTATTTTTCTCATTTAAATTATAGAAATATAAAATATCACTTACATGATATGTGGCCAACGAGAGATGGCGAAGTTGGTAATTCAAACTTTCAAGATATAAATGAAACAGATGAGATCATAGTCAAATACAACAATCCAAACAATAAAATATTGTCAGTCATACCAGTAATTGGTTATAAAGATGAATATAAATTGAGAGTTTTTGTAATGCGTTTTGGTAATCAAATAGCAGATAACTTTAATTTTGCATTTTTAGATGCAAACAAAAATGCCGTTGGTCAGTGTAATTATTCATTAAAAACAAATGATTTTATGTATGTCGATCCTGTTGAAAATTCAAGATATGTTACAGTAAAATATAATGATTTTAGACTGACATTTGATTTGTTAGACACTAGAAATTATGGTAAGATAGTATGAGGCAAACAATAAAAATAGATTATAATAATGAGATACAATATTCGTCTAATGCCATAATCATAGGAGCACATTGTCCATCAAAAGATCGTACACAAAGATGTATAGACCTTATCACTCAATTAAAAGATAAGTTTCCAAACTACACTTATTTTATATGTTCTCATTTAAATATAGACGATGAACTTTTGAATCTAACAGATTATTTCATCTATAATAGGAGTAATGCAGTAATAAATTATGATATTAAAGATAAAAGAACAGATTGGAAAGTGTACGGTATATATCAGCCTGGTTTAGGGCAACAAGTAAATAGATCTGTTCATAATAACAGTTATGCCCATTATGTTCAAGTTTTTGATGGATTATCTATGGCAATAGGTCAAAGAATGTTAAAAATTCATTACATGAGTTATGATGTATCATTTGATGTAATTGATAGAATATCATTACATCGTGATTTTCTAGATCATTACGATGTGGTAAATTATACATTTAGGGATGAAAATTATATCAATTCTGAATTTTTTAGTATTACCAAAGACGGTGCAGAAAAATCCATCATGAAGAAATTGAGTTTCGATGAGTACATAAACACTGGATTAGGTGATTTTGGTCATGAGAATGTTTATGCTAATATTTTTAAAGATTGTAAAGTAAAAACAATGGGTCATTTTTATTCTGATGATAGAAAATTCCCTTGGGTAATAGGTGATTTTACTGCTTTACCATTAAATACAAAGAAAGATGGATTGTCAGGGCTACCAATATCAATTGATGGTCTAGTAGTAATACCTTATAGAAAAGACAATAGCATCATAATTTGTATAGCAAATGGTTATTACTATGAAAATGAAGGAGTAATAGGAAGCGTTGGATTTATTTTTTATGATGAAAAAATGGAGTATGTAGACTCGGCTGGTTCAACAAAATTAGGTTTGCATTATTGGGCACAATATTATCCAGATAGCCATGTTAGATATGTGACAATACAAATAAACAATATCACAAGATTGACCTTTGACCTCTTAGATAATAAAAATCATGGTTGGATACAGTAGAAAACAAACATTAGAGAGTTATAATGGCAATGTAAAAGAAATATCAGATAGAGCAATAATTGTCGGTTGTCATTGTGACACAGACTACAAAATGAAATTAACAACCGAATTATTGATTAGGATAAGAGGTAAATTTAAAGATGGTATATTTCTTGTAGTGGCATCTCATTTACCAGTAACTGAAGAAATTCAAGAATTGTGTGATTATTTTGTATACAATAAAAATAATCCAGTTATAAATCTTGACATTACAACTCCTATTACAGTAAAGAGTGAAATGTTAAATGAGTTGTGGAGAGCAAATGGTGTTCTTGAACGAGTCAAGACGTTGAGAAAAAACCATTCATATGCCCATCATTTGCTTATAAGAGATGCTTTTCATATTTGCATGAGCAATAACGTATCCTTTGTACATTATATGAATTATGATTCACCTGAAAAATGTTTATCAGAAATTGATTGGCATCTTACAAAATTAGATGTATATGATGGTGTATTTTATGATTATCATCATAAACAATATTATAATACAGAATTCTTCTCTATGACTACAAGGGCGTATGATAAGTTTCTGTCACATATTATATCATATGAGCAGTGGGAATCTTATGAAACTTTTGATACAGAGGTTAATTATAGTAAATTTTTGAAAACTGCTAATATATTTTGTGAAGACATTTTTGAGCCAGATGTGTCCGACATAATCGGCAGTGTGAGTTTCGGTAGTGAAGTCAATAGTAAAGGAACTCCTGACATACTTAAAAATATTGTGGGTAATTTCACTGTAATTCCTTATGAGAGGGATGGTAAAATAGTAATCAACAATTCCTATACAGGTTATAATGATCCAAAACACGAGAAACACATCAAATGGGAGTCTTTTGATAAAGACATGAAACAAATAAATTTTCTCGATGCAGTTGTATCCAAAAATAATTGGGTTGATTATATTTGCCCTGAGAATTGTAAATATGTCAAAATATACATAGATTTAGAATTAAAATCTTTTTTCGACATCACAAATAAAAAAAATATAGGTCAAATTGTCTAAAATAATAGAACTTTCATTTGATATTGAAAATGATGAATTGATAGCCACAGACGGTGAATTTGAGGGTAGATTTAACGTTTTTCAATTACGTGAGGTACGTGAATTGTTCCAACGTTATGATGAAGCGAATTTTAATCATGATGAAGATGAAGAGTTGAATGCTTTTCACAATTTTGCCGATAGAATGGCACAAAACTCTCCTGAAGCATTAGAGGTAATATCACCATATCTTAATTGATGAAACTCTTAATAACGGGTGTCAAAGGATTTATAGGATATCATTTCTATAATCTAATGGCACACGACTCCACCTACAATCCAAGAAAAATATATGGTATAGACAATTGTTCAGGATTAGCATGTGATGAACGTGATGTCCCATACACCTATGGTGATCTTATGGGTTGTGAATTACCTGAAGATGTGACACATGTTATACATTTAGCAGGCCGTACCAGTGTAAGAGCCAGTTGGGTGCCAGAGAATATAAGACAATTTTATAGAGACAATTTTCTCGTAAGTGAGAGATTATTTGATTTCTATAAAGACAAACCTGTAAAAATATTATATGCTACAAGTTCGTCTGTACTTGAGATGAAAAGCCCATATGCTATGACAAAGAAACTGGTTGAGCATATTGCACCACCCAATGCTATTGGTATGAGATTCTTTACAGTATTTGGTGAGAAGGGAAGACCTGATATGCTTTATCGTATGGCACTAGAAGGTAATGTTCGCCATATGACTACAAATAAGAGAGATTTCACTCCAGTAGAACATGTTGTAAGATGCATTAGAACTTTACTCAATAAAGGCAACATGGGAGAGTTTTATGAGATTGGCACAGGTGAATCAAGAACACCCAAAGAATTTTTACAGAGACAGTCAATTAAAGTTCCACAAGTAGCATATATCAGAAAATTTGATGAGAGTCTAAATACTTGTGCTAACGTATCAAAGATGGAGGCTTTGTTAAAGCAATGATAGATTGGATTCAAAAAAACTTACAGATATTGACAAATAAGAATAAAAATGTTATAATTTATCCCGATACTCTTGAAAAACGTAATCGTAGATTAGAAGACACAACCACAGACCCTATTCTAGAGAAATTACATGCCGAAGCAGGACGAGATAGACTTTTATCTGGAAACGATCAAAAATCTTCAGAATGAATTGTTTAGATGTGAAACACTGAATGATCGTAAAATAGTTCGTGATGATATCTACAAATATAAACAAAAAGTAAACGAACTTGTAAAGCAATTAGATGAAAACAATATGTTTACAGATTTTTCTAATTAGTTTTATTATTACGGGATGTGTCAGCAAAGCAACTTGTTGGAAGATAATAAATGGCGGTCAATGCGTACCCATTCAATCATATGAAGAATGGAACAAATGTGTTATGCCATGCGAAAACATAATTATAAGAAGTAAGACAAAACCATACAAACCCGTTGACTGGATTAGACCGAGACCCTATGCATATCCATGAATATTCAATAGAAACACTTTATCACATGAAATGTGGTAAATGTCACAATTGGTGGAGTTATGCTCACACTCCTGACCTCACTTATATAACTAACCACGACCCAAGATCATTTGCACAGAATAGAAAAATGCATTGCCCGCATTGTAGTGCAGAAGGTGAATTGAAAGAAATACAATACGGTGAGAAATGAATATCTGGGTAGAATTTTACAAATATTCTGACAACAGAAAAAACACCCATGCACAAATGAAAGAGCAGGCTAAATGGTTGCCACCTGATCCCAGTATAATACGAAAAAGATTTTTTGATAAGATGAGTGATGCAAAAGTATTTGCTAAACGTATGGAGGAAGATGATTATATGGTATCAATAAAAAGAGATGGGAGTTTACTATGAGATACATTGGTCCAAATAAGTTCATATCATATATAAATTCGAATAATACTGATGAAGACAAACATATGTGGATGTCTGCCGATCAATATAGTGAAGCGGTAAAAATCATGTTGAAGAATGAAAAGAGGCCACCAACATATGTTGGAGAATTAGAAAAATTAAATAAAAGGAGATATTTAAGTGTTATCGATGGAGGTAAGATCAAGAGAGATAATCAGAAAGATAATTGATAAAGAATTAGATTTATCATGGAAGAATTTAGAAAAACAACAATATGAAAAACAATATGAAAAATTTAAATCTAGAAACATACCCTACAGGAAGAAGCCCGAAAGGTAAGTTCTATTTTGGTGAACGAGCATTATTGTTATGTAAAGAAAGACCAAAAGATTGTCAAATAGGATTTGAATCTGAATTTGATAGATTATATGATGACCTGTTTTCTTGTCATTATGAATACAAAAGTATGTTCAGAACATGTGGTATTGATTTCAATGTAGCAACGACAAGCGAATCCCACCACAGATTTGTCGGTAATATGTTCGGACAAATCACAGTCAAATCACTATCAGCAATATCAGATGATTGGATTATATTTCACAACATGGAATATGAATCAGAACCAAAGGTCTATATACATCTCGATAGAAAGATAGTATTGATTGTTGGCACGAGTTTTCTTGGTGAGATCAAGAAGGGTGTGTTTTCAATTATAGGGTTTGAGATACCGCAGAAAAGCATGTTGCCAATGCATTGTTCAGCATTTGAATATCAAGATAATACTGCATTGATGTTTGGATTGAGTGGAACGGGTAAGACAACCTTGAGTGCAGACCCAGAATATGCGTTGATTGGTGACGATGAAATAGCATGGAGTGAGTTTGGATTAACTAATATTGAAACAGGATGCTATGCAAAGACTGATGGGCTAGATCGTGAGACACAACCCACAATATTTGATGCTATGGAGAGTGCAAGTAAAGACGGTGTTCTCATTGAAGAGAATAAGGGTGTGCCAAACGCAAGAGCAAGTTATCCCATAAGATATGTCAAAGGTGAGATTACATGCCATGCATTATTCAAGCATCCAAAGCATATATTCTTTCTATCACTTGATGCGACTGGTACACTGCCTGCAATATCAAAAGTAGAAGGTAAGACGATAAGAACTCTATTTGAGACAGGTTATACAAGTAAAATGCCTGGTACAGAGGATGGAGTGAATGAAATACAGAAGGTTTATTCACCGTGCTTTGGTAGCCCTTTTATGCCATTGCCCGTGAATGTATATAGTGATATGTTAATGGACAGAGTAATTGAAGAGAATAGCAATGTATATTTGGTCAATACCGGCATGAATAAAAGTGGAGAGAGATTTCCATTAAGTGAGACACGAGAAGCAATCAAAAAAGTATTGAATTATGATGTAGAAACTCGTGAGATTGAGTGGACTAATCCATCTCAACCTTGTAAATTGGGTACAATTAAATTAAATGAAATTATTTAAGTCATTTATATAGGAGAGAAGAATGGCTATTTCAAATGCCGCCTTTTGGATCAATCCAGACGGGCAGATTCATAGAGTGGCAATAAATCATATTAAGGATGTAATTGGATACCCCAATAAATTTGGTTTGTCCTTACAAGATATTCAAAAGGTATTTGATAAACATAATGAACCTTTGGGCCATGAGGGAAAAGCAAGAGATGAAATTTTATTGAATTTATTTAAACGAAACTTTATTCGTATCCGAAAATATAAAAATATGGGGTATTTTGTTAATGTTAGAAAGTTAACAGATAGTGCTAAAAGTTTCTTATACAAATGGGCGACTAAACTTTTAGGAGTAGGCATAGAGGGAGTGAAGGATTTTGCTACTACACCAGTTTTATTTGATGTAGAAAATACTAGACAAGACTCTATGACCCTAGGAGAAATTCAAAAAGATAGTATGTTTAAAGAATCTAAACAATATGAACTTGTAGAGTGTCATGTTTCAGAATGGAAAGATCGTGAAGTAAAAAGGATAATAGAACTAAGAACATTTAAATCTTTTATTTAATTAAAACAGACGAATGGAAACGAAATTCTCAAACCTTCAACCTGGTGACACTGGTAATGTAGTCGGATTCACCGAGGGTAGCACATCTTATCGAAGCAAATTGTTGGCGATGGGGATTGTTCCAGGCACCTCTTTCCATGTGATCCGCAAGGCCCCATTGGGAGATCCTGTTGAAATTCGGGTCAACGGCTTTAACCTTTGCCTTCGTCAAAAAGAGGCGGAAATGTTGAGGGTGGAAAAGGAACATTTTGATTGTGAAGGATTTAAATCCTTCATGGATGAGAGCCTTATATAAAGATGAAAATTAGAATTCCAGATTGGGAAGAGATAATAGCATTTTTATTTGCATGGGGATATATTATAGGAGCATCTCCAATAATAATAGGATTTATTGGAGCCTGGTATTTTAATAGATAATTCATAGGAGATATTATGAAAAAAGTCAGATTACAAATAACAAACGCACATAAAAAATCATTTGTTGAAGTCTGTACATGGTCGACAAAACTTGAAGACATTCTTGAAAATCTTGATAAGGATGATGAAAATCATCAATTGATTAAAGAGAATATAAGACTAAACGAAAAAGATCAATGGTTGGTTATGTACGAAGAAGTCGGCTGGAGATGGGGTTCGGGTTCTGTAGTAATGACTAAAGAAGAATATGATGAATACGATTTTGATGCCGAAGATGGAGAGCATTCATTCTATGACTTTGAAGAGGCTGAATTCTATGAATCAAGTGACGGGTGTTGGACTGAAATAACATTCCCCAATTTACGTAATGATGTAGAAGATATTGATGAAGACATTCTCTATGAATTGATGAGAGATTACGGTGACGTAGAAGAATGTGAAATCACAATCTACGGGCCACTTGAACATGAAATTGAGGAAGAATGGGATGAAGAAGAATTTGAGAAAGAAGAATAGTTCCGATAAATTAATTATTAGTAAATTGAGATCCAAAAATAAGATACAAAATCGTAGAATTGAAGCATTAGAGAACCGAGTACAAAACCTTGTTGGCAGGATTAACGAACTAGAACATATGTTATTTCAATATGAGGTTGAAGAGGCTTGTTTTCGCATGACACCCAAGCATCTACAATTGGATAAGACATTCTAATGAATTACGAAAAAGCCAGGAGATTGATTGACAACAGAATATGGACACGAGATGAACTCAAAAAACTCCGAGGAAAAACCGCAAGAGCCAGAAGCAGAAGCATTTCCGATACCCTCAAACAAGTACACACCCCCTGGCATAAAAGATTCACTCCGAACTCTGTACACCACTCTGGAACAATTCTATTTGACCTCACATAGGATAAAGAACCCATGAACGTATACATTGCCGCACCGTTCGGAAATTACATTCATAGAAGCGGTATATCAAGCATTATGGGTACTTTTACACTCAAGCAACGACCAGGGTTGATATTACAACTGATAAAAACTCTCAGGTATTCTTTTATCGACAAAGCATGGTACAATGCTCTGGGCTTACGTAATCCTGGTATATTGGAAGGATTACATAGATATGATAAAAATAGCAGAGAACGCCTTATCAGTATCGCCGCTATAGAACCGTCCGACTGGCAATCTCTTCACGATATCATTCCATTCCATATTCCGCTAGAAATTAATATATCATGTCCAAACATTTCAAAGTTTATTCATTACGTCAAAGATATACACATATTCGCAAATCGCAATCCCATCATCAAACTGCCTCCCGAAATTCTAGATCGAGAATTAAAAGAGATATACGACATGGGTTTCCGTAGATTTCATTCATGTAATACACTCAAAACTTCCAAAGGTGCCAGAAGCGGATCCATTCTGAGAAATTTCGTTACGAATCAAATCAGAACATTAAAAGAGATGGACGAGACCAATACCTGCATTGCGGGCGGAGGGATCACAGAAATTTTTGACATTCACTATTATCAATCTATAGGAGCCGATGCTTATTCACTAGGCTCCGTATGTTTTCATCCAATTAAGTTTAAAAAATTGATGAATGAAATAGCCCAACTCAAAAGGAAAGGTAATTGAGAAAACGTATAATATGGAAGAATCGTCCTGGTGTCAATGGATATGGTGATGTATTAAATTGCAAAAAAACACTTAATCAAAGGCTCATTATGAATAAAAAAGATACATTAATAACACAAGAAGAACTTCAATCAGAACTTTCCAAAATGCAAAAAAGACTTGAAAAGTTAGAAGCATTTCGTGAAAGGACATCCATCATTGGTCGTGAAATCGGTAAGGCACGAATAGAAATTGAAGCAGAAGAAATCATAGGTAATTCATCATATGGATTATCCAATGCATCTCGCACACGTAGAGTAACTAATTCAAGATTTATCAAAGTAAAAATTGAAGGTAAGACAGTTGTTCTTGCAACCGATTCAAAACAAAATGTAACTGTTTGTGTAGGTCCCAACGTGAATATACGTACAATAGATGTTAATACTGACACCAAAATGGAAGACATAGAACAATATCTGTCTCATTTTGATTTGGTGTAGTGAAACTTCGTAACTTCATGATTTGCACCAATTGTTACGAAAGTTTCTCACAAGACGCCATAGAAGTAGGAGAATTGTTTCACTGTTCTCCGGAGACCTCTGTGGTTTGCTCTGAGAAATGTAAAGAAGAAATAAGAGAGAAAGTAGCAAATGGTACTTGGAAGGATTATTATGTACGGTTTCCTGTGCGTGTTTCTGAGAAATGAACAATGCTTAGGCGTCAGTAAGTCTAAAAGGGTCGCAACCTTGAGCAACAGAGTGTTCTGAGTACGCCTAAGCATTTTGAAATGGTAGTGAAACATCGTATTAGAAAACTTTGAGCGTTTCTTTGACAATTCTTAGGCGGACTTTGAATAATCAAACCCGTGTATATTCAAATATTCAAATATTAAAAAAGAGGTTTTTTAATGTATCTCCTGTGTATTCTCTCTCACGAGTGATCGGTTCAAATGCAATGCAAAGAGTGTGCAAAGTGTATGCTGAGAACGTAAATAAATGTTTATGCAAGTTACTGTATATACGAATATGCAAATACTTGTATATACTCAGAGAAAATGTGAGAAACTTTCAGAAAATGCAAGTATCGTGCAAAGTATGCAATCCAAGAGTTACACTACTAGAAATGCATACTTAGAGTGCAATGCAAGAAGTGTGCTAGAAAACACTCAGAGGAAAACTTGACAAACGCTTGACAACGTGTTATACTACGTATGTAGCCGGTTGATGAATTTGTGTATCTTATATCCTCTTATAAGTAACTCAAAGATATTTGTGTCTCTTTAATCGACTTCTAAGTAACTCAACTTGTGCTTCTCTGAGAAACATAAGAGGTAGTCAAATTATGTGACCACCTCAAAAAAACTTCAAAAAAACTCTTGACAATCCTTTAGAATTTGCTATACTAATAATGTGAGTTGATGATTAACCTTTTCCCCAATGAGGAAAGATGAGTGAAATCAGAAAAGAGACAGTAGAAGAGTTCTTGGCCAGAGGGGGTCGAGTTGAGCGAACTGAGGCAGTTCTTGGTGCGAAGTCACTGAACATGTTTTCAAAATACTCTGCGAACTACCGAGGAGGACACGGTAAGACTCGTATGGGAAAGAATGGTTCTGGTAAGGCACGTATGTCTGAATCATATTGGAGTGTATAATGGCGTTTGCTGATAGTTCTACATACTTTAATGTAGGTGACAGTTCAATCATTGGTTCCTTTGAGAATAAAGAAACTGGTAAATTCTTTGAGTATTCTGAAGGTAAAGAAGAGGATTGGGGAACCTATGCTGATTATGGGCTGAGGAATGAGTATGTTCATCGAGTTTGGGTAACTACTCCTTGGAAAATGGATAGAGGTTTTCGTATGGCAAAGGTTCTGAAAACTGTTGCCTATATTCTTCTTGATGAAGATGACTACGGAGAGCCTGTGATAGAGAAATGGAAAATCAAAAAACATAAAGTCTACGATAGAGAGAAGAAACACTACTGGTCAGACTATGATTTAACTTCCTAAAAAACTTTAAAAAAATACTTGACATTCCTTTAGAATTTGCTATACTAATAATGTGAGTGAGAGAGAGAAGAGAAATTCTCCTCTGTCAATGAAGACAGTGAACCTCTCATCGGTTAGCCTTCTGTAAACGAGCCCATGCTAAGGACTATTTCCTGTTTGGGTCTGAGGGGTTACTGAGAAAATCATAATGAGACAATACGAGATATGTGATTAAGAGATGGTCACGGCCCATATTGGGTAGCAGTGACACGCACATATCTCGTATTCCTCAAGAAAGGCTGATGTCTCTCTGAGGCCCTAAAGTGGTCTAGACGAAATATCAGAGAGACGGCCGAACACCTCTATTAGGAATTGCTCAATGAGTATTGTTGACCAACTGACAATAGAGAGTTGTGGGACTGCTCTCCCCTAGTCACCTACAAAGGTTCGTAATGATGCGAGGTAGACGGCTGATGTGACGGGGAACGACAAATAAGAACACATGTGCATAAGACACATGGCAGGTTCAGTATGCACCTGTGTCCCAAGAAAATACGAAAGGTAGCCGAAGAAAAAAGCGGTAAGAGTTTTTCGCAAAGGTTCTCTGAAACAAAACCTATGCAGACTGAGCGGTGGCAGTCTTGGTGGGCCACCGTTGTTCTTTTTCTCTTGACTTTTGTTGTGTTATATGACACAATGAAACTGAAGATAAGAGAGGACATGATAACCCTCTTGACCTCTTCCTCGTGCTAACGATTGGCAGTTAGCGGTTGAAAGAGACTTATCACCTCTGACAACAACGAGTAAAGACACGCAACAGTGTCAAGACCCCAGGTCGGTTCGACTCCGGTCCTGGGGATTGCTATATGTACTGACATGCTTGACAATTGAAAAAACCATGCTATAATATATAAATAATATTTGAATAAGGATAAGTCCAGAAGCACAAGCACGGACGGGAAGGGGTGGGCATACAGTCTGAGGATGCACCTGTATATTCTCTGCACGATCTTGGTGCATCCTCTGCACACTCTCTGAATAGGGGGTGGGGGGCAATATGTTTTCGGCAAGATACTTGGGGTGTGCATAGATATACAACGAGGTTGCTATAACGGTCGAATTGAAAATTTTTTTTGGAGTAAATTGTGAAGAAGAAAAAAACATTTACAAATATCGAATTCCAAGTTCAAACCAAATACGGTTGGAAAACACTAAAAACAGAAACAGACATGCCTGATCTAGAGGTGATGGAACAATTAGAGAAGTATGAAGAAACGTATTCTGATAAAAGAGTAAGAATACATGCAGAAGGAAATAAAAAAGTTTTTGAGGATTATAATTTTTACATAGTACGCAAAGATCCTAATATGTCTTCTAAGAAAATTCCTACTGATTTCAAGCGTTTGTCAAGTTTTCCTCTGAGTGTGGAGTCAAAACTTTTAAAGACCACACAGGATGCAGGAAAAAATATTAAAGTTGTTGATGTAGATAATAATGTTTTAAGTGAAATAAATTTGGATAAAGATCGTGTAATTACGAATACAATATAAGTTACGCAAATTTTTTTTTGGAGTATAAATGGCTGAGAAAGTCGCAGAAGCAGAGGAAGCAAAAGAACCTGTTATCATGCCTTACAATAAGGACCAAGACAGACCTTATAAAAATCCTAAGGTACAGTTCTTCAAGACATTTGATGGAGATGGAACAGAGATCAATGATTGGCAAACATTCCATAGGGCACACAGATATTGGTCTGAGATTGATGTTAAGGATCAATTAAATATTATTCAGTATAGGTATAAACATCTACCAGAGAAGAGAAGATTTAGAGTGATTGATGAGGATGGTAATACAATACGTGAAGTAAATCTGAATGACGAAGCGAAAGCGACTGACGATACCGAAGAATAATAATGATCCTTTTGGATTAGAGTTTGAGATTGCTCTGATGAAAGCGAGGTATGTCTACCCTGCTCCTGAGAACAAAAAGATACATCCCGATGATATATTAGGTCATGCAAAACAAATATATGAAAGCGAGATGCTTGAGAGGTCTTTGTGTGCTTTCTATGATAGTATTGTACCTGTGACTTATCGTACTACCTCTGAGCATTTATCTAATACTTTCTTACAAAAACAATCTTCATATAAAATAGTAAAATATAAAAGTAAAACTAATACGCATATAAGAAACATCTTTGAAATATCTTATGAATTTCTAGATGTTCTACATGTCCCAACGGGAAAGGTGATAGAGTGCAAGGTGCATAAGTCTGATGCAGGCTTGGAGAGACATAGACGTAGAATACTTGAACGGCGTAATGGAAGGCGGGATAATGATTTATCTGATTATTATCTAATATGTCTAGATAAGGAGGATGTATTTGAAGTAACAGAGTTTTTAAGTATAGGGAATGCTGGTCGCTTTGTTCGTGAAAATTTTGAGGAGTTTATAAATGAAAACTGAATTAAATAATCCAGGGTGGTTTGTTTTGGAGAATTTCTATACTCCAGAGGAAACTGATTTGGTACTGGAAAGTATTCGTCAAGTGACGGAAAATGATGAAGTGTATCTGTATCATGACAGAGCCGACAGGTTGAGGCGAATGGAATATTTTGCCTTCTATGACGAAGTATTGAAAGATTTGGATAGAAGATTTCGGAATATATTGTACGAGGCGACTGGTGAGCAATGGAGTTTGTTTAAGGATAAGGTGAACTTTAAGCCTTCTGGTGGAGAGGGATTCTATGCACATTACGATGGCATCTTTGAGTTTAAAAATGCGAATGGAACAACAAGTAATGGTTGGTATGAATATGCTAGAGAGTTTCTATCAGCATTACTTCTATTAGATGACTTTACGGAAACCAATGGTGCATTAGAGTTGAGTAATATGCATGACGAGGACTGGAATACTCTATATGGTAGAACAAAACAAAATGGTACACCCGATATACGTGAAGACTTGGTGAATACTTATGATTGGACAAAGGTCATTGCAAGTAAAGGTAGTGTTTTGGTTTTTGATCATCGTGTACCTCATATGTCTCGTATGAATGAATCTGAGTCCACCCGTCGGACAATATACTATACGTATAATCCTGCGAGGGTAGGGAATTTTTACGAGAAATATTTTTTAGATAAGTATAACAGTAGAAACACAAATAGTAAATCATTATCTGGTGAATTGAAATGAAGTGTGATGTATATGTAAGCATGGTCGGTGATCTATTTCATATAGGGCATTTAAATATCCTAGAATATGCTAGTCATTTAGGTGTAATCACGGTTGGATTATTAACGGACGAAGCAGTAGAATCCTATAAAAGAACTCCTATTGTAAGTTATGAGAATAGAAAGACTATCGTAAGTGCTATACAATATGTCGATTCTGTAGTACCTCAAGAAACACATTCTTATAGACCTAACATATTAAAATATCGTCCTAGAGTGCTAGTGCATGGAGACGATTGGAAGGAGGGTGTGCAACAGGATGTCAGGAATGAAGTTGTGAAGACATTAGAAGAGGTGGGAGGAACTTTGATAGAGGTTCCTTATACAGAAGGAATTTCAACTACACAACTATTGAAAAAAATACAATGTATGTAGCATCACCATCGACTGTAAAGTTTGTAAAGAAATATGAACCGTGTATAATCATTACTGATAAACTTACTACTGATATTTTAAGACTGGAAAATAAGTTCGATGAAGTGATTGCTATCGGTGGCGGTGCGGTGATGGATGCGGCCAAGATACTATCTAAGCATCATTTAATATGTAATCCTACGACTGCAAGCGGTTCACCTACATCTGCACATAGCGTGGTGTGGGATGGTGTGAATAAGACAAGTGTACAAGGCAACCCTGCTGATGTGGTACAAGTGGTCGATGAATACTGTGAAGGGTTGATGGGTAAAGCATTGTTAAACACTCGTGTAGATTTATGGGCACATGCTATCGATACATTGTATAGTGAAAAGGCAACTGCGAAATCTAGAACGTTGAGTGATAGTATATTGAATAGAATGAAATCACCTATGACCAACGTAGAGTTGGTCGAGTTAGGTAACCTCGGTGGTGATCTTATTCGCATGGTCCCTACTACTCTAATGCATGGTTGTAGTTATCCTCTGACTGGACATTATGGAATTGCACATGGTAGAGCATTGAGTTGTATGGTACAAGGTATCTGCGATGTCAAAGGTCTGAATGCTACTGATTGGTTTACGAAGGATGAACTGAATAGCATGAACATTCATCGATTAGAAGTAAATATAAATAAATCTATGATCTTGACAGAGATATTAAAGTATGATAAAATACATGAGTTTGATTTGGGTGTCAAGATCACTGCTTCTGTTATTGCTGAACTATTTGGAATGTAATGGACACACCTATTGACAGAAAATATAACGCACAAAATCTAAAAGAAGTTCTTCCTCTTCTAGAAGGGTTAGATTATTTTATTTTTTATGGGACTTTACTAGGGCTTGTACGTGAAGGTGATATACTAGAAAAGGACGATGATATTGATATAATGGTCGACCTTAAACATTTTGCAGAACTTATAGATAGATTTGATAAGCATGACGGGTTGTTGACCTATGATAACAATCCTAATGTGAACTATTGCAATTACTTTAGACAAGCCACTGGCACAAGAGATGGTGTAAAGACGTTTGCTGATTTCTATTTCTATGATGCAGAAATAAAACCTGGATCAATTGTAGATCGATGGAACATGAATGGTGCATGGCAAGATCCTAATATGCACATAATCATTCCTAATGATATCATTTACCCAATTGAAACTAAAACGAATAAAAAATATGGTGAGATAAAATATCCATCTCAACCTGTTCCTTGTCTTGAATATCTTTTTGGTAGTGGATGGATGCATCCTAGAAAAAAGAAAAAAGAATATCTAGCACTCGTTAAGAACAATCGCCCGCACATAGTTTATCCTGGTCAAAACAGATGAGAAAACATTTGATATTTCATTTTTGTGCCAATCAGGAAACTGGATGGGCAAAAGCACATATCGATAGATTAAAAAAACATATAGATTTGTTTGATGGTTACAGGTTCTTTTCTATATGTGAACCAAATAATAATCTACGTGACAATGATCTTGTTAATGATATTCTTTCTATGCAAAATGAAAGAACAACTATCAATTACATAATCAATGATACGACAAGCAGAGAAGTAAAACCATTCTTTGATATGCATCTACCAGCATTGCAATTGATGTCTAATCATTCTAGTGATTATTGTTTCTATGGACACACGAAAGGATCATCAAGACCATACTCTGATGCATTGAATGCATGGAATACTACACTGTGGAAATATAACATAGAGAAGTATGATGAACTTATTAAACCTAACTTTGGTAAGTATAAGACTATTGGTTGTCTGAGAAAGACAAAAGAGAAAGCAGGTGAACATGTTGGTGATGGCATACTCGAATCATATCATTTCTCAGGAACTTTCTTTTGGTTTTCTTGTGATATATTCGATGGACCTTGGTTTGATCCAAATAGGACTTCACCTCATGTAATAGAACGATGGCCAGGTATTATTACTGGTCTAGACGATTCTAAATCGGTATTTGATGTTGAAGATAGTATGCTATATTATGAAGATATTTTTTGGCAAGCACACAATATAAAAGGAGATATGTGACTAGAATATGTATTACAGGTGGAGCAGGTTTCATAGCACACCATGCGGTTGAAACAATATTAGATGAAACTGATTGGGAAGTCGTAACGATTGATCGAATTGATTTTAGTGGTAACTATAATCGTTTGGTTGACATATTAGAAAATCATCCTGAACGTAAACGAGTGTCAACGGTATGGCATGATCTTAAAGCAGAGTTTAATCCACAGATCAGATCATTTCTGGGTAAGTGTGATTATGTTGTTCATATGGCCGCAGGTTCTCATGTTGATAGAAGTATTGAGTATCCAATGGAGTTTGTCATGGACAATGTTGTGGGTACAGTAAACGTAATGGATTGGGCTCGTAGTTTAGATGGGTTAGAGAGAATGATTTATTTTTCTACTGATGAAGTATTTGGTCCTGCACCTAAAGGTATTAAGTTTAAAGAATGGGATCGCTACAATAGTACGAACCCGTACAGTGCAAGTAAAGCAGGTGCGGAAGAGTTAGCGATAGCATATGAGAATACATACGGGTTACCAATCTATATTTCGCATACCATGAATGTATTTGGTGAGAGACAACATCCAGAAAAATATATTCCTATGTGTATTCGTAGAGTAAGAAATGGTGAAACGATTACAGTTCATTCTAATAGTGCAAAGACAGAAGCAGGATCAAGGCATTACATACATGCAAAAGATGTTGCTGATGCTATGTTATTCTTGTTAACTGAAGATCCGCAAAGAAAATTGATGAGTATCGATAAAAATGTCTGGTCAGATGAAGTTGGTGTCGGCAAAGATATCAAATTCAATATTGTAGGACCAGAAGAAATTGATAACCTTTCTCTTGCAAAAATGATTGCGAATTGTCAAGGTAAAGAAGCAATTACTGAGATGGTTGATTTTCATTCTGCAAGACCTGGGCATGATCTTAGATATGCACTTGACGGTGGGTTGATGAGATCTATTGGTTGGGAACCTAAACTAAAATTCTCTGAGAGAATACAACAAGTGAGTGATTGGTATCTAAATAGAAACGAGTGGCTTGAAGTCTAAATAATTTTATGTTTTATTTTAATGCCAGAGATATTGAGGATCTAGATGTTGTTCAGTTTAAGAAGGATATATTTGTAGAACCTCAAGACAAAATGTATTTTGATTTTGAACCAGTGGGAGTAAATTTATATGCAAGACGTAAATTTAATAAGAAACGATATAGACGTAAAACGAATAAAATCTGAACTTAATATCCTATTATCGAATATTCCTGAGTTTGAAGATCAGATGTGTTTACAAGGGGTCTCAAAAGATATGGATCCTTTCTATGGCAGTCGTAGAATAGCAGATATGGGTGATTATAAAGAGACAGACTTTAAACATTTTCTCTTTCCTGAACTAGATTATACAAATTCTGTAATAGAAGAGTTAAATCTTTTCAGAACACGTATAATGAAGTCACCAAAAAAGAGTTGCTTGACTTGGCATGTAGATCCATCTATGAGAGTGCATATTCCCCTTAAAACAAATGACCAGTGTTTTCTCTTAATTGATAGAACTGCACACCATTTAAAAGATGATGGGTCCGTTTATCTATGTGATACAACAAAACCTCATACTGCTATAAATGCATCGTTACATGCTAGAACGCATTTAGTCGGAGTTATTAATGAAATTGATGAGTGAAATTAAAAGCGAATTTGGATTTTCTCCTGAGGTAGATGATGAGATAATCGAAGATCTTAATACATTACCATGGGATAGAAAAAATATCATAATGCAATATAAAACTTACGTATTGTATAAAGATAAGTATCCTGTTACAAAAAATCATATGCTATACGTACCAAGATCAAGAAATTTGATTTTTATTATGGATTGTTATTCAGAAGCATACAAGCGAGGTATACTTGGTATAGAGACAAAAGAATGGGACTCATTTAATATTGGTATGAATTTTGGTGAAGAAGCAGGGCAAACAATTGACTGGCCTCATATTCATTTGATACCGAGAAAAAAAGGCGATACGAAAAAACCTCGTGGTGGTGTAAGAAATGTTATTCCTGGTGCAGGCGATTATAAATAATATGGATCATGATAATTAAATTACTGGAGTATATGGCACAACCTAGATACTTTCTAGGAACACTTTATCTAGCATGGGCAGGTTCTGTAGGTCATAATATATTATGGGAGGCTGTAACGGTCGGTATAATGTGTGGTATATTTGACTATTATAAGGAGCGGCCCATGAAGTAAGGAGAAGCATGTGGAAACTTTCCTATACATACAAGGACTATGTAGGTGTAAAAACAAAACACGTAGTCTTCTTCAAGTCTGAACGTAAGTATCAAGATTTTATCAAATCACACCCAACCATACAAATATTATCAACTGAAAAACCAAATTGACTTTTACGAAATCGGCCGCCAAAGAAATCACTAAGATTATGGAGCGTGATGGACTCTCACCTGAAACACATGCAGTAAGGATAGGAGTCAAAGGTGGTGGATGTTCAGGTCTGACTTATACATTAGACTTTGATGATTGTCAACGCAAGTTTGACATCACCTATACCAGCAATGGTTTGACTATTTTAGTTGATAAAAAATCCCACCTATACATTGGTGAGACTGAGATTGATTGGTCATACAATCTTATGGATCGAGGTCTCAAATTCAATAATCCACACGCAAAAGTTTCTTGTGGTTGCAAGTCCTCATTCATGGTAGATATGCCCGAGGTAACAGAAAAACCATCTTGGATGTAAAAAAACCCTTGACATCTTGCCCCAGTTTGCTATTATATAAATGTACTGATTAGATAACCCTTTCGGAGATGCCAAAATGAAAAGTCTAAAAAGAATGAAATTTGAAGAACTTTTTAAAGAGTGTGTGGAACTGAGAGCAGAACGTGTTCATCTATCCCATGAGTTGAGTAAGGCAAAAGCCGAACTTGAGAAAATGAAACGAGAAATGGAGTTTGCTGAAGAAATGGGAGTGAATTTTTATGAACTTGAAGAAATGAAACGAGAAATGGAGACTGCATAATGTTCATATCAGAAGTCAGATCAAGAGGAATTAAATATCGTGGTAGGTTTAGTCACAGAAAATACTTTGAGACTTTGGAAGAAGGTCTTGAATGGGCAAGAGGCCTTGCTGGTCGCATTGTTGCTTCTGGTAGGTACTCTGATGAAGAAATCGTAATGGAACACAGTGAGGTCAAATGAGAGATCCAGAATACGCAAGAGGTTTTAAAGAGTCAATGAGAGAACTGGCATGTTCCGATCTTGAAAGTGCCGCAATGAGAATTGAAATTCTTGAAGAAGAATTAGAAGCCGAACGCAAAAAGAAATGGGAACTGGTACACAAAATCAAATTGATTGATTCTGGTACTGATCTTGATACCATTCTTGATAGTGGTGAGCCATTGACCCTTCATGAGAAAATTGAAATGATTAAAGAAGGATTTGCAAATGTTTAAATCATCAAAAGCATATTGTAATGGTGAACTGATTTGGGACGCAAAAGACCCAAAGTTCAATCATTGTCTCAAAAAAGATATTGAACATTACAAAAAATATCTTAAAGAAAAAGAAAATTTCATTGCAAAAAAGTCTTGACAAGTTAGCCTAATTTGCTATTATATAAATGTACTGATTGAGATAACCCTTTCGGAGATTGAATATGAGTTCAAGCCTAGATAGACTTTTTGAAGAAGCCAGAGAAGACGGATCACTTCGTCTTTGGGAAATCGGTGATACAGTTGTTGTTCATGCCCTGAATGACCTTGTTGGTGAGGTTACCAAGCGGTCACTAAATGGCGATGGTGTTTATGACTACATGGTTCACTATGAACGTGACGGGTCTTGTGAGTGGTGTGAGGCTTCTGATCTGAGAGAAGCAAATGATCTTGATAACTGGTCGTTGACTGAACGTGAATGTTGGTCTTTGTATTGAAACCTTATTTTAGGAGTAGTTATGGGAATGGTTAAAAAAGCATTGATTGAACATGAAATTAGAATGGAAGACTTTGAGGCGGGTCTGGAATGGATGACTCGTTATGGAGTCAAAACTTTTAAAGACCATACTGGTGAGTGGGTAGAAGTTCGTTGCTCAAAAGAATACGACTTTTGGTCCCCAGACCCGAAACCTATTGCACACCTTACATCGGAAACTGCATAATGGAAACTGTTAGAGAACTTAAAAAATTTGATGCATTGCTGAGAATGACTCGGTTCTCTACCAAACGTAAGGGCAATGATAAAAAGAGGCAATCCAAGAAACTTTGTCGCAAAAAAATCCGATGGGACGAATAAAAAAATGGTTTCGCCATATGGCATTTGAGTGGGAATTAATGAAGTGTAACCTTGAAGCAAGATTGGGGATGATATGAATGAAGCAATTTTTGAAGCAATTTACGAAGAGTTACTTGAAGCAGGATATGAAGATTGTCAAGAAACTGTTGAATTAGCAATCATGATTTTTTACGACAGGGCATTATGATAGATGCAGAAGGTAAAGCGGATCCTTTCCTTGCACCAAAAGGTACTCGTGATGAGTTTTTTCTTAAACTAGAAAAGCGTGTCAAGAAACCAGAGTACACTATACATTTCATGGTTGACCGTGAAGGTCGCAAGGCGATGTTCTATAATATCAAAATTGCGACTGGTGAAGCAATAGTAGAAGGTGATTGCATATTAATAAAGGCGACCGTTGCACGACATGATGCAAGAAATGGTAAAGCACAAACATATCTAAATAGATGTGTTTTTATTAAGAATTATGGTAGTAAAGATAAGAAACCTGAGAAAAATATACCTTCTCATCAAGAACAATTATTAAATGGTCTCAATCTTGATAGCCAGGTATTCACGGCTGAGAAGGAATCTGAGAATAAAAAACCTACTTGGCAAGAACAATTAGTACAGGAGCCACCATGGGCGTAATGAAAAATAAATATATTGAAGAACAGATGGAGCAAGAACTAGAACTTGAAATGATTGATAATAAGAATGGTGAGGTCACCTTTAAGGTTGTTGAGGTTGATAATGAAAGTGAAGACATTTCTTATATTCATGTCAGAGAAGAAGCCAAGGTAGAAGAGGCGCTGGAACGAATGTATAATAAGAGTCAGGAAGATTTATTTAATAGTGAAGATTATAATTGGTCAGGTTTTAGGTAGAAGAAATTTGCAGTCCTGAAAAAAACATGCCAACAAATTCATAATGTGGAATTACGTAACTAAATTTGAAAATGTAATTTATGATGATGTGAGTTACGTATGATGGAAATATTTCTTCATGGTCCTGGTGGAGTAATGACAACACATTCTTTATCTGATCAGGCATATGAATTTTGGAAAGATAAATCTAATAGATTTTTATTTGATTATTCGTGGAATTTAGATGTGATATGGAAAGACCATGAAAATAAAAATCATGATAATAGAACGAAATTAAAAATTCCGTCATATGCAGATTTTTTGCTTGATGAATCTACAGGAGATTTTCAATATTGGTGTCAACATGGTGAACAAAATAGAACCGTTCATTTGTGCGATTTTAATGCCTGTGTATTGTTTGTTGAATATAATAACAAAATATCTTTGCATTATCCTGAAGAATTTACCACTATTGAGCATGACCGAGAATATGATTTTGAATTGAATAAATTTTATTCAGGAGTTTCTTGTGAGATAGGTAATTGGCAACATAAAAAATATAAAAAATTTATACCATTAGAGCATTTAATATTATATACTAAAAAAATTAATGGTAGAAAATATATTATTGATTTTGGTTTTGATTCAAGTGACATGATATTTCAAACAGAAAATTATAACATGTATGAGGAGATGGTTGTAGATTGGTACTATAGATTACATGTGAGAAATGAAAACGTAGTTAAAGACCTATCTACTTTTTCAAATGTTGATTTATCATATAATTTAAATTCACATACTCTGCATGATGAACAAGAAGATTCTGATATCATGGATACTTCAAATTTTAAAATACATAATAAGATAAAATGATTAAATGGGGAACAACATTTGGTTCTCATGATGGTGCGTTAGCAGTTTTTGTAGATGATGTACTTGTATTTGCTTCTGATGCGGAACGATGGTCTAGAAAGAAAAATGATCCTGTAATGCTAAAATACGTACAACAGATAATGTGTGATTTCCTACAAAAAAGGAGAAATCGTGAAAACCGCTTTACTTGAAATATTAGAACCTGGTGAAAAGGTATTAGGTTCAAAAACTGCTGGTTCTTATTTTGTTAGAGAGTTTGTTGATGGTGAACACATGGGTGGTTCATTTTTCAAAACAGAAAAAGAAGCAAAAGATTATATTAAAGAATTTGTTGATCCCGAAATATGGAAGTACAATGAAGATAAATACGTTTCATAAAAAATACAAGAATATAACCCCTGCAAATGGGTTCATGACGAAAAACTCGGTTTTTCGTAAGCAATTTGATCGTGTAATGGCACCATACGTTGTGTGTGCAGATGGTTTTACGATGTCAGTACAAGCATCTGGTACTCATTATTGTGAGCCTAGGGCAAATGTAGAGAGATACAGGTCCTTTGAGATTGGGTTTCCTAGTCAGAAAGAACCTTTGATTATGGCATACTGTGAAGATGATTCCAAACCGACTGATACGGTTTATGGTTGTGTGCCATGTGCAGTTATTAATGAGGTACTTGAAAAGCATGGTGGTATTGATATTGATGCTACGCTAAAAAGAGCAGAAGAGGTGAATGGCTGAAGAATACGATAGAGTAGATTTTGAGACAACTTATGGTATGACACCATATTCTATATGGGAAAGTGAAGATCCAAAATACTCAAATCCTATTCTTAAATATCTCAAAGAGAGACACGGCCAATCTACAAGAGAAAATACATTAAAAAGTTTTGGTGGTGCAGGAGAGAATACCGCTTATACTGCTACCACAAGTTACTTTAATCCAAAACTTTGTAGAATTGTATATTCATCATACTGCCCTAAAAATGGTACGATATTTGATCCTTTCAGTTCTGTGGTTCGTCCTTATGTTGCTAAGTTGATGGATTATAATTATACCGGTTGTGAAATTAGAAAAGATGAATGTGAAAAGATTAATGATATACTGAATGCAGGATCTTTATTTGAGACAAGTGAAGTATCTGTACATAATGTTGATTGTAGAAAATTTGAGACTGATCAAAAATTTGATTTGATATTCACTTGCCCACCATATTGGAATCTAGAAACTTATTCTGATATGGATTCTGATTTGAGTAACATATCAGATTACAAACAATTCATATCAGAAATGAGTACAGTATATAATAAGTGTGCCAATCTGATGCATGAGAATTCTTATTGTTGTTTTGTTGTTGCAGATTTTAGAGATTATTCTGAAGGACGTAAATTGATAAATCGTTTAGTACCTTTTGTTTCAGATATGATAAGATGTGGTGAGAATTCTGGTCTGACTTTATACGATAAGGTGATTATCAAGAAACCTTTAGGTACGGCTCCTTCAAGATTGAAATTGTGGAATAACAGAAAAACCGTAAGAATCCACGAAGAATTGATTATTTTTAGAAAAAATGCTTGACAAGTGAGCCCAGTTTGCTACAATAGATCATGTGAGTTGATGATTAACCTTTGACGAGAATTCTAATGGAAATTCGTGAGTTTGAAATGTCCGATGATGCTTTTATTGAAATGGTCGGTTCTATCACTCCTGATATGACTGATGAAGAGATTATGGTTCTCATTGATGAAATTGAGTCCAAAGAAGAGGCCCGCATTGAACTTGCCGATATGGCACGAGATGGATGGAGATAATATGGCTGAAATGACTGAAAGACTTGATGCGTTACTTGACCACATGAGGGCAGATTATAAAGCATGGGCCGACCTTGGTCCTGATCCTCACGGTACTCGTGCTTCTATGTATGAAGAATATTCAGATAGTCTTGACTATACTATCGGTAAGAAGTATATTAAAGTATTGAAGCGAGAAGGTGATAATCATTCCAGCGTGTGTGCTTTTGTTGTCAATGTTGATAATGATAAAAAATTCAACTATGGTGATATTTTAATGCCTGCTGGTTGGGCGGCACCTGCACGTAACTTTGCTCGTGGCAACATTTTTGATACCGAGCGAGGCTTTGAACGTGTACGATGGACTGGTGCTTTATGAATAACAAAGGTGGGTATCAGATGATATCTACCACAGACTTAAATGGAAAAAATGAATATTAGACCAATAGATAATAATTTTTTTAGATTTACATCTAAATATGATAAGCGTAAATTGGTAATTGAAATAGATGGTGATAGCACCAAAGATGAATTGTGTGAAGCATTCACTGCATTTCTTAATGCATCAGGTTATTCTTATACTGATCGTGTTGAATGTGTCTCTGGAGATGATCCAAGAGATGCTTTTGCTGAGACTTATAGCAATTCAGACGAATACGAGGAAGATATACCATTTTAATTAATGGGGAGGCTGGGCATAGGTGAGCCCAACAGGCTGTAAACCTGCCGTATATACTGTGGCGGTTCGACTCCGTCTCTCCCCACCATGGGTCCCATCGTTCAGTCAGGTCTAGGACACGGCACTGTCACTGCCGAGACACGAGTTCAAATCTCGTTGGGACCGCCAACAAAGTGATTATGGATACTGAAGATTTGAAAGAAGAAAGACAAATGAGCAAGGCAGGAAGTCTTGCAATGGAATTGTCAAAAGAAAAAAAGCGGCTTCAAGAAGAACTTGAAGAAATGCAACAACAGTTTGAGGAGGTTTCTCCAAGTACACCAACGGGAGGACCAGATTCCTATTTCAAATGGATTGGAGTTGTATCAGCCGTCATAGGAATATTTTTACAGAATTCAAACTTACCTTTATTTGGACAATTTTTTTATGTGATTGGAGCATATTCTTGGACGGCAGTAGGATTTTATTGGAACGATAAAGCAGTTATGTTAGGAAGTGTTATTCCTGCTACAGTAGTGGCAATGAATTTAACTAAAGAACTGGTAAAGATTTTATAAGTATAACAGAACATTTATAAAGAAACTACTATGAAAAAAATGACAAAACACACATTAAAAGAACTAAAAAGATCATCTGTTAAGGTGGGGTTATTAATTTTAGTTCTACCATTTGGAATTAGTGCTTCTTTTAATTTCCTCCCACTTTGGTTGTCATTACCGATTGGGTTTATATTGGGTTTATCAGAGTTAATATTAATAGCAACCTTTGTGTTTATAGAGGTGGAGTTGCTGTATACAAAGGAAAAAAATGAGTAGGGTCAGTTGTGGTGGAGAATGTCTTACTAATTTAGACCATAACTGTGTAGGTTGTGACAGAACACCAACAGAAGAAGCGATGTGGGAACTTTATACATCAGAAGAGAGAGAGGAAATTGTAAAGGAGATACAGTCTTTTCTGGAAGAACAAAATGAAAATTAATCACTTATAAAATTAAAAGGGATCAATAAAAAATGTCACCTACGTATAATTACCGATGCAATTATTGTAAGAAAGAGTGGGAAGAAGAAGTTCCTAATGAAGAACAAAAACTGCATCCAACACAAGTTTTGCAACCAGTTGAGTGTGACATTTTTGTTGCACCACATGCTGGTGTTGCAAAATGTGATGTGGAACTTGTTCTTAAAAAAACAAAATAAATACATGATTAAAGGATATTATGAAAAACATATTTAAATTTATGGGAGTATCAATACTCGGTACGTTTGGTTTATATTTAATTCAACCCTATGCACCTTTGGTTGTGGGTGTGGCCTGTTTGTTTTTTGCTTGGCAATTGTTTGTGTCCGCTCTTCCTGAGATTGAAGATTGGCGATATACAATTCTTAAAGCAGAAGTAGAAAGCCTTAAAAGGTGGGTATACAAATTCTAAACAGGTCATTGGTGTTAATGGTAGCATGTCGGACTCCAAATCCGAAGGTACGGGTTCAAATCCTGTATGACCTGCCAATGTGACCGTGACTGAATGGTGAGGTAACAGATTGCAAATCTGATTAATGCAGGTTCAAATCCTGTCGGTCACTCCATAAATATTTGAATGAACTATGATATTTTACTTCTAACTTTAACAATCGTATGTGCTTTAACAGTTGGTGCGTATGTATACAAAAAAGAAATTGATACACCACCTCCGCCTAAACCAGATATACGATACTATCATATAAATTTTTAATTCATCTCCGGCCTATATAATAATGTAATGAATAATACAAGGAGATTTTATGTTGAATACTATTAAGGTACACTGTAATGAAATAACAAAAGGACAGTGTATGGCACAATTGGATGGAGAAATTCAAGTTTGTGGTAAACATAATATATGTGCAGTGAATGAAATTAGATGGAATCTTCATGGAACTTCTAATGGAGAAGTTTTTGAAGAGGCCTTTAAACAAATTTGGGACATGGCCTATACAGAAGGTTTAGAGGATAGATCGTTTACATAAAAAAAATAATATGCCATTATACGAATATAAATGTGAAGTTTGCTCTAATATAGAAGAGAGTATTGAAAAAATAAATACAGAAAAAATAGAATGCCCTATTTGTAATAACACGGCAAAAAGAATTATTAGTTTATCTAGTTTTGAATTGAAAGGTAGTGGTTGGTATAAAGATGGTTATTCATCAATTATTCCAAACAATACGGAAAAAAACAATACAGAAGACCAAACATCGTAATTATGTCAACTTCCGATCAAAAAGCATTTGAAGAATTTCTAAAAATCATGTTAGATGATGATCAAAGGTTTCCATGTACATATAAACCTAATAAAAGCAGTAAAGAATTTACTGAAGGTCTAGAAAAAATTCTTCAGGAAAAACAAATCGAAATAAATCGAAATAAAACGAAATAAGGAGAATATTATGAAAGTTTCACTACGCAAAGCAAATGCACTTCAAGAACAACTTAACGAGGCGATTAAAAGTCGTCCTAGTGCAGACCACGAGGTCAATGTTGTTGACCATGAAATGTGGAAGACTGAGGTAGAGAGTGCCCAGGCCAAATACTATGATGAAGTGAAGCGAAAACTTGAAATGGTTGAAACCAGGTTTTCTATTCGCAAGAGTATTGCCAACCATAATACCTTGTGTGGTGTTACCGATTTGCTTACGGATCTCAATCATGTTGAGAGTAAGATTACCACAATCCAGAGATGGATTATTCAAAGAGAAGTTCGTTCAAAAGACGAGGTTCTTGAAAAACAAAGAAACCGTAAAGTGGCTCGTGCCGAGAATGCAGATTACGATGGCTACATCTCCATGGATGTATCCGTCATCGGTAAGAACGACCATGAACACTGGACTGAAAAAGTTAAAGTGTTGAAGCGAAACAAAGCCAAAATCAACGATGAGTTATTGTCGTTGAACATCAAAACTGAAATAGAGTTATCACCGCAGGTGGTGAGGATTCTCAAACAAGAGAATTTGATCTGACTTGTGGTGCGGGAAGAGTGGGAGGTCCGATTACAACCACATGTAATCACTTGCCTTCTGGCATTTATCAAAAGCAATTACGGAGGAACTAGATGTTTGCTTCTGTTAAAAGAGGACCTTTTTGCTTGTTGTGAGGTGAAACCCACCATACCTTGTAGACAGAGAACGACATTAGGCATCAAACTTGCACTTTGTTCGTTGTAAGTTGCTTGAATGAACCGACTGGAACATTCGTTGTTTTTCTCATTCTTCCCATTTACAAACCTCCCAAGTATGCTCACAATATTCAGTATTTACATTAGGGTTAGTACACTTCCAAATTTCTATATCTGAAAAAATGTTAGTTTTTAGATTTCTTATACCTTCCAAATAAACATCTTGATTGATTCCACACTTGAGTTTATATTCAAGACATATCATTTTTGATGTATCTTCTATTTGATTAAAATAATTAAAAATTTTCACAATCACTTTTTTTTCTATCTCTTCATCCCAGTCGCTATCTAAATCACTATATAATGTGATTTTGAGTTTTTGCTGGTTATTATTTAAAATTTTTGTAATAACCTTTTGTGCCATTCCAGTTATAAACGAACCTGCTTTAATATCTAAGGCAAAATAATTATCCCAAGTTATTGAATCAAATGATAAATATGGACCTGTTGAGGTTTGATGACAAGTATACGTAAGTTCACCTGCAGGACCTACGGTAAGTTCATTTATTACATCAGATGTTAATTTAATATCTGGAAGTGCGTTCCATGGCGGAAAATAATTTCTGATGGCATCTTTAGGATTAAAATTGAATGTTTCAGAATAATAAACTTTTGTATCCATAAAAATATTTAGAAAAAACTTGACATGTTCTCTTATTTTGCTATACTAATAATGTAGTTAATGATTAACCCCTGCCGAGAATGATTATGGCTATTAATGATAACTCAATATTCGTTGGTGATGCGGTGAGATTGTCGGGTAAAACTCGTCACGGTAAAAATCGTATTCGTGAGAATGGTGATATGTGGGAAGTCATCACTATTGATGGCGGTGAGAGTTCAATTCTCTCTACTAAAATTTGTGTCGTTCCTATGATGGAAGGTCGCAGAGAGAACTGGCGTTGGCTTGATCTTCCAGAAGATGAGCATATGGAAATTGAAATTATAGATAATGAGGTAGTATTATGAGTATGATAATGTGTAAGTATGGTTGTTTAAGTGATACTGATGAATTCCCAGAGTTTGAGTGGGATGAAGAAGAAGGTTATACGTGTGAATTTTGTGCAGAAGAAGAAAGAGATTCCTTGCGGATGTTCCGATACTTCCGCACCAGAGTAGATTCTTTTTTATATTCATAAAGGAAAAAATATGAGTGAGGAAAGACTAGAACATTCAATTGCGTTGGTTCTTGCACGTTGGATGGGTGGTGAGAATTTGAAAGAAGCAACCGAAGAGGTTGCACGTATGGCTAGACTTTACTACGAAACTGGTTCAATAGAGGAGGACGAATTATGAGTGGAGTATTTGATTTGAAACTTATGGAAGGAGTTAGAGCAAAGGTTGCTGAGAAGAAGAGGAAACAAGCAGAAGAGTTTGCAGAACTTGTGAGTGGTCTAGACCCAGAGAGTATATTTTTTGCTGAACGGCTTTTTGGAGTAAACGGAAGCCGACTTGAAATAAATGGTAAAAAGTGAAAAACGTTCTTGACAAATGGTCAGAGTTTGCTATTATATAATTGTAGAGTGAGTTAAAACCTTTCAAAATAAATAATTTATGTTTTTTCTTGTCAAATATTCAATGGTTGCAGTTGCGTTTTATCTTATCATGTCAGGTCTCATTTCTGTTGACTTGTCTGGTGAGAGTGTTGGTGTAAGTGTTAATTACGTAACGGCAAGCGAAAAAATAATTGAAGACATCTCAAGCCTCGTAAAATTATGAAAGTAAGAATTCACGGTAAAAATTTACCATCAAAATTCCGTCATGGTGTGTTCGGTATGACACATCTGTCCATGCGTAATTTGCTTGATAATCGTAGAGTTGTCAACAATCTTGAAATTGACATTCACTTTCGTCACCATGCTGATAATGGTGAAGCAATGATACACGAGAATGAATTTCGATCAAGACCTAGAAAATTTCGTGTGATTATTGATCCATATAAAGTACGTGTGGATGATTATGGTCGTGAATTAGAAGATGAAGAACATGCCAATGAAATGTTCAAGGTTCTCGGTCATGAGTTGGTTCATGTTAAACAGTATGTTGTTGGTGACTTGGCAATGAAAGCCAAGGGTATGTATTGGAAGGGTGAGTTGACAGATGTTAAGAGCATGAAAGATTATTTCAAGAGTCCTTGGGAAGTTGAAGCATATGGTCTTGAGAGATATCTTTGGTTGAATTTTATTGACTTCTGGACTTCCGAAATTGAAAACAACGATTTATTCAAAGATTGTTTAGATTGAGAAATAATATGTTAATTGAAAATCGAGCAGATAACCTAAACAGTTCCTATGGACTTGTGTGTGGTTCACCGGAAGTTGGAAACATTATCAGTAAATACCAGTCAGCAATGATTGCTTTGGGCTATGAACTTGAGCGTTACGTCAGTGACAATTGTCCGATTGATGAAATAGTATTCAAAAAAAGATTTGACATTGAAGGTCAAAAACGAAGAATTGAACCAGACTTTTTTTATGATGATGGATCAACCATTCATGTTGGTGAAATGAAATTGGGTTCTAAATTTGATACAAAAAAATCGGATGGAGAGATTAAAAACCTATACAAGTTGAAACAAAAGTTTGAAAATGTAGGTCGTGAAGTAGAACTATATTTCTGTTCATATATGGCAACAAACGAAATGGAAGTTATTGATGGTCTCAAAGGTCGTGCAACGAGTGATATAAATTTATTATATGGTAGATTATTTTTTGACTGGTTCAATATTGATTATGATGCTTTTATAGATTATCTAAAAACACAACAGAAAGCAAATCGATTGTATTTTAAAAAAGCGATTGATTTAGAGTACGAGCGTATGGGTATCTTGTGAAGCCTATTTTTAAATATTCAGGCGGAAAGACGAGAGAGTTAAAAAGAATAGATAAGATAATTGATGGCTTGTCTTTCGAAAGAATAATAGAACCTTTTGCTGGAGGTTGTGCTTTTGCATTTTCACAAGAGAAACCGTCCATAATTTCTGATATACGTCATAACAATATTGATGTATATAAAGCAGTGAAAGACAAATCTCAATTTGATATTCTTCTACAAAAGGTCGAGGAAACAAGACTAATAACTGATAGAAAGGAACTTGAAATATTATTTTATTATTGGAGAGATGACAAATATCAAAATTGCGATACTTTATGGGAAAAAGCCTTTCGGTGGTTGATTATACGCCAACTTTGTTTTTCTGGTATGGACAGAGTAAACAAGCAAGGTAAATTTAATGTTCCGTATGGATGGTATCCTAAATTTTCTTGCTCTTTGAATGAGGATCACCATAGATTATTGCAAGATTGGGACATTGATGTTTGCTCATTTGAGACAAGCATTGCAAAGGCAACTCAAAATGATTTCATATTTTTAGATCCACCATATCTTGATAGAAATTCTGACTATGGTGACACTTCGCACAACATATCTTTACATGAAAAATTGTTCGAAATGTTATCAAAGACAGAGGCTAAATGGCTATTGATACATTCAGAACATGATTTTTACAAGAATACGTATCAAGATTATCATATCATTTCAGATGATTTCAAGTATGGTTCTCAATGGAAAGGACGAGAACAAAAAGATAGAAAGGTGAATCATCTGTACATCTCAAATTTTATACCAGAAGATAAAAAAAATCTTGACATCTTTGACAAATTTGCTATTATATAAGCATGTGAGTGAGACATTAACCCTTTCCGAAAACAATCATTATGGGACAGTCATGAATATAGAATGTAGAAGAGGTGTTACCCTTTCTGTTATTGAGGGTATTGTTGGTTGGACTTTTGCCGTTGGCATTGTCTATCTTAATTTTGTAATTGCTTTTTCTCTCTAAGGAGTTCATATGAGTACAAATGCATTAGTTGCTTTTTCAAGAAGTGATGGTTCAATTGTTTCAAGTTATGTTCATTATGATGGTTATGTGACTGGTCTGGGCGAGACTTTGCTTGAGCATTACAATGATGAGAAATCAGCATTGGGTGTTTCAGTTGGCGGTTATTACTCAAGTCTTTCTGAAGATATTAATGCTTCACTTGAGAATTCGGTTCATACTGAAGAACCTGAGATGTTTGACTCTTTCAACGAGTTCCGAGATTATGTTGAAGAAAATGGCCATCTTGAATTTTGTTACTTGTGGGTAGATGGTCGTTGGATTTATTCCAGTTGGACAACTACTACAACTGGTGTTGGTCGTTATACTGAGTGGCATACATCTTTCAATGGTTTTGCTGAGTTGATTCCTGCGTATGTCAGAGAAGGGCGTAAGTTGGTTAATAGATACCGAGACATTGCTCTTGAAGATAATCGTGATACTGCTGAATATAATGAGTATGCAGATGCTACTGAGGTGATTGTTGACAAGTGGAATTGGATTGGTGTTAGCAACATCGCCAGAGAATTCATGGCGGCATAAATAATTTCATGTCGTATTCAAGATGGATTAATTCTACATTATATACTTATTGGTGTAGTTCCCAAGCGTGTGGTAAGCAAGATGAACTTTTTGCTTGCCACACTTCTTTGGATGTAATGGGTGAACATATGTTTACCTATACAGAGTGTAAAGAATTTATACAAGATCCCGAAAAAATTTTATCTAGAGTAAAAGATGTTGAATTGACATCTGATGAAATAAAAGAACTGATAGGTTATATGTCAGAGTTTGTTTCGGATGTTGATTTGAGTTATGAAAGAAAATTAACTGAGTTACGTGGTGGACAATAAGAATGTATCGGTCTACGATAATTATCTAGATCCTAGAGATTTTAGAAAAATACAATCTACGATAATGGACGATCCAAGTTTTACTTGGACCTGGTGTGAACATACAGTTAGAGATCAATTTCAGGATGATGGTACATTATTACCTAATAATTATCAATACGTTCATATCTTTACGAACAACATTTTTCTATTCGAAAACAAATTATCAAAACATATTCACATCTTAAAACCTCTTATAGATATGATAGGTGCAATTGCTTGGATACGAATTAAAGCAAATGCAAATCCAAGAACTGAAAAAATTATTGTTTCGGGATTTCATCAAGACGTTTCTGAAAGAAGACTTTTGGAGAGTGAACCAAAAACCGCAGTATTTTACATTAATTCAAATGATGGTTATACGGTGTTTGAAGACGGTACAAAGATTAATAGTGTTGCAAATCGTATTTGTATTTTTCCACATTGGATGAAACATTCAGGTACAACATGCACAAATGCTAATAGAAGAATTGCTTTAAACTTAAACTTCATAAGATGAGAAATAAAGCCTGGCGTAGGAAACAAGAAGTTAGAAAAAAGAAAAAGGTAATTAGAGAATATTATAATTGGTGGGGTGATTGGGATCCAAAATCAGTTGGGAGGAAATCTCACACTCCATGTGGATGTAGTTGTTGGATGTGTGGTAATCCACGCAAATATTTTAATGATAAAACTATGCAAGAAAAGAAAAATGAAAGAATGCATGAATTGTTGGAGCCCTTATAAAAAACGAAATAAGGTCTTTTGTAGTCGTAAGTGCTACAATATTTGGAGAATGACTAGAAAGACATAATGAAAATTAAAATCGGACCATATAGGAAGAATCGTGCTTACAATATTCACATTGATGATTATGATGTTTGGAGTTTGGATCATACACTTGCTTGTATCATCCATCCTGCTCTTATTCGTCTAAAAGAAACAAAACACGGTTACCCAGAACTTTGGGAGGATGGTATGGTAAAACACCATAACTGGACTCGTCAATTGCATTTTGATTTTATTGATGAAGAGGTAGAGTCTAAATATCTAATGGACAAATGGAATACAATCATGGACAAGATGATTTATTCCTTTGGTAAATTGGTGGAAGATGATTTAAGTGTACTTGATTTTGATGATAATATTCAAGAAGGTCTTGATTTGTTTGCAAAACATTACACCTCACTATGGGATTAAAATGAGAATACAAGAAGATGTTAAACTTGACTTTAATGATGTACTAATCAAACCAAAACGATCTACATTAGAATCTAGAAAAGATGCGGTGTTAGTTAGAACATTTGCATTCAAGCATTCTAAGAAAAAATGGGCAGGAGTACCAATCATTGCCGCCAATATGGACCATACAGGTACATATGAAATGAATAAGGTATTATATGACTATGCGATGCTCACTGCTATATGTAAATTTACTACATATGCACCTGTATATAATGCGATTAAAACGATTGGTCTTGACCAAAATTTAGATGAGTTAGACTATGATTTAGAATGGGCTTGTCTTGATGTGGCAAATGGTTATACAGAAAGGTTTATGGATTTCGTTGATAAAATGCGAAAACATGAAGCAACAAAAAATTCCATAATTATAGCAGGAAATGTATGTACTCCGGAGGCCACAGAACAGATTATCCTTGCAGGTGCAGACATTGTGAAGATTGGTATTGGACCTGGATCGGTATGTACTACTCGGAAGATGACAGGTGTTGGTTATCCACAACTGAGTGCCACGATGGAGTGTGCAGATGCGGCTCACGGTCTAGGCGGACATATTATCACAGACGGAGGATGTGCCGT